ATTCCGCTGGAGAGCGGTCTATAAATACTACTATTTTATTATACGAGGTGACAACGATGAGTGAGCATATACTATCTTATAATGAGCGCCAGAACTGCAAGTTGGTTGTGGCATGGTATGAGCGTATAGACAAAACCGTTCATAGCACCCGGCCTGTTGGCGAAACTAATTACGACGAAGAATGTTTGAACTCTGTAGATTTTTATTGGCAGATGGCTGATGTGATGATGCAGGAGCTTATGTTTGCGGCTGAAGATGCCAAGAAACTTGACCCTCGTTTGCAGATGAACAGTGTACGCAAGGTGCATGACGAATGTGTAGAAAACCTAAAGGCGCTACGGGCAGAGATCGATGAATGGCTGGAGGTGTGTGATGATGACAAGAGCTGAATACGAGAAACTGAAGGACTTCCCGAAAGATAAGCTCATAGATATCATCAAAGAAGAGGACAGGCTTATAAAAGTCATCTCTGAGTGCTGCGTTGATGCAGACAAAGATGGGAATTGCGATTATGCCGTACTTAAAATAAAAATGTATCTGCGTCATATTTACAATCCTATAAATTGCGCGGTTGAGACATATGCTTATGCGCTGGAGGTGCAAAATATTGATGAACGATAGAATCGAGAAAAAACAGGTGCTTGATGCGATGAGACTTATCAAGCAATACTGCAACGAAGAGTCCGGCTGTGAATTCTGCGACTTTTATAGGAGCGGAGACTGCATTACAACATTATCCTTACCATGCTCTTGGGACCTTGACGGATTTGAGTGGACAGCGAAGGAAGCAGCCTTGGCGAAGGCCCTGCTCAATTACGACGTAGATACTATCGATTATAACGGTACACAACTGTACGCATGCAAAAGTGAGCAAGACGGCACATACGCAAATTTTCGTGTGATTTCTACAAACCTGTTCCCAAGCATCACGACGACAGGCAAATACTCACTGACTAAAATCGCTAACAGAGAGACAGAACAAAGAGATTGTCGAGGCCAAGGCGTGGCAAAACCTGTGAATATTGACATATAACACTTTTCTGAGTATCATTAAAATATAAATGCGATAAATGGGGTCGATTATATGATATACTATATCACGAAGTACGCGACTACTAAGGGTATTATCCGATATTTCAGCGATGACAAAGCATACACAATCACCATAGATGGTGGACACCTACATGTATATAATAATACCACATTTGCACTTCAGATTTTTTCACCATGCCAGTGGACAACAAGCAAAGAAAGCGCTATTGCTACCGCGGAACTTCTACGCAGAAGAAAAATCAAATCTTTACAGGTAAGAATTGAAAAGTTAGAGTCCATGGTCTTTGAATAAGGAGTCTGTTATGCCAAACGACTACGGTTATTTCGGAAAAGGTAGCACAGGCTACGCCCATTACCAACAAACCTTTAATCGCTGCTTCGGCTCTAGTTCTGGGGGCGGTGGCGGACGTAAACCGTCAAATAACAATAACGGTGGCGGCAACAATGATGGCTGCCTTACGCTTACTGCAATCTTTCTAGTCGTTGGCGCTTTCATCTTAGCCGCTCTTTCAGCGCTTGGTTACATATAAATATCCGTAAAAAATAGGGTATCACTCGACTTTGAGTGATACCCTATACTATTAAAATTTGGCTTATTCGCCAGTTGTATTACAATTTTTGAATTTCTTAAAAGCATTTATGATGGCTACAAAAGTTCACATAAGAAGTAAAGCCACGCTTAGAATCAGTAGGCGTGGTTTTACGCTTTTACAGCACTTCCACTTTCCACGTACTGCGCCACAGCATTATTTTTCTCAAGCTGTTCACGCATCCAGACAAGCGCCTCATCTACCCATCCGGAGAAAACTTCAAACTTCACATATACAGCGAGCCAAGGAAATTGCTTGACAGCAAGGTCATAGCACATCCGCAGTTTTACAGCCCCAGTGTTCGATTTCAGTTCCTTCTCACACTCGATAACAGCGTATTTCAGCCACTCTTTGACGTTCGCAATCTGCTTATCAGTAGGAAGATTCATGTATCGAATGACCACAGAAGTAACAAAAGCAATGCAGCATGCAAAAGCAATAACAAGAAACCAATTATCTGCCAGAATTTTAAAGCTGTCCATAATAATCCTCATTTCTCAACGGCGTTGCGTAAGATTGCAACGCATTTTTTAATTGTATCAACGACATAAGCGGCTTGTTCAAATGTCATATCTGCATCGAAAGACAGGCGAATGGAACACATAGCCTGTTCTTTAGTGCACCCAATGGAGCGCAGAACATGGCTAGGTTCAACCATACCGGTGGCGCAAGCAGACCCGGCGGATGCGGATATGCCATATGTATCAAGCATTAAAAGCAGGCTTTCTCCTTCGACATTATCAAATGTGAAATTCAAAATACCCGGTACATGACTAGACAAAGCGCCATTCAAATGCGCCCCGTCAATATCGCTCAACTCTTCAGCCATCCAATTTCTAATCCTGATTGTTCTATTATTATAAAGCACAATATGGGAATCACTAATGTCTAAAGCCACGGCCATGCCAACAATGCCTGGCAGGTTTTCCGTGCCAGCACGGTATCCGCGTTCCTGCTTACCGCCGAAGATAAAACTGTTTACATCAACACCACCTCTGATGTAAAGCCCACCAACGCCTCTGGGACCATGGAACTTGTGCGCACTAAACGACATCATATCCATACCATAAGCAGTTACATTAACGTGAATGTGCCCAACGGCCTGCGTCGCATCTACGTGGAATAAAACACCGTTGGCATGGCAGACATCAGCGATTTGCGTAATAGGCTGGATCGTACCAAGCTCGTTATTCACAAACATAATACTCACAAGTCCAACTTTACCTCTGTACTTATCCAGTAAATCCTCAACATCCCTAGGATCAATAAATCCACTGCTGTCTGGGCGCACATACAACGGATTGATACCATCATACACCAGCTCATCAACTGTGTTCAGCACAGAATGATGTTCAAATTCAGAGGTGATAATATAGCGCTTACCATGTTTTGCCTGTTCTCGCATCACACTTTGAATTGCCCAGTTATTCGATTCACTCGCACCTGAGGTGAAATAAATCTCACTATCCCTTGCCCCAAGCAGCATGGCGATTTGGTGACGAGCCTTTCTAAGTGCATCAGCAGCCTCGGAACCTACCCTGTGCTCGCTAGATGGATTGCCATAAATATCTTTCATGGTATTCGCTACTGCCACTACAACACCATCGTAAGGTCGTGTAGTGGCAGCACTATCACAATAGACATTCATTACTCTCCACCTCGCATATCATCAACAACATCAATATGGTTATATTTCAGCTCAGCTACCTTCTCCACTGTACTTCCAATTACCTCGCTAGTTTTGAGCGCTCCAGTGGTTACGAGCAGTCCTAATAGTGTATCCAGTGTCTTTTCATATACCTCTGGCCCAACAGATTCGCCTACATAGTTGTATTCCCAGAATGTATAAATGATAATAGCAAGCAAAAGCATATAAAGGAATGTCGTAACAAACTTTTGATAGCGGATCTTCTTCATCCACTTTTTCAAACGGGTGAGAAAAGATTCCTTTTTCACATTCTTTTTTGTTTTCATCTACAAGCCCCCTTACGGCTTAATAAGTCTACCTTGTTTCAGCAGGCTCAATATCTGTGTATTTTGCGCAGGAGTACCACGATACCCAGTAATGTTATTAACTGCAGCAATTTTACTTCTATAGGCATAACTGTTATTGACTCCCATCTGTTTCAGAGCGGGTGCAATAGAGGTAGCACTACCCTTATAAGCGGGGAAATAATTGTTTGCAATGCCATTAGGACGAATCAATCTGCCCTGTTTCAAAAGATTCACCATCTGCGTATTCTGGGCAGGCGTACCACGATAGTTTCTAATGTTATTCGCCGATGCAATTTTCTCACGATAAGTGTACGAATTATCAACGCCAATCGCATTCAACGCCGTACTGATGCTTCCAGAGGTGCCGGTATATACAGGGAAATAGTTGGCACCGGTATTAGGCGCAGGCGCGGGCGTTACCGTACCGCTTGGTTTTTCCTCTGAATTTGGCAATGTAATGGTCTTGCTAATTCGCACCCAAGTATAACCACCACCATCAAGCACTGTACATTCGTGGCGCAGCCAGCAAATCTTGTGCATCATAAGCGGGTTATTGATCTCATACATACCACGCCGCTTCGCAATCTCATGCCAACCCCTGCCGTCCCAAGGGCCTTCACCAAATGTAATATGGCAATGCGCGCCAACACCCCCGGCAGTTCCTTCGTAGCCACAGATCTTGCCCTGTGCGAACATCGCGCCTACCCTGATGCCATACTTCGCAAGCATATCATTATTACAATGCGCAGTCATAAAAAACAACTCGCCTGGCGCATAAACCTTTTCATTCATGCACTTGACGCGCTTAGTATTCGTATAAAATGTAAAGTTGCATTTCGATGCAGCTGTAGAACCATTATAGATTCTCATAACCTTACAGCTGAACGGAGCAAACACAGGTGAGCGCCCAGTGTTTTCACCGGCAATGTCGTATGCGGTTTGATATAAATGCGAGTATGTATCTGCAGGGACGCCATCCACAGCGAATCCAAGGCCCTGTGTGACACGCAGAGTGGACATAGGGAACAGGCAATACTCGTCAAATTCCTGCCTCACAGGACGCTCCGCAGGCTTGCTAGGAGTTGCGCTATTCGCGCTTGGCTGACGATACAACCAGTTCTTATCAATACCATTGGAGCCATGCTTACATCCATACTCGTCCGCATAGCCCTCAGAGCTGAACTGCCAAGCACAGATATTATCACGATGACTATCCATCCAGCGGCCATAAGTGCCGGAAGTAGGGAACGTCTCTGTTACAGTCTCAAACTTCTTCGGTGTACCATACCACTTATAATAAGCGATCCACATAGGAATGCCGATCTTATCCACGTGCACCTGATTCATAGCCCAGTTAGCACCAGTATACAGGCAAGGAGACAAACCAGCGTCAGAAATCATCTTTGCAGCTTCAATAATCAGTGTAGTATTATCACCGATACTAAGACCCATGGTCTGACCACCTTCAAGCTCCTGGTCAATTCCAACCCAAGAATCTACACCATACTTCTTGGCAATAGAAATCCAAGCGTTTACTTCATGCTGCATAACAGAACGCGCCTTGGCAAGGTTACCTGAACACACGCTCTTGTAATGCCATGTGCCAAAACCATAACCACCAAGACGCATCCCGGCGGATTTTACGGCAGGCATGTACGTTCCAGCCTTAACGTCTTCGTTCGCGCTATAAGCTAAACGGCAAATTACAGTAGTAACGCCAGCGCTCTTACATTTCACGGCATCGAATGCCGTTTGATGTTTTGAAATATCAATACACTTTTCCATTTGCATTTCCTCACAAAAATAGCGCCGTGCTTTACTACACGGCGCTAGTCTATATCAATATGTAATAAGATCCTTGTAAAACTCAAGTTCCTCAAAAGCGGCGGTTTCTTGTGCTTTCAGTGATTCGTACTCGGATTCCGATATGTATTTGAGTGCGTCATCCTTCGGCAGATTGATCCTCATAGGTAGGCAATCATGTAATGCCAAAAAACGTTTGTTGTGATACCTGCACGAAGCAAGTACACGCGCTTTATGCACATTGCATATATTCGTAACGCGCTTATTCACATCGCCAGTGGATTCATAATTCCATGCACTGCACCAACCACAACCACTCTGTACAGGGCAGTCAACACACTCCTGCTTGGACTGCGACACAAGCGTGATGGAATCAAGATAATCCCTTACTTTAATGGCATGCTCAGATTTATAGATACCATTAAAGTCTCCAATCAAAAGATTTTTTGACTTCTCCTCGCCAATGGAAATAGGACAATAGCGTAAGCAAGGGTAAGCTTTGCCATCTGGCGCAAAAGTCAGCATAGCACCAGTGCCGCCACAATAATTATTACCATCACCATCAGCCTCTCTATCAAAAGGCTCACCAAGCTTCCAGTCCAGCATAGTAATAAGGCGAGGATCCTCTGTTTCAATCATATAATCGGAAACGACCCTCAACTGTTCATACAAGTTTTTACCGTCCTCAATGGAATATACAGGCTCATATGCGCAGTTGCAAGCAATAAAGTCTACACCATTATTAAGCATGAATTTAACCGAATCCGCCAGATATTTGATACTGGACGGCACAAATGTCATCTTCGTACTGCGATGCCCATACGGTGCAGAAGCCTTAAAGGCTGCATAGGCTTTATCAAAGCTGCCATGCCCGGCAATATCAAGTCGATGTGCATCGTGCAATTCCTTAACACCATCAATCGACACATTCAAACTGATAATATCTCCGTACCGTTTTAAAAGGTGCTGTACATCATCACTAAAGAAATTCTGGCCGTTTGTGCAGATCGTACAACGCACATACTGGGCAAGAGAACAGTCTTCCTCGGCGCACCGGATAAGGAAATACTCAATCGTATCCTCAATCAGCTTTGCTTCCAGCATGGGCTCTCCGCCAATAAAGTCAAGAATCAGCGTAAATGTCTTTTTGTTAATAAGCGCATCAGGGTCGTTGTCTTTCCACATCTGGATAATCATATCCACAATTTTTTTGCTGGTATCCAGCATCATTGCGTCCCCGTGTTTATTGTGCTCATAACAATAGTCACATCGCAGGTTACACTGGTTCGTAACCTGAAATGTAACTTCTCTAACGATAGCGGTCTTTGCATTATAGCGTCCGGCTCTTTCGCTGTACAATCTCTCAATGAAGTTATTGTAAGCCGGATAAGCGTCTTTAATTCTACGGTCAAGCATAGGTGTAAGTAATTTCCTCCGCATCATAATCCACATTGTATGTAGCTTTAGATCTGTCCTTAATTTCGTCAGAAGGGAAATATTTGTTCATGATTTCAATAGCAAGCATCTGCTTATGCGGAATAGCCTGCTCTAGCACCTTGTTATACTTAGCAATATACTTATCAAGAAGCTCTGGAGCATCGTACTTTTTGCAAATATCGGTATAAAGCTTAACCATAGCTTGCGCAGTAATAATATCGTATGCCACACGCTGCAGTGCGATCACCTCGTTTTTGTCCATTCTCTTAACAATCGTTTTCATTTCATTCCTCCATATTATTTCTTGCCGTTAAAGCTAACGGAATTATAATAGTCCTCGTATTTATTCATACGATTGGCAATCTCGTAAGCAATAGTCCTATTCTTCGGTAAATCGCAAAGGGCACCAAAAAGCAAATCCTCATTGATCATGTAAATCGTGTAGAACATAGCGTAATCTCTATTCACATAATTTCCAAGCGCCTTTGCCAATTTAAGCATCTTTTCTGTGAGTGGCGTGTTTTCAAGCGCCCGGTTTTCTGAAAGAACGAGCAGCCTATGGTATACAATGTAGTCACAAATCAGATTCACTTCGTCATCGGTGTAATTCTGTTTTGCATACTCAGCCGCAAGCTTCACAATCGGTTTTACATAATTAAAAATAGCGGTCTCATCAAATGTGAAACCGCTATTATTTGCAAGCGTACCGACCATCATCATGAATTTTTCCTGATCTTCATTGTTTCTATCTTCGATGGCAAAACTAATATCCATATACCGTTTTACCATTTCCTCATCGATCGGCATCAAGTTTACAATACCAATCAGGACATTCGCCCTTAAAAGCGTTTCATTCATCTTTAAGCACCACACATTCCGGTTTACCAGTCCAAGAACAACCTACAACACAGGTGTTTTGACAGTTGGAAAGCTGACACGCAGAACCACAGCCAGACCCACAAGCTGAGGTGCAATCACCGCCACAACCTTTGCAACCGCCGTTACAACCGCCTTCGCAACCACCTTGGCAGCTGCCTCTGCAACCGCCACCGCAGTCATCCTGACAAGCGCTCTCACAGTTGCCGCCACAGCCACCACTACAGCCATAACAGCCGCCCGTACATCCACCGGAACAACCTGTACAAGTCTGGGAACAGCTAGTTGTACAAAGCCCTGTGCAGCTTGACATGCACCCGGTCGCCGCGCCAGGCGACATACCGTACCTCGAAAGCTCTGCAATTTGCGCCGCGATATAATTCATATCTTTGCTTGTTACCTTGTCTCCGGCACGGCGGCTTTCAAATTTATTGTTATTGATAGCAGAAAGTGGTCTGTAAAGCTCGTTGTAATGCAAAATCTTGACAGATTTACCTTTCTGCGGCTGCGAAGAATAACCTCCGGCAAGGTTTGCAACAGAACCCATTTGATTCCTGCGTGAACATTCCTTGCTAACAAGTGACTTCAAACCAATAAAGTCATCCGCTGTCATAAATGAATCATAAGCCATACGATCACCTCACTTCAGCAAGACTCTGGCAAAACGAACGCCTTCACCGTCTTCAACAGATACAACACGGCCAATAACATTCATCTGATTACTGCAATCACCATTATAAGCAATGCCAACACCGGGAATGTCGGACGGCACAATCATATCTCCGGCTTTCAGCTTGCCCGTAACCTTTGTACGGACTCGACCAGCAAGACCTACAGGGATATAATCTACAAGGTTTTTCTCAAAGTAATCTTTCTCGTTATCGTATGCCTTGCCACCGATAATCTCATAATACTCATTAGAGTGTACGCCAACAACAGCAGTGTGCTTAGAGTCTGCCTTCACATATCGCTCCTCAGCACTCTCTGTGTCAAGGGCAATAATATCACCGGGTTCGGTGTCCTCACCGCGCTCAAACCATTCGGCATAGTCGTTATACACAGCGCCATACACCTTTGCGCCAGTAATATTACCAGTCGCGCTAATGGTATTCGCACTGATCGTACCATTGGAAGTGATATTGGGGCAGACCAGTGATGCCAGCTTAGAAGAACCGTCAGTCTTTGTATAATAACCGTTTGCACTGCCATAATAAAGGTCACCGGTCATAGTGCCGCCGGACTTAGGCAGCAGGGAAGAAGTATCGCCACCGCCAATAAAGTAAATGCCGCCACTTCCGACAATAAAGTACATGTATTGGCCTCTAAACAGATTCTTTAGCGCGGCACCGCCCATATAAGCATTCACAGGCGTACCATTCAGCGCAAAGGTATCGCCATTAGAATAGCTCGCGGTAATCATAACCTTGGCATTATTGCCCTTACCGGTAAAGTTATGTACATGCTTTACGGAGTCATAAGTATGCTTATACTCGCCAATCATGATACTCTCCTCGAATACCTGATCGATAACATACTTCTCCAAATCGTCACGCCACATACGCTCGATTGCCATAAGCGCATGGCTCATACGATTGATACGGTAAGCATTGATCTGCATGTTCCTTAAATTGCCACTGGTGTCGCTTTCCAAAAGATTTCGTGCAGCCTCATAGTTACCGGCTTTACAATATGCTCCATACTGATTTGCTAACGCAAGCGTTTCGGAAGTTACATCAACAACATCTTCCCAACTATCTACAGCAGCAGGGAAGTTTGTATATTGCAAATCAGCGTACTTGCCTTCTGAATTTAACTCAGCCATTTCTACGCTCCTTATTTGTTAATAATATACGGATAATACGGATAAAATTTTTGCATGTTGATGGTCATCGTGCCAGACCCTAAAGACATCGAAATATCTTTCACAATATATTCGGACGGCTCATGCTTTTCACCCGGCTTGCCGGAACGCATGGTATATCCGATTTTCTTATTCACATCAAGCCACGGTATCATAATCATATCAACAGATACCGCGTCGGTAAGTCTGCACGATTTCCAGTTCTCATACTCCGCCCGTTGCAGGGCAAGGTCATCCGTGGTGATGTTGTCATAATCTCCACCGGAACAGATATTGTTTCTGCGACCAATCTTTTCTATTGTAAAAGGGGACTGGTACATCCCTGTTGTATCGGTAGGATCCTTTGTGGATACAAACTCTAATACATCGCACGCTTCATCAATCTTCGCCTGCGCAAGCGCATCACCTGTTGGCGGATTATCAGTAAGGATAACCATTGCATGTACTTGTGCCTGTCCAAGGAACTGCATTCTCAAATTTTTCTCAGCATCCTTAAAGCACTTAATCACATAGTATTTCCCTTTTTGCATGCGGTTGGCTTTGATAGGAATATCATTGCCTTCTTTATCAGTCCCCTCGTAAATTGTATAAGGCCCAAACGTATTGCCCTTTTGCTTGATGGTAACGGTACAGCCTTCGCTGTGTGTCTCAGGTACAACAAAGCTAAACTTTTTGTTGCTCTTTACTTCAAAATCAGTAATGGCGTCATCATAAGTCAGCGTGTAATTATTTCCACTGAATGTGACATTAGCGGAGTACCAATCAGAATCAATACTGGCACCCCACACCTCTGTGCAATTACGAACCTCTGTTTCATCAATCGTCACATTCTCGCTGATAACTAGCGGGTCTATAATCTCACTGCCAAGTACAACCTGATCATCTTTACAGCTCGGGATCTCTTTGCAGACAAATATATCATCGTCAAAATACATTTCGAACGGATAATATAAATCACGAAGCTCCGTTAAAATCGACCACACAGTTGCGCCAGTGCTAAATTCAAGATCATAAGGAACCACACGCTCCCAATAATCGACCATGTATTTGTTAATGCCCATCAACTTCAATGTCTCGATGATAGACTGTCTGATGTTCCTCCCTTGCTTAATCTCTGTAGCAAGACCAATAAGCTGGCCGGAAATCGTATCATTCAATTTCGCCACAAGATCGGAACAAGTCAAAGACAAGGTATTTGTCGTGCTATCATATTGAAAACCGTTTTGCGTAACAACATATAGACCAATCGAATACCACACCGGCTCTTTGGTGCGAATATTCTCAATACCTATGTAAATGTGCAGATATTTATTCAACCAGTCGTAGACATTGTAGGATGCAATGTTACTTCTCCTTGTAACATGGATATTACAAGAAAAGGTTCGCCGGATGTCACTGCTCGCACTCACGCTGTAGTTCCCATCGATAGCAATGCCTTCAATAGAGTCTATCGTCTTCATATCAAAATTAAGCAAGGCAATCTTTGTGTAAAGCCGTTTGCTTTTCTGATACAACAGCTGTATATCATCCTGCGTAGGAGTATAACTCATTCACGTCAACTCCCTTCTACATTCGCGTCAGACAAACCACTATAGTACATGTCACCAGAGCTTGTAACACTACCAATCTCTGTAAATGCAAACGAAATTGAAACCTGATCAGGGTGGTTCTGAACGCCCAATGTCGGGTCGCCCGTGACATCGATCAACCAAATACGGCCATCGAAATATTTCAAAACCTTCGGCTTGCCATTCGTCAGGAAAGAGATAACCTTATCACGGTATGACACACCCGTCTCTGTCTTAAATACTTTCTTATCCCAATCGATCTCGACAAACAGACCCTGCGCAGAACCGCTATCGTAGCGTGCGTTGCCATTGTAGATGACATGCGGATACTCCCCATCCAGCGTCTCCACGACCTGCGAAGGGTTGCGTCTTGTCGTAGATTGAATACTGGTATCGGCGACGCTCTGATAAGATTCATCCTTATCGCACACGATCATGCCATCAAAACTACTGTAAACCGAGCCGATGGTGTATTCCATCTCAATGTTATTCACAACAGGTACAACAGCATATTCGTACTCCGTTTTGGCTTTTGCGTATCTATCAATATAGGTAAAGGTAAAGTCTTTGACGCTTTCAACCTTGACCTCTTTGATAGTAAGCCATGACGAATCCTCACCCTTCTCTCGCCGCTTTACGCGAATTACACTTACCGTATCAGCGCGGTACTGCAAGTTACCGGCAATCAAGTTTCCATTAAACTTAGCGTGCAGAATCGTAGAATTATCCCATTCGGATTTGATAATCTTGCCAAATTGGACAACATTCTTTGTAAACAAAAGGTCGTCATAGATACCGTTTTCAAGCTTTACTTCGGTATAATTGCATACCTTCGGCGGCATCGTAACCGTACTATCACAGTCACAGCAAAATGACATTCCCAGCAAATTCATTACCACACCACCTCACTCGACGGATTATCAATGTACTGCTCATCTTCGCTCAAATCATCCGGCGCAGAGTTCGCACTGTTCTGGATATGAATATCAAAAAGGCCACCCTGCCGCTTCAATGAAATTGTAAGATACCCTTCTTCATACACGATCTTATTGCTTTGTACGGTGTATTCAGCTTCCTTATCAATAAGGATGACATACGTGCTTGTACTCTCTTCGCTGTCTAACTTGCGCTGACACATGTACAATTCAATACTTCCGTTTTCGCCTCGCAGCGTAACAATACGCCTATTAGGGTACATACGCATCATAACAAGCTCCATATCAAACTCACTCTGCAGTGTAAAGTTTTCATTGAAGATAATGTAGTCACCATAATTGGCAAGCACAACACCAGTTCTGTATTTATTCTCTCCGGCAGCAACGTCCTGTTCCGTAAGATACTGCATAGGATCCGGTACACAAAAGCCATCAATGGAAACGACATTACTCTTAACAACAATATCTCCATAGCGTTTTCTATTCACAGGCTCAACAGCAAGGTAGGTTACACTAACTACATAGTCTGCGTAAATATGGATAAAGCCTGTATCCAGCCGCATGCCATTTTTGGTCACGCCAGTGGCACGCACATAATAGTCCGTATCATTGGAAAGATACGAGATAGCAAATGACTTCCCGAGTGAATAAAATACTTCAGATTTATCAATTACGACCTTCGCCGCACTGTACAAAAAATACTGGTAACTATCCAGCTGCTCGTTTTCAGACTCCACAGATTTATACTCAATGCTCAAAGAAGTGGTCGAATCACTGATAGTATTTTTATCTTCAACACTCAGATTTTTAAACTTAAATGTCGGTGTAGTAATGCAGTAAAATTGATACTTGTCACTGAACTCGCTGTACTCTCCACCGTTCGTATTTGTGTAAATACGGATCTCAATATTGTACGGAATTTCGCTATTCTTGATAGACCATGCGGGGAGCAAAAACTGCGGCTTCTGCGTGGTATAAGTACCGTTATAAACGACAGCGCCGGTCTCATTATTGTAGATTTTTGCGTTTACATTTATGATCTGTCCGCCGCTAAAACTGAATGTAAAAATATGTTCCTGTGTTGCATCAAATGCCGAGATGGCATACAATACCGGTTTAGACATCTTATAGACCACCTCTTTCTTATATTGCAATCATATATAGCTTGCTAAAATTGCCCTGTGGGGCCACCACAGCCACCTTCTGGTACACAGAAAATGCAAGTTTTGTTGATATCGTATATTCGCTGCCAAAGGCCGCTACGGTGTAATCATTGCCGTTTTTCGCGGTAATAACACCAATCGTACTCTTATCAAAGGATGCCGTTTCAAGCATTCTTTTAATAGATTTTGTAACGCAGGAAGCGATCATATTTGCCAGTTCCTTGCTACTATCCATAATGAAAACCTCCCACAAACATAAAAGGCCGCCCATTTCTGAGCGGTCTTCTAAAAGTATTCAAAAGTCATTTGACGAACAATGTCGTAATGTTATAAATTTACGAAAATTCAAGATTTGTAAGCGCAACAGTTACCACGCTTACTTTTCCTGTTCCATACGAGATGTGCCGTACTTTATGTATGCCCATACGATCTTCCAACACACAACGACCCACCAGATATCAATCATCAAATTCAAAACGATTTTGGTAATCTCATTTTGGTTCATAAGCACACTAATAATGGTCGCAATAATAGCAATTATAATAACTTTGATTATGCGCCGCTTCATATCCTTGTCCATTCAAATACCTCCTGCTAAAAAATTAACCCTGCCAAGCATCGCCACGCTCGGCAGGATATTTTGTTTGTATTGGTCCTTTTTACATCCTCACACCAATAGCCTGCATAAAGCTGGCCGGGAGATTCTGTGTAAGACCACGTGCAAGGTCGTCACTGTTAGCAACGGGGTTAGAGATAACGATGTCGCCAGTAAAGCTGGGGGAGTATACGGTGCTATTACCAGCATAAGAAACCTTAGAGTTATCCATACGGTTGAACTTGCTATACTGGCGCTCAAACCACTCACTAGGGTTAGAACCCATGTCCCACAAGTTCTTGGAATACGATGCAGGGAGTACCTGATCGCCACGTTCCAAATAAGTATAACGACCACTTGAAGGTTTACCGTCATGTACGACAATCTCAGGACCAGACTCATCAAGGTGATACCAGCCACTGCGAGAATTGCGCGTGCCAATGGCGCTAGACCCGGTACCTTCTTCTTTCTTTGCTTTCTTCAGATCCTTTAGACCCTCAACAGCCTTATTACAAGATTCAACAATGGCAGTTGCAGTATTTTCAACTTGTTGCTGAAGCTTCTGGAAGTCGTTTGTAAGACCTGCTGGACCAGACAAATAATTACTAACCTGAGTCTTGAATTCTTCAACGGTTTTACCCATTGTCTCATACTGCTCAGCCGTGCCCTCTTGCGTCGTCCGCAGATCCTCTACATGAGTCTGCAATTTTTGCAAAATCTCGTCGTAGTTGGCACCATACTGGGTATTCAAATCCTGAAGATACTCAATAGCAGACTGGCGATATTCATCAGTAGCCTGTGTTTCGTTAGCCAGTGTCTCAATATAGGTTTCCGCCATATAATTGAGGTCAGCTTCCTTATCAACAATTTGCTGCTGAACATCTGCAAGCTCACGGTATTTATCTGTCTTTTCATCGGTAGACAGATTACCAGAATCGATTTGGTCTTTAAGCTCTGCTTCGCGGCTCTTGAGTTGGTTTAGTTTTTCGATGTTTACAGACATCGAATCCGCTACCTTTTTTAGATTGTCAGACAAGCCAGCATAACCTTTACTGCCGTTGGTTCCGACAGAACCAACTCCGCCACCGCCGCCACCGCCGCCACCGCCGCCACTACCACTAGAGGAAGAATCAAGACCAGACAGCGCGTCAGTAATTCTCTGTACCTCAGCCTCAGCCGCAGCGACTTCCTTCATATTCTGGATAACGCTTTCTTTGAACCCAACAAGGTTTTCACCCATAGAGTCCAAAGACATACCCTCTGCGAGCGCAGTAGCATCAAGCATTGCCTGATACTCTTCCCAGCTCATACCAATCAGATCAAGGACTTCCTGATATTTATCCTTCATTTCCTCAATCTTGTCGATCTGAGCATCTATGGAATCATCGTAGGCATCCTTCTGCTTTTCAATCGCGTTTATCGCTGCATCGACTTCATCGTCATAAGCATCTTTCAGCTTTTCAATGGCATCGATTTCCTTCTCTACGGCGTCGATTGCATCCTCACGCTTCCAAGTACGTTGCTGGTCATCAAGATTATTCTGTGCATCAGAAACAGCGGAGTCATCAACCTTCCATTCAAAGCCGGTATCATGCTCATAAACACGCTTTGTGCGCTGTGTTCTTGCCTTTTCTAACGCATCTTGTAACTGGGCCAGTTTAATGGCGCGGTCTTCCTCGTCATTAGCATCCTGTAAAGCCTTTTTCTTATCCTGTAAGGCTTCCTTCTGCTTGTCATAAACTTCATCTTGGAGCTTCTTTTCTTCCTCAAGCTGCTCTTTCTGTTTATCCCAAGCCTTATCGCGTTCCTTCTTGTCCTTTTCAAGCGCATCCTTACGCTTATCAAGAACTTTAACAATGGCATCACCCTGCGCCTTCAGCGTTTTGGAGTATTTTTCAAGGGCTTTCTTTGTCTTTTCAGCTTCTTTCTTCTGCGCTTCAAGAGCCTTTTTATGCTCCTTGGCGGCCTTTGCAGCACCCTTATTCGCGCTGGATGCACCCTTAGTAGCACCGGAATAATTTGGCAGTGTAAGGTTGTTCAGAACATCGAGCGCGTTTTTCTGATCTTTCAGCTTAGAGGTAGCTTCATCTAATGTCTTATTTGCGTCCTTTATGCCAGTCTGCGCCGTTACATACCGTTCAAAAGCTTTCTGCTCAGCACCTGAAAGATGTTCCATCTCAGCTTCATAAGCAGCTGTACCGACAGTGATATTAGTGTCAATCGTACCAATCGCAGAATACAAAGCGGTAATAGCTTTAATTTCCGCCTGATAGGTAGCAATACGAGCGTTTGCCTGCGCAATAGCTGTCTCTGTAGCCTGAATTTCAGACTCAATGGTAGCGACCATAGCAGATTTCATGGCCTCAAACTTCTCACAGAGAATATCCTTGCTGATTGTCGTAACACCGTTTTCAGTCTCCATCTGGCTGATAAGCTCGGGATAAGCAGAGATTAAGGACTGGATGGAATCGCTGGAAAGCTTCTGGTTCCGGTACATATCATTATACGCAGAAGTCAGAGCTTTCGTTTTGTCATAAAGGTCAGAGGAACTATCAGAAAGCTTGGACATGAAATCAGCAAGCTCTTGTGTGGTATCAACATCCCAAGTTGGCGTGTCATCACTAACATTTTGCTGCGCGTTATGTAAATCTTCAAGGCGGTCTATAAGATCTTCGACTTTGATGCCATAGCGTTCGGCCAATTCAGCTGCATATTCATATGCTTCAGAGCCTTGCATGACATTGCCAGAAGCAATAGCATCAGAAAGGGCTTGCGCCTTTTCTGAGCCGTCCGCCACAGAATCATTAAATTCATTGACCGCTTGCGTGATATAGGGGATACCGTTATCATAATAGTCTATGAAATTAGATGTAGCATTCTCTGCATCGGTAAGCACCTTTACGGTGTCTTGATACGCCTGTGTTCCATCATCGCCATTTTGTAATAGCTTGTCTGAAAGGTCTGTGAGATCACCACTGTACTTTTCTATAACAGCACGAGCGTTATCGCGCATTTGTGTGGCAAGGGCTGTTTTGTCAGCAATAACCTGTTCACTCGCACCGTCCTTTTGCAACGCCTCGGTAGTATCATCAATTTGTTTTTGCCACGATTTGTAGGCGTCAATATTGCGCAAAACTGTTTCTGCAATATTTTCTCTCTTACCAATGTCTGTGTTATACTCGCCGCCATTGAATTGATTGTAAACGGCCTTATTAGCATCCTTCGCGGCCTCTTCTCTGTTTTGCTGTGCCAAGCGCAAGTTTGTTTCAAGCAGTTCCTTTTGATGTTCGAGTAATGTAAAGGACTCTTGGTCAACGATTTTACCACTATCAGAGTCCCTGCACTCGTCCATCCTCTTCTTGACATCCGCAATTTTAGACTCCAAATCAGAAACCTTTTGTTTGGCATCTTCAAACGCCTGAGCCGTTTCGGCTGTCTTGTTCTTTAGATTATCGTAAGTAGGAATTGCCTCCGCAATTTTCTTTACAAGTGCAGTTACAGCAGCAGTCAAAACTGCGACACCGATGCCAAGCAAAATCTGTTTGCCAATCAACATCGCAGTATTTAAAGCCTTTTGTGCTGCTGTCAATGTTACTGTAGCAGCAGTTTGACCTTGTTTAGCTGCCGTATCCTCGATGGCAGCAATCACTTCAAGCTGTTCGCTGGTCGTCAACGCTTTGAAAGCATCAGAGTTCATAATATTTGCTTCAGCCTGTTGAACAAGCTCCGCTCTATAATTTCCGCTGGAGTCAATTAAGTTGGCCTCCGTCATAATTTGACGTTGCTGCATCTCACTAAGACTCGTGGTAGCCAATGTACGCTGAGCTAGCTGCGAATTAAGAAGCTCCCCGCTTTGCAGATTAGCACTTATTTTTGCAACTTGTTCTTGTTGGGCGTCCGTAAGATTAACAAGGCTCCCTGCAGCAGATTTGCTTTCTGCGTCAAGATTTTGTAACTGAATCGCATAGTTCTCAAGAGCAGCGCCATCTCCAGAACTTATTGTTGCCTTACCATCAATATTGGACATTTCGAAGTTCCTAAGAATTTTAGGAACCTTTGCAAGTTCTGCTGATGCTTTAATTGCTGAGTTTACCGTACCATCAAGTGTACTTTGAATATTCCTTATTGATTTAGTAATTGTCAAATCGTATAATAATAGTAGCCAACTATCATCATATTTTGGGAGGAATTTTCAATGGCAAGGAAACAAAAAAGCATTGAAGAAATTGATATGGAATATAAGCGTAAGTTAAGGAAGATATTTCATGAATATCCAGCTCTATATTATAAATACAAAGAATACTTAAAAAATAATACATGGGACATGGCGGCATATCTATTGTTCGATAAATATGAAGAAATGAAAGACCCCGTCGCATGGATGAAACGCCAAGAAGAATATGCCGAACATGAAAAGCACAGCAAGCAGCTTCAAGCCGCCCGCGCCGCCCGCGAAACCCAAGCCGAACTCCGTGAATGGCAGCTTTCCCGCCGCGACAACGCCGTCCAATGCCCCTATTGCAAGTCATGGGACACTGAGAAAATTTCCACTGGTAGCAGGGTAGTGAGCATCGCCATGGTTGGTGCAGCCAGCGGTAAAATCGGTAAACAATTTCATTGTAATAAATGCGGAGCGAATTTCTGAATGAAAGAATGTGAATAGTATGCGCTACACAAAATGCTTGAGTTTAATGACAATGACATTCTTGAACCGCTAACCATAAACGGAAAGGTCTCATCAAAAGATGAAGCCTATGTTACAATGCTCTGGGATACTGGATGCACAAACACAACCATTTCGTCTCGCATTGCAGATACAATTAAAGCAACCGTTTCCAACGACAATATACCTGTGGCAACAGCAACCGGTAGTAGCGTAGAAGGAACCTGCCATATTGATTTATACGCATATTCAGAGAATGGTACTCAACTATTTGGTTTAAAAGATATGAAGGTGTTAGTGTCAAAGAATATGCCAATGGACGTTTTAATTGGCATGGACGTTATATCACAAGGAGATTTTAGTTTGACTCGTCGTCTCGACAAAATCATGCTTGAATTCTTCTTCTGACGATATATCTTCCGCATAATCAACATAACCCTCTATTTTTGGGGGCTTATATGAAGCATAAAATTCTGTTGGCATTTCAAAGCCGCAAACATAATATTTAATTTCTTTTTTTACCAATTCAAATAACCTCTATTCTTACTATAATTTCCCTTCTGGTTGTAGGTAATTGGACACAGATAAAATATCGACAGACAGTAGTGTAGTATGTGTCGCGCTCGTTGGAGTTGCAAGTGGGAAGATAGGAAAGGAGTGACACTGTAATAAGTGCGGGAGTAATTTTTGAGTAAACAAAAAGCCGCTATGCGTTAAAACATAGCGGATCATTATCAGTGCCTAAAAATAATATCATTATACTTGGAATTGTTTTTATATCCAACCTCAAATCTGGCAATATTCTTTATTGGCACACATACAATAGTTGCCTTATTGGGCTGTTTCATTACCTGTATCACTTCTTTACAATATACGCAAGCCCTTTCTTCGTCATACAGTTTTTTTGCAATAGCATGATCGCGCAAAGTTATATAATCGTCATCTACGCTCTGTACAGTTCCCAATACAAAATCACCATTGTTCAAACAAAGCGCCACAAACGTATCCTTTTTAAAATCTATGTGCATTTTCCAAAAGTTGTCTGCCGGATCAACATTAAAAATATCAGTAAAGATTTTTCGCACAGCAATACAATTCTTTACCAAATAAAACGCAAGTCCAACAATAACAGCGAATGCAATATAAACAACAAAAATCGGAAAATCAGTTTGATAATATTTAAGTGCTATGCCATTTACCCAATCAACAATACATTTTATAATCGCGCCAATTATTACACCAACAACTGTATACGTTTGTAGCGGGTAACGTTTCATTGCAAGTGCGTCGTATACATATATGCACGCAACTCCAGGCAGAAATATATTAAGAATTTCTTCAATCGTCATTATTACCCTTATCACCACCATTACTTTCATTCGATTTATTCATTTTTGCGAGAATATCATCAAAGACATTGTTTCCATTACCATCTCCGTTCTCGCAACTGTTTTTCCCTCTGCGATAAGTGGAAAATTCCACATCACGACTGTGCTTAATTTTTTTATCGTCTGACATGATACAACAACCTCCAAAATTTTATTCGGTAGTTCCATCATATCACAAGCATTCGACGAATACAATCATTTTTCTCACCATTGGCAGCGGGCGAGAACGCGCCTATAATTTTTGCCCTTATAAAACATCAGTTTCACAAAGATCGATTTGGAATACCCCTTCACGATCCTTAGACCGTGCCGACATTATACTCTCTGAACCTTCTCCTGTAAGGAGCTTGGCTGCGGATTTGGTTTACACCATTCCCGGGCAAGAATTATCTAAACTTGCCGTCCACTAAGGACCATGTTCGTCGGTTTTACTAAATACCCTCTTACAAGCTGTCAAGCAGCCTGCTCGTTCCATGTCACCATCAGGGTATTGGTGGGCACATTATCAATAGAACCCGTCAGTTTGGGTCCACCCACCGCAAAAGCACTGGAAAGCACACCAGCAAGTGCAGGCAGTACGCCTGTCAAATTAACAACATCATCCGTGACATCAATAACTGCAGTTCCAATATCAACAAGACCTTTAACAAGGCTGCTGTCAAGCAAATCACCGGACAACTTCTGGAACGCAGAAGACATCTGGTTCATCTTACCCTGAATACTATCAAGGTAAGTCTCATTTTCGCGCATGGCCGATCCTGCTGCGTTTTCAGTTTGCGCAAGCGTATCCTCGGCGATCTTGAACTGCTTGATAAGCGCCTGAATAGCATTGGCATTACGCTTACCGCCAAGCAGATTCAACAGAGCAGCCTGATCCTTATCCGTCAACTGATCATACACGCGGGAAATCTCCTGCATGATGTCGTAAACATCTTTGTAAGTGTCCTTATCGAGCTGAATATCAACTTGCCCCTTGGTCAAACCAAGGATAGAATCACGAAGTTCCGACATAGAGCTTGCGCAATACGTGGCATCTTCGCCGCTTTCTTCCAGCTCAGTCTTTGTCGCACGCAGATACATCGACAAAGTTTTCAAGGCCGTACCAGTTGTGGCACTGTCCTGAAGCACAGAGTTCATCGCCGTGCCAAGCGCAACCGTCTTTTCAAAAGAGGTATTCGCAGCATCAAGCGCCGCAGAAGACCGTTTCATGATCTCGGACAAATCCTGCGCACTAACAGGTTCCGTATTGGCGACCTGATTGATAATATCAACCACACGCTCGGCATCGCTTGCAACAAGGTCAAAGCCTTTCAAAGTAGAAATCAGATATTCAGAAGCTTGGGAAGCGGATTCGATTCCATCACCAACGTTTGCATACAAGCTGCTGACTCTGGCAAGCTCCTCGGCATCAGGAAGGTTATAACCAAGTCGTGCCCAGTCCGCCGTGGTCTGGATATAATCAGAGATACTAGCACCGAGTTCACGGGATTGTTGTGCCGCACGCTTCGTAAAGTTCGCGTAAGACGCATCCGTCTCATCGGTAACCTTTTTAAGCTCGGTCATCGCTGTATCAACTTCAACAACACTCTGGTAGACCTGCTGCATGCCTTGCTGTACAAGGTGCAAACCTGCCATAACAGCCGCAGTCTGGAAATGTTCCTTCCACAGGCGCGTAAACTTCTGGCCAAGTGTCTCCGTAGTAAGGCCAAGTGCTTCAGCCTGTGCTTTGACATGTGCCATGGCTGCCTGATTTTCTTCCAGAGTACCGGAGTAGTTCTTGACAGCAGTATCGAGGTCTCGGATTTGTTTCCACAGATCACCATTTGACGAAAGATTCGGATTCTTATTAACGAATCGATCAAGCTCGGCAGAAATGTTATCAAATCCCTTTTTATTATTCAGCCGATTATTATATCGCTGGCCTTCAGCCGTCGCCGCCGCAATCGCCGTGCCAAGCTCTTTATAGCATTGGGTTACTTCCTTCAGATAGGTGGCTTCATTACCATTATTCACAGCATTGTTTACGGCTGTCTCTAGTGCTTGGTATTTAGCAGTGACATCGGTCATGGAAATACCAAATTTGCCATAGTTTTCTGTAAGGTTACGAATTGATGTGTTGGCGCTATTTATGTAGTTGTCTATAGAGGCTTTTGCAAGCGTATTTGCTTTGTTTGCCTCATCCACAGAGTTGACATACTTGTTCTGTGCAACAGTATTCTTTTCAAAAGCAGATTGTAATGCTTTAAGAATTGTAACATTATCTGTTACACTTTCGCCGTATTTTTGCTCATACTGATCAATCAGCTTTTGCGCCGCTATCTGTTTTTGCGCAGCATCAGTTGTATAAAAAGATTCATTACGCTCATCGCCCGTGCGCTGTGCATCAATGAGTTTTTTATTTGCATCCGCATAAGCGTTAATTGCCTCTGTTGCAGCCTTCGCGTCAGCTTCTTTTTCTTTAAAGCTTGAGTTGCTCTGCGCTCTTCTGACATCCTGCTCGGCATTTGCAACCTTAACAAGACCTTCGTTTACGGCCTTAATGTATTGCTCATCCTGCCTAAAGGCAACGCCAAGCGAATTCGCGTTCTGAATAGCTTTGTCAAGCTCCTTGTTCGCATCATCGACAAGACCTTGTATTCTAGTTGCATCTTCTGTTTTGCCAGATTTTAGCGCATTATTTTTTTGAACAAGAAGCTTATCACGCTTTTCAAGCGCAGAAATAACAGCATCAAGTGCGGCTTTTTCCTGTGTAAGTTGTTCCTTTGCTGCACCACCGCTAATCGCGTCATTGGCATTGTTTTGCGCAATGGTGACCTTAGTTGCGCTATCGGCCAAGGCATCCATGTAACGCTTGTCTTTTTCTATATCAATGCCAAATGCCTTGGCACTATCCTTAGCTTTTCCAAGCTCGGTTTGCGCTTTAAGAATAGGATGCTCAAGCTCAATAGCATTGTCAGTACGACCAGCGCCAAGCTCGTTATAATATTTAACTTGCAGAGAATCCAATTTCTCCTGCGCGGTAATCACACTATCAATAGCGGCCTTCTGTTCCCGAATTTCTGCGGCAACTTCCTTGTTCGTAACATCAGCAGATTTTTGTTGAGCACGTAATGCGGCATCCTCTCGTCTTGCCTTATAAAGTTCTTTCTCATCTTCAATCTGCTGACGCAAGTCATCAAATCGTTTGTCGCCAGCAAGTTTTGACTCATCAAGCTTGTTTAGCTGATCAATAAGTGTTCTGATTCCTTCTTTGGTTTCCTGCAGACGAGATGACCAAAGTTCGAATTCTTTTATACGGCCTTCATTACCCTTTAAGCTTTCAGACTGTGTTGTATAATACTTTTCTTTTTCTTGTAACTTATGAAGGTCATTTAAAATCTTCTGAGCTTTCTGCGCCTTTTCTGAAAGTTCGTCCGCGCCCTTAATAATGTTATCAAAAACATTTTTCCCAACATTACCAACATCTACGGCGTTTTTCAGATTCTTCTTAATGCTGTTAGCCGCATCTTTACCAAACGCTTCGCGCAGGCTATTTTCCAACGACTTCTTATCAATCTTTACGGCAACTTTTACAGGATGCTTTGTTGCATAATCCTGTACTGGCTGAAATGCTTGTTGTAATTCAGTTGCGGTCGAACCTAATGTTACTTTAACTTTAACGGCTAATTCATTCGCCATATAACCATCACACTCCTTAAAAATTTAATGACGAAATGGCCTATATGGCCTGAGTAATTTCTATCTTTTATTGACATAAGACTCATTTGATAATAGAATGTAGATGAGTCTTAACCACCTTTCTAATTGGAGCCACACGGCAAGCATGTACGGTAGCCGTCTAGCCACACGCAAGACCAAGATAGGAAAGGTGGGATTATTTAATGATCATGACTCGCGCTACCGTCTTAGTCATCGCGGACGTCCTTTCGTTCGCGGTCTACGGGCTGCGAATCATCGCATATTTTATGCGATGAGCATCGGACAAGCGCCGCTTGGTTTTTAATCATTTGACTTTTTAAGAAATGCGATAATATAAAGAACGAAGGCTGTGATAGACAGCACATCGGAAATTCCAAGTAAAATATTTCTTGTAGTGTACTTTTTCATAAAAATTCCTCCGAAACGACGCATTTATTCAACGTATCTACGTCATCCAAAAATCAATAAAAGCCGCCTTTTACAGCGCTTCTATAAAAATAATGACCTGCCACGGTTTTTGCCACGGCAGGCCATTTATGTATTTCAATCATTTACGCAATTCCCAAGTCAACATCTCTTCGTACTTTTGTTTCACATTATGGTTTCCGCCAATGGCAGAATACCTATCAAACAAATCAATGAGACTTTCTTTATCACGTATCGTAAGAGTTCTCGACTCATAATTTTTATCGTAAATATGATTTATCGTATTACGGAGCTGTACAATATCAGTCTCTGTCTGTGACTTGAAATTTTCAGAGACCCCTTGTTTCCACTCTCTGTCATTGCGAATATGCTCTTCCATAAGGCTTTCCAGCTTATCAAGCGCACGCTGTACATCCTTAATGTTCTTTTCCAAGTCTTCACTGTGCGAGATTTTCTGCACTTTGCCAATCGCCCATTGACGGATCGGCTTAACAAAGAGCATCACACAAGCACAGATTGCTGTAATAGCTCCAGCAACCGTACCGGCTGTCTTCACTATTTCGACCATGTCCTCGATTTTTATCACCCCTAACTTTATATTATAGAGCAGGGGAGACCCTGCAAAATTTGCTTATAGAGTTCCTGCACCATGGAGGGCGAGGCTAAAATTACAGTCTGGCATATCCCTCTTCCGCCGCCCCGCAATAGCTCTCATATCAATAGCCTATTGCAAGCTACCACCCCTGCGTCAAAATATGCTGGCTCAAAGGCCAGCCAAGACATACCTCTCCATTCTTCAACCTCATAAAATTCCTCCCTTATTTAAAACAAAAAAACAGGCAGAGACCTCTCGGATCCCTGCCGCGTCATATCGCTATTACCAAAGTTTGACAAAAAAGCCGAATTCGTAAGAACCTGTTTGCAAGGAATCCATCGACCATCCACCAAATGTGCCATTCTGATCATAGATACGTCCAGCCTGACAATATCCATCTTCGTTTTCAAAATGAACCATTGGAAAATATCCAGGGTCTCCCATAATACCCTGATGATAAAATGGCACACAATTAGCTAATATTTTATAGTTGCTTGTTTCAGTAAGCGATTTAGCCTTTGCAACCATTGGTTCAAGATTCAACCACTGAAATTGTCCATTACGGTAAATCGGTCCAATTTGATTCCCGGAAACGTCAACATGCGCCAGATAAGAACCGTCCGTGTATTTTGCCAAAATAACAGTGGCAAATCTGCCAATATTATATATCGAACATCCTAATGAACTGGAAAAGCTATAGCCATACGCCAGCACATCCTCATTGATGCACGCCCCGCCCATCAAATTCAGAGCCATATTACTTCACCTCGATGCCAAGTGCCGACTTGATCGCCTCCAGGTCATCCACAGTCAGTGCCGGATAATCAGCCGCAATGTCCTCAAAGTTCTCGCCAGCTGCAAGGCGAATCCTAAAAGCGCGGGTCATAATACGCAGCTTCAAAGCATTCAAAGTTTTCATGGGTTACCTCTCTCCGCCGATCAGATCGGCCATCATCAAAATAATATCATCGTTTGCGGATTCCAGCGCATCTGCGCGTTTTTCTACAGAATCAAGGCGCTGTTCCGTTGTCGGCTTGTTTGCCTCTTCCTGTTTCTTGGCAATCTCCGCCAATTCTTCCTCAGTGTACAGCACATATTTCTGCACGGGTTCATACTCGTCCCAGGCATCGTGTGCAGGCTCATCCGTCACAGCAAGGCGCAGTCCATCCGGGCACGCCTCTGTAATCGTGCTCTGCATGACCTCATAATGCCAGACTTCCTCCGTGGCATCATGATGCGCCACAAATTTCTGTGCATCTACCAGCTTGCCCTTCGTTAGGTCTGGATTGGTCAACTCATTTTCCAATGCTTCATCGTAGATTTTCATTCCATCACCTCACTCAGGTAGTCCACTGCCGCGCATAGAAGTACAGCATCAAGTCACAAACTGGACGCCGCTTAACGGTAAAGGACAGCTTGTTGGTATCACACACATAAATCTGTCCCTGGTTGATCATAGACAACTCACCAGACAGGATAATGTTATCGCTCAATGAGCTTGTCCGTTCCATCATGGCCGGTCCAAGGCTCATGCCAGTCGTAAGGTTGGGCGTGCCAACCGTGCTACCAGTAAGAGCCGTCCCGGACGAATCCGACCACGGAACAATCACATTCCAGTTTGATTTGTCGCTAGACTCGTCCCATTTATCACGTGAGATTTTAAACGAGTACAGGTATTGCAGCCGTTTTGTAATGGCGGAATTCGCCACTGGGTTTGCACTGACCTGCGAGAGCGCGTTATCCACAACTGTTTTGTTCGCCCCGGTTGCAATACCGTCCAGTTTGCTCTTATCGCTGTAACTCATCAGGCCACTAGAACTAGTCGTGGCTAACCAATAGGTAGTATCCTGTCTCGGCGGCTTATACCCAAGTGCGTTCGTCACATTGGCCTCTGTCAGGCTGATCGTGCCATAACTGTTCGATATATTGCTGCCAACCTTCACAAGGCCAAGCGTCGAAGAAGTTGCCGCCGAGTATGTAGTATCCTGTGCAGGAATACCAAGTCCGGTAATGTCCGCCTTAGACACAGCAGTAGTCGCGCTCACATGGCCCGTCCCATCCACAGTCACCTTATAAAAGCCGTTACTCTTGGATGTGTACCCAGGGTGGCTGTACTTGTTTGCCCCAGCAGCAATGCCGTCCAATTTAGCCTTATCAGCAGCCGTCATCAATCCATTGCTCGACGCCGTCGCCACACTATAGGTCGTATCCGTAAACTTCGCCCCTGCGGGAACATCCGAGTTGACGGAGTGCCCGTTTACAGTGGTAGAGTTACCACCATTCGCTGGCATACTTTTAGGAAAATCCGTAATCTGGCTCTTGGTGTGCGTATGACTCTTCGGTGCAAACCTTTCCGTCAGCTTACCAACAAAATATTCCAGCCCCTTATCATCCAATAAAGCCATATCCCTACCTCCTTAAAGGTCAAGATCAGCTTGCAAGGATGGTATCAATCTGGGTGTTGGTAATGGTCTCAATGACCGTCTTTGTATCACCAATCTTCTCCAAAGCGCCGCTGATCAGCATATATTCGTCGTACAGGTTACTTCCATCGGGCGTAGCCTTCTTAATCATATAAATCACATTGTCCTTGGCATCTTTTACAGCAGGCAGTGTCTCCACGATGCTCTTACTGATATGTCCTGCCGCAGAGATCTGCTGACCGACATAGGTCATGGTGGCATAGGTACTCGCCGAACCAAAGCCGTCTAGCTTCTTTTTGTCTGCTGCACTCATCAGACCGTTTGCACTCTGCGTAACTGCACCGTAGGTCGTATCCTGCGCGGGGATGCCCAGCCCGGTAATGTCCGCCTTCGCCACAGCAGTAGCCGCCGAAACGTGACCGCTGGCATCAACCGTGACCTTATACAGTCCGGCACTCTTGGCTGTGTAGCTCGGGTGAACATACTTGTTGGCCCCTGCCGCAATCCCGTCCAATTTCGTCTTATCAGCCGCGGTCATCAGACCGTGCGCAGACTGCGTGGCATCGCCGTAGGTTGTATTCGTGGGCGTGCCCCAAGTGCCGTCGCCCTTCAGGTACTGACCTGCATTGGCAGTTTTCGGCGCAGGGACAAGACCATTGCCGCCATCGGCAGAAGTAGTCGCACCCTTAAAAACACCGTATGTCATGTCCTTATCATCAACCCACTGTGCTGTACCGTCACTTGCCCAGCCAAGGATCTTGCCAGCAGCACCGCCAGCAGGGATATGTTTGTTACCACTGGTCGTCGGGTGACTATAATTGCTTAGACCCGCCAGCTTGTTCTTCTCGGCAGTCGTATAGTCATTGCTAGAAAGCTGCTTGCCGCTCACCTTATCAACCTTGCCGCCCAGCTGGCCTTTAAACCATTGCACCAAATGCGAAAGACCATCTAAATCAAGAAAAGCCATAATTGTTTCCTCCTTGTTATAATTTCAAAATCTCGTCGATCTGTGTATTCGTAATTCTTTCCGGCTCCGGATTCATGCTTGTCCATGTTCCGTTTTCATATGCCCACATCTCGCCAGACCGCAGGGCGTAGATTTTCCCACTGATCGGTGCAAGCGGCAGCTCCGCCACGATCTCGATGTCGCGCCCAGTCTGCACACGAGTCTTACCAAAGTCGCGGTACATATTGCCCGTGTCCTTACAGATAATCAGCTGCCCATCCACAATAGGAGTGGAGTCCAGCTGACTCTGTGTGATCTCCCGTAATGATAGCTTCGCCATATTCCATCTCCTATCATACTGTCATCAAAAAATAAAGCCGCCCCACCATAACGGCAGGGCGACCCTATCACTTATTCTTTGGCCTATCCCAAATAAAACTCAAGCCTTGGCGGTAATAGTCTGCCAGGTCAGCTGACCCTCAACAGCCTTGACGCGGGTATCCATGGCGGTGTTCAGACCGGCAGCATACTCCTTAGCGGAACCAAGCGCAGCGTCAGCCTTCTTCTGGGCATCGGTAGCGGCAGCAGAAATAGCCTCACTCTTAGCGGTAGCGACATTCTCAGTCGTAGCCTTGGCATTCCATGCGGTGCGCTCCTCAGCGGTAATGTGGGCAACCTTGTCGCCGGAGTGGCCGCTCAGCGCATCATTGACAGCCTTGATTTTCTCATCGGTCTGGGCCTTGGTGTAAGCGTCCGGGTTGGCAACATACAGACCGTCTTCCTTGATCTCGATGTTGTTGTTCTCGGCAGCAGAGACCTTCACATCGACCGAGATGACATTCTGGTCAGAGACAGTAACAGAGGCAGTCTTGGAAGCACCGCCTGTGTAGACATCCACCAGAGCAGCAGCGGGGATCTTGACAACCTCGCCGGTACTGATGGTCAGCTCGATCTCCTTGGTCACAGCGTTGTAAGCGCCGCTCTTGACAACCATATCCTTACCAAGATTGATAGTCAGCTCATCGCCGCCAAACACAGGCATCTTGATGGTGCGGGTCTCGGCATCATAGGTGGGCGTATGGACAACACCAGTCAGCGTGGTAGTAACAGGGACATCGCCTTTGGCAACACTCAGGACACCAGCATTATAGGTGACATCGGTAACAAAAACACCCTTGCCGCCGACAGCCTCAGCCACCTTGTCGCTGACATAATCAGCAACAGCCTTGGTGCTGGGGATGTTATCATCGGTTGCGCCGGAAGCAGGGATCGCAGTAACGACCTCCTTAGTCACCTGAATGAAGTCACTGCCATTGAAGGCATGGACAGTCATCTGCGGGGTCTTAACATAAAAAACGCCCTGCTCACCATTCTCGGCGGAAGGCAGATTCTCAACGATACGAACGCTCTTGGTATACTCAACAGGACCCTTGAACAGCTGATGCGTATCAGAAGTAAAATACAGAGTACCGGCGTCCTTGACCTCCAGAGCCTTGTAGTCAGCGTACTTACCAAAACTAAAATTCACGTTTGCCATAATTTTTTTCCTTTACATAGTGTAGAAATCTCTCTTTGCTATTTGCTTAGAACTCCTGCCACACAAAGCCAGCGTTGGCCGTGACAGTCGGCTCTACAACAAAGCTGCTGTCACCGCTGGCCTGAACAGTGTACGGCTGGTATTTGCCATTGTCGTCACGGATCATGACGAACTGGCCTGCATAGGTGTCGCTGTTTTTATTCAGCGCTGTAATGGCCTCGCCGGGGCTGTTGAACAGCAGCGTGCGGGGTCGAAGTGCCTGCTGGGTCTTGTCATCCTTGATGTAGATGATCTCCGAGGTGTCCTTGGTCACAACAATGTCGCGTCCATCCAGCTTGCCGTTTTCAATCGCGGTCGCAATGTCGCTGGCATTACCGTAACCGAGCTTAGAGTATTTATTTGCCATCTCAATCTCTCCTTTCTTTGCGTATTACATAGAAAAGCCGGATGACTGAATTTAAAACTCAACCACCCGGATAGTCCCATCTTCAAGGTCAACATCGCTGGAAGTAATCTGCACGGTATTGCCGATCGGGTTTTTGCCTGCCTTAAGCTGCAAGCGGCCTTCGTTATAAATCAGGCCGTCCGCCTTCGTGTCCGCAATCGCCGCGTTCGCATCAGCCAACTGGTTGGCCAAAGACTGCAGCGCAATGATACGGCCGTCCAGCGCACTCAGGGCACTGTCAGGCACAATGTCGCTCCAAGCACTGATTGGCAGCACTCTCAGCGTACCCACAGAGGTTTTGCGCACATGCTGTATCCCTGTGCCGTCTGCCAGCATCTCCAGCTTTGCAAAGCTCAACTGCAGCTGTACCTCGCCCGCCTCGCGTGTAAGATTCGTATCCAGCGGCAGTTTGTACTCCAGCATGTCCTTATACTTGTCCTCAGACAGCGATAAAATCTCGCTTTTGTATTCGCGGCTTACAGGCAGAATATACTCCATCAGGCATTCATACTCCGCCATATTCTCTTCCTTATAAATAGGCTCAACCAAAAAGTGCAGACTGTCTACCAGCTTACTGCGCTGCATAATGCGCTCCTGTACGCTGGTAACCAGCTCATTGTCCTCGCCAAGCAAAATCGTATACATAGCTTACACTCCTTTCTTTTTAATGAAATCGGCTTCCTCAGCCGTGATTTTCTTTGCTGCTAAAAGCGTGTCCACCTTTGAATCTGTAACTTCCTTCGCCTTGTACAACCGTGCAAGGCTCTGGGCAAAAGTGCTAACCATAACAACATCCGCCATTACAGCACGCCCCCTTTCAGCAGCTCCAAAGTGTAAGCATCAATGATTTCCTCGGCAGTTTTACCGTTCAGCATTTTCAGCTTTTGATACTCATAGGTATCAATCGGTATCAGTTGCACGGTGTCGTACCCATCCACCGGGAACTTGTACAGCTCCTCACTGTGCCAGACCTCATCACCGTCACTAGAAAGAAAACCCTGCGCCTCATCTTCGGGGCACAGGGTCAGAATATTGTGTTTTGGTTGATATTTCACATAGACCAGGTGGTCGAGCACATCGATCACGCGGTCATTGTACATGACTTTATAATACATACTCGAACCTCCCTTAAATGCTAAACATCAACAGGATGTCGTTTGTGTCCGTTGGGTAGAAATACCCGTAGACTTCACCGGATGTATTCACCGCGTTGTAATAAGCGTTGTAATCCTTATTCGGGCTTCGCGTCCAGTACGAGACAACTTCGCCGTCCGGGTTCGTGCGCTTACGGCTCGTATTGGTCGTAATGAAATCGATCGCCGTGCCCTCGTACACATACGGCTCGGAACTCATGTTTGCATCCAACTCAATCGCGCTCGGGATAAAGATGTAGCAGTCCGCCGTAGAAACATCGGTCTTGACATTGCCAACGTTGCCGGGGACCTTCACCTTCTTAACAAGCTGACGCCAGCCAATCGGCAGTGCCTTGTAGACGCGGCCATTCAGATAGGTGTTCAGGGTCGTAGGCTTCGCCCAACCACCGGCATTGTTATTTGCATTATCCATGGGCATCGTCTTACCCAGCGTCTTTTCCGCCAGCAGGCTCAAAGAGCTGCGCTTGCCCGTACCATCGCTCAGGTAGTAACGGTTGAAGCAGGCGTTAAAGGTCAGCTCACTATGCACCCAGTTGACAAGCTCCTTGCAGGTAGTAACACCAAGGTCAGCATACCAGAGTTTCGCCCAGTACACAGTACCGATGCCATAGCTTTCATACGCACCGTCAGCAGCCTTCGCGCAGCCAAACACCAGCTCGGCATTTGTCTTTGTAGTGCGGGTACGGCTAAGCTCCGTGTATTTGCTGGTATCAGCACCTATATTGGAGGTGTAGACATGCAGCCCATTCTCGCCCTTGATGTGGCGCAGGACAATGATTTCGCGTGTGCCCGGCATGGCAGCATCCGCAGACTCAGTACCCCAAGTCAGCTTACAGCCGCTGTTCTTCCAAAGGCGGAAACCATTCATGCCGTCACCGTCATAACACTGCATCAGCACGCCGTTGTTCGCAGTCGTGTTCATCATGCGGAAGTCAACCGCAAGCGTAAAGTTCTGATCCTCGCTCAGCAGATTCACGCCAGTGTCCACATGATTCTTGCCGGTAAACTCCGTCGGCTGTGCAATCAGAACCTTTTCCGTAATATCATCAAAACTAAAATCCGCACCCATCGTAATGGTCACAGGGTCTTTACTTGTAACAACGGTGCTCTCTGCACCAACTTTCATCATCGCATAGATTTCAACAGGCCGCAGCGAACCAAACTCCTTGCCGTCGAAGTACCCGCTCACATACTCGCAACTGTCATATACGGCGTTAATATCCTTATTGCTGGTGACATAACCGCCTTTGTCCCACCCGCTGAACAGATAGTATTTATAGGCTGTTTCCTCGCCGGTATAAACAGGCATATCGCCATCGTACAAAACAGTCGAACCATACGGAGCCGTAACAGACTTCAATACCGCGCCACGGTTCAGATACCGCACCGTGTACTTGCGCACACTCTCGGTGTACAGCGCTGTAACCGTCTGGTTGCCGAAAACAGTCGTAAACTCTGTATCCCAGCCCTTAAAGGTAAAGTCCGTGCTCACGGTACTCTCCGCAGTCGGCGTGGGGATCGGGTTCTCCGCTCTCGTAATTGGGTCAACCACCTTGCCGCCCTTGTCAATGTACTGCACATCCAGAATGGTGCCGTCCTTGTTCACAAAGGTCCATGCAAACTGCTCGATCAGCGTATTGTAGCTCACCTTCAAATCAGGCCACTGGGCATTGTAACGCTCCAGCTCCTTCTGACGGATCGTAGGCAGATGCACCTTACCAGCCAGCACAGAATGGTCGGTATTATAACCGTTCTCATCCGTACCCGTCATCGCGTACAGCTTTTCAAGAAGCTTCGTATCGGTCATCTGCCAATCCAGACCAATCAGGCGCACACGGCTCAGATTCGTACACTTCGCCAGCATGTCCTTCAGGTCAATGGTGGCACAGTTCTCCACGACCAAAGCCGTAATGTTCGCATAATCGCTGATTTTCAGGTCAGTCAGGTGGTTCAGGTTGCGTGCCGTCAGGCTGCTGATTGCAGGCAGCTCCGCCGTCTCGATCTTGCCGCCGTTCGCAAAGGCAACACCGGTAATGCCGCTGCCGCCAGCTTTAAACAGCGTCAGGTTCGTACAGCCGGTCAGGTCAATAGACTTCTTCAGATTCGGCACATTCTGCAGGTTCAAGTGCTCCAGCAGTGTATTGTTGCCGACAGCAAAGTCCGTCATATTCGTATTCTTGTAGCCTTCCACGTCGGAACCGATCTGCAGGTCAGTCAGCTTTACGCCGTGGCTGAAATCGACATAGCCGGGGTAGAAGCCAGAAATATCACCGATACTGCGAATCAGGCTTGCGTTGTAAACATAAACCTCAGTATCATTCATGGCCGCAATCGGGCAGTGAACCTCATAGGTCTGTCCGCGCTTGCCGCGCATCTTTACAGGGTTGGAACCGTACAACACAGATACATAGGTATCCGCATACGGCACGATATGGAATGTACCGTCCGGCTTTACACCAGTCCAGTTCACAGGCGTATAACCACGAATCGTCATATCATCGCTGGTCGCAGCACTGCCGCTGTACTTAGAAGCCATATACTTTTCCTGATACTTCTGGAATTGACGGCGCTGATGGCGCTTGTTGCCGTGCATCATGGGCAGATAACTGGTCGTTCCATTTTCCTCGTAAGTACGGAAATATTTGCGCCGCATATCCATGACCCACAGGCGCTCCGGCTTTACATTCTGATAATCCTCGAATTTCTTCAGGATACGGGATGCACTCCATGCCAATGCGTTTTCACGGTCACGGAACATAGCCGCCAGCTTATCAGGAAACAGGTCGCGGATCTTGCACCACAGCTTGGAATCGCTGGCGTTAAACACACTCTTGGTGCCAACGGTATCCGTATCCTCGTAGCCGTAACTCAGGGTCAGTCCGCCTTCATTGTCGTTGCCCTGCGCGGTATCGTTGTCGTAGTCAAAGCAGAAATCCCAATGGATAAGGTCGCTCGTATGCGGGAACACATTTTTCGCACGGTTATCGACCATGGTGTGGCGCTCTGTAAATAGGTAATGATACAGCGCAGAGTCCATGACAAAATAATCCTCAAAGTGCGCCTTAAACTCCTCGTCACTCGCATTCACGACCCAGTTCTGTACACGGATCCACGCATCCTTTGCAGCCTGCACTTCCTCTTCGGTACAAGCCTTATTGATGTACCGGAACTCAAAGCTGTTGTCGCCGTCCCAAGTCTCCTGCGAGAAATCGCCGCTCAGGAATCGAGTCTGCTCATCGGTGTTGTTATCGATCTCAACGATAACCTCTTTGTGGTTATCAGGGTCCATGCCCATCGTATTGTTGTTTTTCTTAGAGTTGCCAATATCACCGCATGCATAGAAATGCCACTTGCCGTCATGGAACACTGTGCTGTTCTCAATATCCGTCTCTTGTACAAAGACAACACACGGATAGAAAGCCATCGTGTCGCGCACCTTCGGATTATCCTTGCGTGCCTTGCGAATGTACGGGTTAAACTCATTGAAATCGTCTGCCAGCAGCGCGTTGTTCGCGTTTTCGGACGATGCAACGTTGACTTTGATATTAAAGTAATTCTCTGCCACACTATTTTCCGTCAGCGCATACACAGAGCCGGTGCTCTCATCGCCAAAGGTAAAGCCGCCCTTGCAGTTAATGTCGATGTTACGTGCAGATTCACCATAGTGGTCAGAGCTTGTGCCCTGTCCCTTGTGGGAGCCATTGGCTGTCCAGTTGTCCTCAACGGCACGTCCGTTCTTGTAGATCTGCTGGATGACAGTGTTTGCAACTTCATTTTTCTTGCCGGTAGTGAAGGTCGGTGCGCTAATCTTGATAACACGCAGGTCGGGGCAGCGCTCCGCCAGAATATCAGGGTTCAGCTCACCGCTTGCATCCGTGATGTTGTTGCGGTTATACCGCTCGATCATTTCGTCAGCGTTCTTGGCATCCGCAATAAAGTTGTCCAGAATCTCGTCATCAGACAGGTTCATGGAATAGGTCTTCATGCGGTAAACAAGAACATCGCAGTCGTCAGAACCGATAGTAATGCCAACCGGGCTTGCCTGTGTAAAGTTATCACTGCCGTCATACAACTCCACCTTGCAGGGGATGCCGTCCAGCCATAGCACCATTTCTCTGTACTGGCTGTCTGGCAGAATGTTAAACTCAAACTCCATGAAGTCATCTTCACAGGTCGGCAGTTCCATCGTATTCTGCGCACTGGTCAGCGTGATTTTCTGCGCCTGAACACTCAGACCCACACCGCCCTGTACACAGGTCAGCACAGTCGCGTCATAGTCGCGCACATTCGCCGTGTTAAAAACGAGTTTGAAGTTCTTGCCCAGTTTCTTGGCATCATCGGCAAACAGCTTATAATTGATCGTAGCACGTGTACCCGCCTTTACACAGAAATAGGTATCGCCGTCCTTATCAAGCTGATAGCCGCCATTGACCCAGTCGAAGTTGTCGCTCACGCTCATGCCCGTCTGGCCATCTGTCCACAATCTGTCAGTACCGGCATTGGTCTTGCCGCTCGGGTTAAAATCAAACATAAGGTTCGTCTTAACCGGCTCGATCACAACGCCAAGGTCAACTACGTTCACGCTGATCGTTTTTACGGTCTCGCCGCAGGTGATCGTCAGCGTATGCTTGCCCTTGCTTGCGCTCTTAAAGCTCCAGGTCTGCTTTGTGCGCCCAACAGTCAGGGTAGACTCGGTCACGCCGTCCACAGCCAGCTTTACAGTGCTCGTGCTGGACGCAGGGTCGTATACGGTGTACTCAATGGACACCTTGTTGTACTGTTTCGTCTCGTAATCCCTCACAGCACAGCTAATAATGGGTGTGGTCTCGCCCTCGGTCACCCACATAATGTCCTTCTTGATGACATTGGACTTAACGGTCTTGCCATTGATCTCTGCCGTCATGCTGATTTCCAACAGGTGGCTGCCGTGCTTCTGCACCGGGATGGTATAGGTCATCTGTCGGCCAGTCACACTGGTAGTCGTGCCACCAATCGACTTGCCGTCCAGCGCAAAATCAATCTTCTTCTCAACGCTGCCATACGGTGTATAGCGCACCGTGACCTCGCCGCTGTAGAAAAGGCTATCATCAAAGGTAGATTCCAGATAGAAATCAACGACATTGGCACTCCACTTCTTCGAGCCGGTCGTATCCATGCTGTCTACAACCGTCAAACGGATCTGGTTCTCACCGCTGTGCAGATACTTCGTGATGTCAAAGCTGTTTTCGCCCTGCATAATGGTCTGGGTAGCGACTTTTGTATTGCCGACATACCATGTACCTGTCGCATTGCCGGTATCATCGCCAGCACTGTCAACGCTCGTGAACCGGAACTTGACCACAACAGGGTCACCGGCGACCGCAGACTCGCCGATACGCTCAATCGTAATCGTGCTGCCCGCAGCGGGGCCACCGCCGCCACCGACAATCGTCACCTGCGTCTTCGGCGTGCCATCCTCCATAAGGGTCAGCTTGCTGTCCTCGTAGGTAATGTCATACTCATGCCCGGCATTCTTGCCGATGTCATCCAGCTTGCCCTGAATTTGACCGACAGCAGTATTCAGGCTGTCCACCGTGCCCTGCATGTCAGCTACATTATTCTTCGCCTGCGTAACATCGTTGCGAATACCGTCAATAACAGAGGCATCCGCCTTTTTCGCCAGCAGCGCGTCAGTCGCTTCCTTATTATAATAGGAAGTTTTCAGCGTCTCCGGCAGATTGCCAACGCTGTCCTGCAGGTTCTTTACCGCAGCATCATTGCTGGTCTTATAGGCGGAAAGGTCGTCACGCACAGGCTTCACTGCAGTCTTGATCTTAGCGTCCACCGTCTTGCCGTAGGCAGTCGTCCACTCCGTAGTCGGCGTGGTGTCCAGCGTGATCTTTTTGATCTCGGTCTCGCCGTTCTTAAAGGTCATATCCTTGGTGTCAGCATTGTAGGTGACATCAAGATTCGCCAGACCGTCCAGACTATTGACCTTATCCGCCAGCGCATTTACCTCGGTCTTCTTGGCATAGTTGGTATCAAGATCACTCTGGATCTCAGACTTGATACCCTTCGCTGCATTGGTGATCTTGTCATCCACATTCGCAACGGCCTGCTTAGCCTTCTCGGCGCTTTGCTCCGCCGCTTCAGCAGCAGACTGTGCCTGTGAAAGCTTTTCATTCATCTGGCGCACAAAGCCCATATACCAGTCATCGCCGGGGCTGATAACACCATTGCCGGTAAGGCTCTTCAGAACATTCAGCTTACCATTCGGTCTGGTTTTCCAGACATAATTTTCATTCTTTTCATTCGTACCTGTGGCGATAATCTCGAAGGTGACCTCGCCCTCAATATTCGTAACATGCTCGTCAATAAGCCATGCAAAACGAATTTTCTCAGCATTAAAGCTGACATTCACAGGGTTTGAATAACTCTCTTCGTTCTCTTTATTGACATAATGGAACTGGATCGTCATTTCCATAAGGTCAATACCGTCATAATAACGCGGCATCTCAAAGGGAATGTACTGGCTATTTTGCTCCTGCGTGATATTGATCTGACTGCTATCCACTGTGATGTTTTTCTGTGCATCAATGCTGGAATATTTGTCATCACTGTAGTTGTTGTAAACCAGATACTTCTCGCTCTTTACAAAATCATCCTCAGAGGCAGAATCCGCCATAACAGCAAAAGCCTCATCATCCGCGTCCAAAGACATCGGCATAACCATCGCTCTGGCAGCAAATGCAGCCGCCTGTTGGCTCTGGAATTTCTTTTTTGATTCTTCAAAAGAAAGTGCCAAGTTTTCCACCTCTTTCGTTTTAAAATTTATGTATTACCGTATTTTATTTAAGAATCGATTTCTCAATCGCATTCAAAATGTCTTGCGGGTCTTGTTCAATTTCTTCCTGCACAATACTGATAAACGGTCTTGGTTCGCGTCTCGGCTTGAAGGACCACTCCGCTTTAGGCATACCGCGTTCAGTTTTGTATTCCGACCAATGTTCGTGTTCCGCAGGGTTCCAGCCAATACCGCGTCTGTAATTCAAAAGCTCTTTTAGGTCAATCCAAGTACCATCTTCGATCCAGTTTGTAAACATCGTACCGCCAACAGCAGCGTCCTTACTGGTATCAAATGGCTGCCCAAACACAGAATCGTCCGGTTTGGCAACATCTTTGACCTTCAGTTTAAACACAGTTTTACCGGGTGTTACTTCACCTTGCATCTGCGTTATATCATCAATACCACCGGCATCGCGTCCGGGCGTTTCCAAAATTACATGTTCCTGCGCCGATTTTGAAATTTTCTGTTTAATGTCATTCTGGACTTCATTATTCAAGGCATCTTCAATACCGCTGGCGACATGTGCAAGCAGGTCACTAAAGTTCGTAAATTCTTTCGTTGCCATGCAAACACCTCAGATTTCAAACTTATCCTTTTCCGCGCTCAGCTTGCTCTTATCTTCCTTGATGTAGAATTTCTTCGTAACATCCGTTCCCATGTGATTCAGCAGAGAAGATACATCTTCCAGACTCATACCGGCATTCTTCAACAGCGTCGCGCCACTGTGCCTGAAATCGTGCGGGTGCAAGGTTGGTTCGCCAATCATCTTGCCGATTTTCTTGCACCATTTATCTGCCGTACTGGCACTGATAGGCTGTGCATCCTCTTTTGAGGTAGAAATAGCAAATACATATCCGCCGTCCATAAGCTCGTTTTCCTCGCGGAATTTCTTCAACGCAAGCAAAAGCTCTTTCACTTCCTCATTGAACATCAGGTCAACAACACGCTGCTCCTTTTCAAGAACACCCAGCACCATTCGATTTTCAAAATCAATAGCGTCCCATCTCGTATTGCGCACGGCATTCACACGCGCCATCGTAGAAAGAGAAAACAGAGCATACAGCTGCAGCATCATCGCATCATTCTTTGCGCGGGGGTCATCGGCGCTATCGACATTCTCCTGTAGGATCCTACGCATTTCTGCGACTTGTTCCTTTGTAAGATATGTCTGTGTTGTCACATCCGTATCCTTCTTCGGTCTGTCGATAAATTCCATCGGATTCTCGGTAATCAGGCGTTTCTTACGCAGGAACTTATAAAACGCAGAAATCGTAGACATTCTGCGCTTCATACGACGGCTGTTATTACCATTCTGCTTACAAAAGAACAGAAATTCCTCAACATCACCCTCGTCCAGTTCCTTTACAGACTGGTTGCCTTGGTTCTCGTAGATATAAATAAACCATTGGAACGCATCATTCTGGTAACCATAGATTGTCTTTGGGCTAAGCTCACGCAGCGTCATATCGATTTCGTAGCGTCTCCAAAGTTTCAGTGTCTCTTCGTTTACAAGCTTTGCTTTCTGCGGGTCATACAGATAAATTGGCCTACTTTTCTCAGCCATCTGTATCACTCTCCTTGTTTTTATTAAAATCAACAGCAATCAACTCGGCAGCCTTTTTGGAGATTTCTTCCTTATCCATAGCGCCAAGCTTGCCAAGAGACTCGCTAAGAGTCTTCAAGTCAACACCTTCAAGGCTTTCCGATGCCTTAGTGAGATAGCCGTTCAGCGTATCAAACAACTCGTCCGCACCGGATTTCTTCTGGTAAAGCATCAACGCAAGCATCTGGTCATCGCGGCGCTTCGCCTCCGCCTTGCAAGCCTCTTTCAGACCGGTGAGTTGCTCGTCGCTGGTATCATCCATGTCATATTTCTCAAAGAAATTCTCATAAGCTTCACGCGCATAGTCATCTGGGCTAATCTTATCAAAGTCAACACCGCAGATGTCTATAAGCACTTGGATTCTAAAATAGATATCCAGCAGAGCAGGGAGGTACACACCATCCTGCGTCGCGTTATCAACAACCGCGTTCACAAAATCAACGCGCTCTTGCATATTCAGGTATTTCATTTTATTTCTCCTTCGTCTTTTTCGCATCGCGCTGCAATTTACTCAGCTTATCGTATTCGATCCATCCGCCATTTTCGCTGGCGTATTTTTTGGAATAGGTCACCCACTGGTAATCTATATCGGGGTATTTGTACCAAAACAGTTTTCTCTTCAGCTTTGCCGTAGCATCCGGCATACCCTTTGTATCAATAACCTGCACAACCCCATTACTCCAGGTAAGGACAAAGTCTGCTACATAAGTTACAGCTCGTACACCTACCGTCTTTCCATCGGTATTAACATGCTTAAATTTCTCTTGCAGTTCATAAGGCACCTGCAATTCACACTTTGCAAGCTCACCGCTTCCCAATTTGGGCAAAACAAAATCACGATAATACCTCATTTCAAGGACGCTATCAAATACAATCCCGTTATAAGTGCGCTTTGCGACATTTTTATCGACGTTAAATTTCGTCCTTGCTGCCATACAACACCTATAAAATATTGACAAAAAAATAAGGGACGGTTTATTTCCGCCCCTTATTCTTAGTTACTCTCTTAACTGCGCTCCCCGTGGGCGCGTCCTGTGCTTCCTGTGCCGTTTCCTCCACCGAAACAGCGTCAGGCTCATTGATTTCCTCAATAAGGCTGCGAATAACAGGGATGAAGGTCGCAATCTCGCCCTTGTCGAGTTTTACGCCTTCCAACTGTTTCTTGGCCTCGGCCTTGCCAACAATACCCTTGCGATAATTGCTGACGATCAGCCACACCTGATAATGAGGAGCCGTGTCGCAGATAATGCGCCACGGCTTATACACTTTAACTTCTGCACAGGTAGGGCAAACTTGGTACTCTTTACCGCAGCAGCGGCACCAAGAGACATTTGCCATTAGGCGGCAACAGCCTCAATGCGGAACAGGCACTTGTCGGTGGAGCAATACTCCTGCATAGCATTGATGGTGCAAGGATGAGTCAGTTCGTTAGTCATGGTCAGAGTAACGGCCTGATCCTCCTTAGCATTCGGGAAGATGATATTCAGCAGCTTCTTGTTGCCCTGATCGCAGGGGTTGTAGCAGAAAGCCTCGATGATAAACTCGCCAGCCTCGCTATGCTCGTCAGCGTTGTTCACAATCTGAATACCCTCAGCAGACTCATACTGATACTTCACGATGATACGGTCGCCCTTCTTAAAGCCAGCGCCGGTGGGCAGGGTAATGGTCTTGCCGGTAACGCTGAACTGCGTATCAGCAGACTCACCAAGCTCATAAGTAGCCTGGGCAACCAGGTTAGCATCGACCTTGTCCAGATACTTGAAGGGAACACCGTCAGCGATCTCCTTCGGCTCATTGGTCAGGGTGGCCTTAGTGCCATCATCACCAACAACCAGAACCTCCAGGCAGGTCATCACAAGCTTGTTCGCCTCGCCAGCGACATCCTTCTTAGAGCCAAGCTGGTCAGCCAGCATAGCCATGTGCATCATAGCATTGCTGAAAGTGAAGCTGCCAGTCTTAGAACGGTCAAAGCCCATGATGTTAGCGCCAACAGCGTCAGTGCTGTAAACAGTCTCGCCGCCGCACTCAAGGCTCGGGTCCTTGATCTGAGTAGCGGTCCAAATACGCTTGCCATTCAGGTCAAACTTATGGGCGCGGTACACACGATCAATGACAATCTCATCAAAATTGAAAGCCATATTTCATTATCCTTTCGTAATTCTTTTTAGCAGGCTGTTTACTTGCTGCCAGCCTGATTCAGCCAATCAAACGACTCCTTGGAGATCTTCTTGGCATCAACCGTGCCAGCGTAGATTCCCTGCATCGTATAATTGAAGTGTTTTATCTTTCTGACCTGTCGTACACAGTCCATAAAGATACTAATGGGGTAATCCATAGCGCCAAAATAATCAGCCTTAAACTCCGGCGTATTTGCCATTGCGCAGACCATGCCACGCAGCTGCATCTTTGCCGGTTTGTCCATAGCACTATTTAAGCGCTCTCGTGCCTCATCAATCATCGCCAGTCTGGTCGGCTCGTCACTTGCAGTTTCGTGCGTCTTTTCCAAACCGTGCATTGCACATATGTACGCGGACATGACCTCGTACACATTGCGGTTAATCTCCAATCCGTCTGCTTCGTCCACAAACACATATTCATTTGTACGGTTGTCTATGGCAAGCTCGAACTTACTCAAGTCCAAGTCGCCAAATAAAATCGACAAATCCTTTTTGCGCATCCAGACAAACAGTCGAATAAACATTTCATAATCACTGACATTTTGCCAGTCTAAACCTTCATCATCCAACTGCGACTTATAGTCACTTGAAGTGGCTGCAAACGCATAGACGATGTGGTAATAATTGCGCTCCCCAAAGTCGATGATGTCACCAACCTTGGGCATCCGGATCTTTATGGATTTACCATCGTTGGTATCTCCGTCAAGTCCTACTACAAAATCAGTGCCTCGTGCAAGAGGTTTCTCGAAAAGCTCTTCAATAAGCAAATCAATCACACTCCAACATGTCACTAATATTTGTCGTGGTAAAAGTCAGTTTTCTTGCGCGGTGCCGCGTATCAAGGTCGTCTTCCGTATTACTGACAAGCTGTAGTCTCTTTGTACCAAAAGCTTCGCTTCCGGCAAAAATCGTTTCCACCATATCAGCCAAATGGTCAAGCCTTGTAGCGCCGCCAACGCCGTCCATCTGCATAAGGCTCTGGTTCACAATTACCCAGATAATCACGGAGTAATTGCCAAACAAATCATTCACGGACTGCCGCCCGGTCATAATTACCTTCATACAGATATAGCTATGTGATCCTTCAATCGTGTAAGGTATGTAAAGATAGGGGAAAATGTACTTGTACATAGCCTCGTCATTTTCCTCGATGTCATCATTACCCATAGCCTTAATGACTTCGTCGCTGGCAACAAGCTTCGCTACCGCCTCGTTTTTACACTTGATGATATTCGCACTCGATGTCAAACCAAAGTCACCACCTTACAATCGACATAAGTAGTATGTTCGCCATTTTCATCAGAAAGTTTTATACGCACCGTAGTGCCTTCCAAGATTGCCTCGTTAGCAATTTGTACGCTAAGTACATTATTACTAACCGTATAGCCAACATACTTTTTAAACTCGTCTAGGACTACAACATCCCATTTCGGCGTGACCTTTAGTGCCATGCCTGTGTCATCCACAAAGGACGCTGTGAACTTCTTCGCTGAGCCGCCCATCTTTAATTCAGGTTTGCCCTTAAACTCTATCTCTGAAAGGACGGTTTTATCGCCGCCCTGATGGTCTTTAACATCAATATAATCGCAAATCATCAAGTCTTTTCTGTCAGTCTTGGAGTTATACTGGTCTTGCTCAATGTACAGGCATATAAAACCCTCTATGCCATCCTTATACACATACCTCTGCGTAGACACGTCTACGCTGGTAATGCGGTAAGTGATGGGTTTATCATTGATGACCTCCAGCATAATTCGCTTATCGACATAAAGTCTTGCTGAATATTCGTCATAAGGCAGATAGACTTTAAACATGCGCGTACTGATCGTATCGTGCGTGTTCTCGTCCAAGTTTGAAAAATACGGCTTGTCCATCGTAATCCACTGGGACACAATTTTAAGCGTCTTCTCGTCCTGCCAAGACATTTCACGATTGCATTGCTTCATTTTACCGCTGAAATACTGCTCATGGTTCGGGTCAACCTCAGTGATCAACCACTTACAATCAAAGCAGTCAACAAGCGCTCCTACACTAAATTCTTCGCCAGGATATGCGTAGATTTTCTTTTCGGTTGGGACATTCTTGTTTCTCGCGACAATTAAGCGTTGCGGTATACCGTCAACCAGTGTGTCATCGTGGTAATCAATACTGTCCATAAAATGCTTTGCAAAGCTGCGCTGTATAAGCGCATCGTTCACGTCCTTACGGTTATTTTTTGCGGCAGCGCCCTGTATGGCTCTGACCCGTTCATATATGGTCATTGCAAGGCACCTCCGTTAGCTATCATCCTCAGACAAAGAGTCATACTCCAAAGTTTTAAACTTTCTCGTAGCTCGGTCTTTTGAAAGATAATCGTCAAGCATCGTCATATTCTCTGCGTGAATGTCTTCAATCAGTGCTTTTACTGTCTTACGTTCATTAGCAGGGGAGAATACCTGCAGCGTACTGGGAACATGCTGCATTTCAAATGCCTTTAGCTTGCTGTATTGCCGTTTGTACTCTTGCTCGTACATCAGGCAAGCGAGCAAATTGATTTCGACCTTACTTAAATCCCAATTAAAAGCCAAAATCTCGTCATCGTAGTCATAGAAGTCGGCAGTTTCATCTACTTCCTTCTTCAACTCGATAATCGCGATAGCCTCTACAAGATATGTATGGGCGCGTTCCGCCGCAAGAGCCATAGCTTGCTTCTCATTCAGATCGAAATAATTGAAGAAGCTTGAATCTTCCTCCATTTTGTTATAAAATGCTTCATACACTTTTTTGAATGAAGTCATCGGCAATCACGCCCCAATCCATAGTGCGCTATTACTTCGCGCTTACAACCTTCTTCGCCGGGCGGCCACGCTTTTGCACAGGTACAGTGGCGTGGGTCGCGACCGGGTCGTCATCTTCTTTAGGAGCTTCTGCGGTATCGGTCTTACCCTCAAGCGCAGCCAGACGAGCCATCAGCGCAGCAATGGTATCGTCATACGCCTTGCTACGATCCTCAAGCTCCTTAATGCGAGCCTTATCAACCTCATTCGTATTCTGAACCGGGTTGATCATAATGTCAGAGTGCAGCTTACCGGCAACTAACTCCTTATAACGCGCCTCAACGACCTTTCCTACCTTCATAGGAATGTCAATGCCGTTATTCGTCAGGAAGTAAAACCGGCCTCGCACACGCTCAAACTGCGAAGGCTCTTTAATAGCGACAATTCGCTCCATATACTCCGTGGTAGGATTCTGGAGCATCTCATCGATCTTCTCCATAAAAAGAATGGATTCGGGGTCCCTGATACCAAGCTCTTCATAAATTTCCGGGGCTTCATCCGCCTCGAATCGAAGAATACCATTCTTAAAACACTTACTGACTGAGTTCATATAGCGAACTTCCTCAGAAGGAATAGGGAGAACACAAGGCTCTTCCAGAGAACCGGTTTCAAATGTGTAGCATCGACCATTCGTGGTCGGCGCAATCACAACATTCTCTTCGCAGTTAAGAACATTGATATATTTCTTATCCATTACAGACATTTTAAGGAACACCTCATAATAATAAATTCACAGGGCGGCCTATTCCATCCGCCCTGTGTAGTGCTTTGGTTTAATGATTACTGCAGAGTAATCTTGGCCACACGCTCGATGTGGCTGATGGCAGTGCCATAAGTGAAATCCTTGACCATCAGATGAACACGCTCGTTGTTGTTGTCCTCGTCCTGATAGGTATGGATCTCGCCCTTCATATCCAGGTTACCGATCTTACCAGCGATACCGAAGATCTTTTTCCATTTTTTTAAGAAATGTGTTTATCTAAAATTTCATTTATATTGTTAAAATCTGTGTAGGGGATTCTAACAAGATTTATATTGTTCTCGTGACAATAATTGGTCTTAATATCGTCGTTTACTTTTTGTGAAGTAAACTTCTTTTCCATATGTTCGTCCGTTTCGTTTTTCCCGAAGCGAACGGGCACAAAATGTTGCTCACCATCATACTCTATGCACATATTCAGTGTCGGCACAAAGAAATCAAATGGTAACGGTCTTTCGTTCTTGCAATCGTCAAACCTGTATTCGCGTTCATATGCAATATTGTGGTTTTTCAAATATTGCTCTATCTTAATCGCTCCATGAGACATTCTACAACGAGGACACGCTTTTCCTTGCAAAATAGATGCTGCCGGGGTATGCCATTCATATCCACACTTTACGCATTTAAAATTTGCGTGCTTTTCCATTCCACAAAATCCGCCAATATACTCAACCAAATTATTTATTTTGCTCACCCTATTGGCATATTCTTTTTCTGAAACACGGCCTCTACCTGCACAACGTGGACACCCAACAGAATTTGGGTTATTAAGTATCGTATCTGGAATCGCCGACCATTCATAACCACAAACAGTGCATTCATAGTCAACTTTAATGCCCATACGAATGTATTTTGATTTCAGTTTTACAGTAGGGAACCGCTTCCCTAGTTCTGATAAAAACTCATCCTCGTTACGCCGATTAGCCTTTTTCGATAACATTCTGGGCAACCATGGCCATCCAGTAAAATATGTGGTACACTATCCCACTCAAAGCCATCTATTAAGCACTTACAACGAATGCGTGTCGAGTTATTTTTATACTCATTCAGAAACGATATATTTGGATTGACTTCCTTCATTTCTGCCACAAATTGTGCATGGCTTTTTGTTGTCTTTTTTGCTCGCTGCCTTGCCACACACACAGTGCATCCATGACCTTCTATAAGTGATCTTGGTTGCACTTCTCTTACATCACCACAAACATTACACCTGCGCAAAACTTTTATCCTTGGTGCAACATATGGCGAAAGTATTTCGATATTTGGAGATTTCTCGTGTACAATACTTAGAAAATCACTTTCAGTCATTTTTTTCCCTGTCAACGAAAAACCTTCCTCGTATTATAAAGTAGTAGTTATTAAAGTCCCTCTCCAAGGACAAAATGCTACAATAGACAAGGTGCTGTGGATTGGTTTAAACCTCCTACCGCAAGACGGTTTCGGAAAGGCTCCAACCACGGCTCTTTGTTTTTAGTGTTAATCAGTTAGATACCGCCAGACGGTTTATATAGAACGAGGTTACATAGCAAAGAGGTGTGGCTCTAAGCAGCACTGTAAAATAAAACGCCGGAGGTAAAAAGAAATGATTTTTGTTGGTATCGATGTTGCAAAGGACAAGCACGATTGCTTTATCCTCAACTCGGAAGGAACGGTCTTGGCAGATGTATTTACCATTGCCAATAACCGCATCGGTTTTGAGACGCTTCTTTCAAGAATCCAAAGCTGTTCCCAAGGTGAAAGCAAAATAAAAGTAGGGCTTGAAGCCACAGGACATTACAGCTACAATCTGCTGGGGTTTCTTTTAGACAGCGGCCTGGCAACCTATGTCATTAACCCTCTGCACACGAACCTCTACCGGAAAAGTCTCAGCCTGCGAAGAACCAAAACAGATCGGATAGACGCGCGTACCATTGCAATGATGCTCATGTCTGATGTGGACCTCAAGTCCTACTCAAATACAGCATACCACAATGAAGAGCTAAAGTCACTAACCAGATACAGATTTGATAAGGTAAAAGAGCGCGCCAAGCTGAAAAGCTCCGTTGCGCGGTTAGTGAATATTCTATTTCCGGAGCTCGAAAAGCTGGTTTCAAGCCTGCACATCGCTGTTGTATACGCACTGCTGAGCAACTATCCGGGTGCAAGCTATATCGCAAACGCTAATACTGAAGAACTCGCTGAGACTCTTTGCACCGCCTCTAAAGGTCGTTATACCAAGTCTAAAACCGCGGAAATCCAAGTAGCCGCAGGGGTCTCCATTGGCTCGAAAATGCCTGCTAAGTCTATGGAGTTGAAACACACGATTGCTCTCATCCGCGAGCTGGACAAAGAAATTTCTGAGGTAGAATCCGCAATTGACAAGATTACATCTCAGATGGATTCTCCCATCTTTACAATCCCCGGTATTGGCCGACATATGGGTGCAATGATTCTTGCTGAAGTTGGAGATTTTTCCAACTTTGCAAGCGCAGACAAGCTGCTGGCTTATGCTGGACTCTCTCCATCTACATATCAGTCAGGGCAACTGCAAAACTGTTATGCTCACATGGAAAAGCGTGGCTCCAGATATTTGCGATATGCTCTTTTCAATGCCGCCAAATATGTCTGCCTTTGGTGTCCTACATTCTCGGCCTATCTTGAAAAGAAGCGTTCTGAGGGAAAGCATTACAATGTTGCCATCTCTCATGCTGCTAAAAAGCTGGTAAGGCTTATTTTTGCTATGCAGCGTTCTGGGAAAGCCTTCTTAGCTGATTATTAAGCGTGCGATTTTATACGGAGCGAGTATCCGACAACGGATGCTCTTGTTTGCTATACCAATTTTCACCACCTTAAAATTTCTCTCGAAAATTTTGTTTTGGGGCTTGACTTTTAATAGTTAGTCTTTCTAAATAGCAGCGTCTACACACACTGCCATTAAATTTTTAGATAAACACTACGGACGCTACTCCGTTCTCACTGCATACAGCAGTCTCACATTTTCATGTGAGTGAAGACTATATCATCGCCCAACATGGGCGCACACCACTTCGCATACCAAACGCTTGTATGCTACTCTCCCTTTGGAGATAGTCGTTGAACTTTCCTCTATTCGAGGCTTAGCTGCTGATTGCCTATTATTTAACGTTTAGGATTTAACCATGCGCCATCTGTAATATCTTTTCTGCTTTCGCAACGTACCGTTTCGGCATATTTCGTCCGTCCGTTTTAGTTATTACAGCTTTAAGGTTTTCCAGCAATTCAATGTGTCTTTTAACTTGCAATTCTCATTACAAGTGGACTATTTTATGTAAATTCATAATTTAATCCGGGATCAGCAGAGAACCATCACCCAGCTTCTTAGCAGAGCTAATGCCGGTGATAGCAATACCGTCATAGGTCTTGACAAGGCCGTAACGGTTAAAATCATCCTTCATGGAGTCGCTCAGGTACTGGGCGTAGCCAGTCATACGGCGCAGCTGTGCGCAATACTTCATCAGGCTGACAGTGAAGGGGGTAGAACCATCGCTGTACTCATTCAGGTACAGAGCCAGCTTGTCCATGGCCTCCATAGTGGGAGCAGTACCGGCAACATCGATCTTCTGCTCGCCGCCAGCAATAGCAGCATCGACCTGACCCAGGATGTGAGCGAACATCTTATTCTTCAGAGCCTCACTCATGAAAGTGGTCAGGTTAGCAATAGCCTTAAAGCCGTTGCGACGCATATCAGTGTAGCTAAGATCCGTCTCGATCTGAAGGTTCGTCCAACGCGGGGTCAGAGTCTCAAGATGCAGATAAGAATGAGGTACGTTGCCACCCTTAGCAGCCTCATGGGCAACCAGAGTATTCTTAACGGTACGCTGTGCCTGATAATCATCAAACTCACCAACAGTGCCACGATCAAACATGGAATCCAGCAGCTCATCGGGAGCGTTATACAGCTCATCGGTAACTGTCTTGGTAATAAAAGAAGCAATCTGCTTTTCGGGGTCACTGCCAGTCTCACCAACATGATGGGCAAAAGCGTCCATAACTTCAGCAACTTCCTTCTCTTCGTTATTCAGAGCAAGGTTGTACTGAACCTTCTCGGCAATGTCATAGACCTTGCCAGGAGTCTGCATGACCTCTGCAATTTCAGTATTAAGCATAGGTTTCATTTCCTTTCTCAAATTTTAAAGGCCCATGCGTTTAGCACGGGCCTCGTAGATGTCTTTTTGATTAGCCGTTGGCAACAGCAGTGTCGGAAACACGGATCTGAGCCAGCTTATGGGAGCCGTCCATCACAAAACCCTCAAAAACGAAGGGGCTTGCAACCTTAGCAACAGCCCACTTGCCGTCAGTACCAACGGACAGGCGCTTGCCCTTGTCGCCATCAACCAGAGCGTCAGCAAACTGGTCAACGCCATACAGTTCACCAGCAACGGGCTTGATGATCTTAACAAACTCGCCAGCCTTAACGTTGACGAACTGCTCGAAATAGTCATCAAAATCAGTCAGAGCAGCATAAATACCATTGACGGTACGCTCCTTCTCGACGAAATAAATGTCAGAAGCAGCCTCGGCAGCGGGCAGGATAACATTACCATCGGCAACGCTAATCTGGGCACCCATGCCAGTAACCATCGCAACAGCCGCAGTCATATTAGCGGGGGTATACTTTGTGCTATGTACACCAAGTTCACGAATCATAGTGGTTATCTCCTTTACAAATTTTATCGGCCAAGATACTGCTTCATAATATCTTTGTAGTCTCTCGGCTCAGAGTTATAGTTTTTCAGATCAACACGAGGTTTCTCTTCCTTTACCTCAGAAATTTCTTTCTTAGGCGCGGTTTTCTTTGCCGCATTTTTGGCCATAAAGCGCTCCGCAATGACATTCTTAATACCAGCTTCATCATTTGTCTCGATGAGCTGGGCAAGCTCGCCACACTCGGCAACCTCGGCCTCCTGAATCAGCCCGCTGGAAACAGCATACTTACGCAGATTATCCTTCTGCTCGGCAATCTCGGCGTCAATGCGCTCCTGCTCAGCCTTTTCAAACTTCTCCTTGTAAACATTCAGAGAAGCAATTTCATTGTCCTTGCCCTGAATCTGCTCGTTAGCACTCGCCACAGCCTCATTCAGGCTTGCGATCTTCTCGTCGCGCTCAGCAATCGCTTCGTTCACGGCATTAACACTAACGGTAAGCTTCACAGCCTCCGGCTCTGAAAGGATAATTTTATCGTCCTCAACAGAGTAAGTGAACCGTACAAAATCCATCTGGGTTGCATCGCGGCCATAAGACTTCGCCCACGCCTCATGTTCCTCGGGGAACACAAAGGACAGGTCGGCATCAATCCGCTTGTCCCAAATAGCTTCACGGATCTTTTGTCGGATATCTTCGGTAGTCAAAGCAGAAATCTCTGTCTCGGCAACCTTCTTATCCTTGTCCTTGCACTCGCTTTCCTCTTTATCCTTCTTTTTAGGATCTTCAATAGGCTCGTCCTCGGACTTCTTCTCCTCACCATCTGCAGGCTTGTCTTCCTTCTTGTCTTTCTCATCGGACTCAGAGGTCTCTTTTTTTTTCTTCTCTTCATCCTCATCAGGCTTCTTTTCAGGAGTCTCTTTGCCCTCACCATCCGGATTGGCTTCCTTGTCATCAATCTTCTTCTTGGACTCGTCCTCAGAAGTTTCAATGCCTTTAATTTTCACCGTCTTAACCTCCTTATCTTCAATATTTTCTGCAAATGCCCCCATATCCTGTTGGATGGCATCTGCCAGTTCCATATCAAATTCAGGGGCTGCTTCTGCAACTTCCAAAACACGACTGCAATTATAGGCTGGCTTTACAGCTGCCCCAAGCAGGCAATGTCCCAAGAAGATGCCATTGTCAAGAACTTTTACCTTAGCTCCCGCTTCACTTTCGTAATGGGATTCCAAGGTTTGAATTTCCCAACTCGTATTCAAAGTGCCAGATTCCACACGCTTCATAATCAACGCACACGCATTCTCAAAGCGCTTCCAAATCTCGCACGTTGCAACAATACACTCATCATCGTCGATTTTTTCAATACCGACGTCTGTAAACGTACCAAATGCGGATGTATCAAAAGTCGAATCTTTATATGTATTTCCGTTTTTGTCACGCTTAATAACCGTGTGCATATTGTGGCCACTAAAGTCCACGCCACCGCGCCCTGTCGATACAATCTTTCCTACAATGGGCTTATTTTTTAACGTGCCCATCCAATCCTCGATCCTGTCGCGGTTGATTTTCATACGGTTACGGTTTGTACTAAAATCGCAGATGACGAATTTCACCTTATAAGTATCCGATAATTCGTTGTCCTGCGCACACTCGATTACTCGGCTACTATACAGCTGAACTACATCCATCTGTCATCACCTCATATAGGTAAATAGAAAAGACGCTGCATCGCTACAGCGCCTCAATTCCTATTAACCTTTTCCTTGCATTTGCTTTTTGGCGTCATTACGCGCTTTATCATAAGCTTGCTTGTCGGTAGCATCACCCTGCGGTCTGCCGATTTTCTTGCCATCATCCTCAGGGTTCGTCACTCCGGATTTATTACCCGCGCCGCCGCCACCGGAGTTACCATTACCAGAGCCGCCGCCATTGGAACCGCCATTTGTAAATGCGGTAAGTCTGGGAGCAAAGTCCTCGGTAACATTATTCTCGTTTTCACGCTGGCGCTTTGCACGCTCGTCTTCCATGCTCAGACCAAGGTATGTATACGCAGTCTCATAAGATGCACCAAGCGTACTGAATAGGAAGTTAGCAAGCTGCTTCTTCATATCCATGCTCATCATCTCAGAAGCGGACACCTTAACATCCGGCACAAACTCAGCGTCAATATTATTCTCAGCCAGCACCAATCGGTACCAAACCTTCAGGCAATCTTCCACCTGCTCGGCAATTTTGTTGATATTCTTCATCAGCTGGTCAAGGCTAATATTCGCAGTGGAAACTGTCTGCGTACCGTCTGTATTCAAAAAGCTAATGCCAAGTGCACCCATAACACGGGAACGATACTGGTTGACCGTATCAATATTTGTCATTTCAACCTTCGGCTCGACATACTGGATATCTTCAACAGAAGGCGGCGCAGTAACAAATACCGTATTCTGCTTCCAAGCAGACAGGAAATTGTTATGCGCATATGCCATCATGTCGTATCCCTTGCGGTCATACTGCGGACCCATAATTTCTTTCCGCATCTTCTGCCAAATGATCTTCTTTGCCTTTGCTTTAGCATTAACTCTATCCGCATTATCAAATGTTTCCAGCATAAGCACTGGTTTCAAGGCACGGAAGAAAGGCGACACACCATATTTTCGGCCAAGATTACCAATGCGAATTACTGCAGTATGGTCCACATCCAGCTTCGCATAGGTGTCATTATTCTTGTACGCCTCATAAACTTCCTCTGGGTAGTTTTCCTGTATCTCTTCGTCTTGATTGTTGAAAAACAAAGGCTGCCGTTTACGGTCTTTCAGCATCGTTTTATTCAGAGCACTCTTCAATTTTTGAATATTGATCAGCACAACCGGCCTGCCGTTTGATGTATAATCGCTAATTTCAGCCACACCAAGCGGATAATAGTCAACAACGTAATTTTCATCTTTCTTACGCAAGTACATAATATAAGTACCCTCTGCATATGTAATCGGAATAGCAGAGCGTAAGATGCGCCTCACATTGATTTGGTCATTGAAGTCGTCAATAATTGCTTTCGCATTGTCCACGGCCTTCGACTTATTGCGCTTATCGGGATATTTTTTAAAAGAGCATTTAAACTCAGTGTTTACGTTAGACTCAATGGCCTCATAGGTAATGCCGATCAAATCATTCTTATTGATATATGTTTGCACCGCAGCATTGATAGTCAACACATTCGACAAGCTTGTCTGTGTATTTCTGGAAAGCTCATCAATACGGTCAACAGTCAGTGTCTCAGCGTTCTGCGTATCATTCAAATACGCACTGTACTGTTTATTCTCCGGGTCAAATGTAGAGACAGCAAGCTTCATTGCACGCTCATACATCTGGTCTGTCAACTCAGCCGAAGTCAAAACAAGGGTACTTTTATCCGGCGCAGATGCCATGACAACATCGAAATTCTCAGCAGGCTTTTGCGCAGCTTTTCTACGTCTTGCCATAGGTTATCACCGCCTTAAAAACTCACATTTGCAACAAAAATAGGCGCATTATCGCCATACTCTTGTTCCATGTTTCTATGCTCGCGCTCAATCTCGCCAGCAATAAAGTTAGCATACAGGATAGAGGAATATCTATCCTTTCTAGCGCCGGAGCGCTCCTTGACCTTAATCTTGTCGTTCAACAATGTATAATCAAGGTTTACAATTTCGTTTACGAAAGCGGAAATCTGATAGAACGGAGCTTCATACATGACCTGATCTTCAACAGCAAGGTTTTGGAACGCTTTAGAGCCATTCAACCATTCCTTACCGTCTGCTTCGTCTGTCAAGAAGCGGATCTTACCGCGTCTCATACAGTCTCGCAAATAAACCGCAGCGTCACTATTAAACTGTGCCGTTGCCTTCACACTATACATGATCTTCGGCGCATCAGGGTTACGACATCGCGCCGCCATCGCTTCGTCATTGATGCAGCTCCAAGCTTCATACACGATTTTTCGCTCACTGTCATACTGATCCTGTGCTAATTCGTCAAAAACGGACAAACCGACACCATTACAGTCAATCACTACGAAATCGCAGTCAAGATCATCATAAAGCTGTCTTATCCTGATAGCTTGGTCTTGTCCATGACCACCATCTATCGTTTCCATATAAGTAGCGCTTCTCGAATATCCATAGTTTGTCGGCATCATTTGCAGCAAGCTAATGGCCGTAGCGTCATTCTTACTACCGCCCTGCGTGGCAACATCAATGCCAAGCAATCGGATTTCCCCAAGCTTCTTTTTCTGGTACTTAATTTTGGGGTCCCCAAGCAGCTCATAGTACGGCTTTGGGTATACCGGCAAAATAAGCTTCCGCTGTGTCGAAACGTCTTTGTAACTAAAGAAAGCACTCGTAGATTCGCCAAAAAACATGCTTTCCATTTCCTATTTACTACCCTCGGTTTCCCGATATTTAGTAGGGGATTAGACTATATCTTCACCCACAATGGGTGTTTGCCACTACCGGCAGTACCAATCTCTGCCATCAAATAGTCGTTTGACTTTATTACGATAAATCGTAATCTTAGCACCGGATAATCATATCTTTTTCAGACTTAGACTTCCCCGGTTAGCATTGTAATTAAGTGACCATTTCCTGCCACAACTATCGTTCTCAATACACCCGCTTGGTACGGCGGTTCAACAAATTTAAGGAGCACAGAAATGTTTATGCTCCAGCTAACGCTATCAAAGTTTTCTTCCTGCATTTCTTCCTGAATCTGCGACAGGGGATAATACCCCGCCGACACAGGCAGCTGATACGGGAATCCACAAACAAAATAGCTTTCGCCCTTTACCATAGACTTGTAGAAGGCATTAAACTTTGCCCAAGAATAATGGTATTTATAATAAGCAGAAGAAATGTAAACCTCACGGTTTGGCTCCTTCGGTACATGCACCCAATCCTTTGGCTTCGGCACATTCTGCTTATCGGTATATTTCGGCTTATCAAAGAAGTCGGGGCGGCGCTGGCCAGCCTTAAACTTTCTCAGAACGGTATTGATAATGGTTTCTTTAACCTGTACAAACTCATCAACAATAACCAAGTGCGCACGCGCCGATCGCGAGCTATCTTTAGCCGTAACAACCTTAATTATTGAGCCATTTTTGAATTTAATATAAGCCTCAGACGGAACTATCTTAAAGGACGCAATTTCATTTTGTAAATTTTGCGACTTTGGATAGAACTCATCTATAATCTTATTCAAAACATTCAAAGACTGGCTTCGCACACCGGCTGCAATGACAACCTGTGTGCCGGGATACAAAATACAATAAATACACAGCGCCGCAGCTACAATTTGCGACTTGCCCATACCACGGCTTGCAATTACCATTGTGTAATTGAACATGAAAAATACATTTATCAGTATCTGCTGGAATGTTGCCATCCATGTCATGCCAAGATAATCAATTCCAAACCGATGCGGGTTCGCTCTATAAAAGGCAGTCCACTTTTGTAGTCCCGCCTGTATTTTCTCGTACTTTGTTTGCGTTGCCTGTGTAACGGTTTCAACTGCCATCTTTATCACCATCCGTGATATGGTCGGCACTCTCTTCCGTATCAAAATCTCCATTGATCAGATGCGCGAAAATCTCTTCGTCATCTTGGTCGCTGTAGTCAGGCACCTCAGCACGGTACTTATCCATCTCTTCTTCGTACATCTTCGCATATCTATTCTTGATGCCAATCATCTTACAAAGATGCCCGATAAAGTAAATGGTAATAAATTTAATGATACCATCCACATCGCGCCACTCAGGCCGCGTCTCTCCAATAGGATCTTCCTTCTCAAACATCTGGATCATAACGCCCATCGGTTTCTCGCCAGCCTTATCAGCTGCATCAGATACCTTAGGTGTCAGGTTCGCATTATCCAGTGTCTTTTGCGATGTCGTACTCAGTTTGTTATAAAGCTCAATATTACCATCGCGTAAGGCGTTATTCTGCAAGAGCTTCTGGATACAAAAATCTTTGACAAGCTCTTCGCGTGTCATCGTATCAATAACACTGGTACTCCGAATCTCATCGTACTTCGCATTCAGCCACACATATTCCTCTGGCTTAAACCCATAACCCCAGTGGTTTACGTCATTCTTGGTAATAGCAGGCAGTGCAGGCTCATTATTGGCAATGTCAGCAAGTTCACTATTGTGTGCATGAAGATCTTCCATGCTGTTAATAGCAGTACCAGCTTCCTCGCGCAGTGTGTCATCATAGGTTTTACCCGCGTAGACACGCAGATTAGACCGTGATACATAAACAGAAACACGGGAGCGATCTGCGGATATTTTCTTCGACGCCTTCGCCAAAGAAGGATCCCAGTACAAGTCAAGGTGCAATGCAACACGCCGCAGCGCAGCGTCATCGTCACCAAGCTCCTCACAGTATTTCTGATACATCTTATCTACACAGGTTTTGCAAATTGTAAGGTATCCATTGTTACCAGCATAAAGCGGGCTTTGGTTCTTACTAAAATTTCCGCACTGTTTTAAGTAACTGGTCCCACATTTTTGACACCGAAAAACGACCCTATCTTCAGCCAGTGCTCTGATTGCCTTTGGCGTAAGGTCTTTCGTTTTGCTTCTAGGCACTCAAACACCGTCCTTTATAAAACAAATCAAGCGCGTGCTGCAGGATTTGAACCTGCGGGCGATTTCTCGTCTACGGTTTTCAGGACCGCCGCCTTCAACCACTCGGCCAAGCACGCATAAAATGGTAGGTCGGGTTGGATTTGAACCAACATCACCGACTTACAATGTAACTAAATATTTTGAGGTATCAAAAGCTGCACTTTTAGGGCGAAATTTGCTTAATGATTTTCTCAATTTGAACTCCTTAGTATTTCCAGATTTTTTCAAATCTTCAAATGGAATAAGCCACATTTCACTCTTATCGTTTGCGCAAAAGATATAATCTAATTCCGGGTGATTCAATATGCTATCGTATGATTTTCCGCTTGTTCCACCGTTACTTTTTATATTTATTACACCATCTTCTGTCGCCGTAAATTTACATTGAATGGTATTGAATTTTCCATCTTTCTCAGCGATCAAATCATACCATTGTGTGTCATTTAATGGGACAGACACCGTGTATCCATTTGAGCCAAAGTACGCAATCGCAAGCGAAAGACCAGCTCTGCCGCGACTTTGATTTGTGTTTGTTATCAAAGCTTTCTCCTCAAAAAAACAACCAGCTCGCCGCCTTCGACCAACTGGGCTACCGACCTATATATAAAAAGAGAGACCCGACGCATCGACCCTCTCCAGAGCGCAGTCCGCAAACATACGCCCGCAATTCACAAAAAACACCAACGGCGGCAGTACCGGCGTCGGCGCTAAAACCAACAAATGTCAGTTTTATGATTTCAAAAGCCAATATGGCATGGCGCGGCGGGCAAGATTTGAACTTGCGGGCGGTTTCCCGCCACTCCCTTAGCGGGGGAGCGCTTTTAACCACTCAGCCACCGCCGCATAAAATGGGGAACCAACCTAGGCCGATTCCTTGAAAGCCGTCGGCTTTTGTACATCAACGGCGGTGTCCCCTTACCTGCACACGCTTTAATCTTCGCCACAATCACAATGGAGCTTAGCGGAACCGTTGTTTGGCTTTGCGACTTAACGATTACTCGTTAAATATGGCCGTCTTTCACGGCAGAGAACCACCCTGTATTACAAAACGCCACACAGTTGCGCATCAGCGTGTCAGGCACGTCATCGAGAGGCTTGTGTGTGGGTTGGTGCCACAACTTGGACTTCTCCTTACGAGGGAGACATTTTATCTTCTAAAACTATCGCGGCATATATTTGCAACCGAATTGCAACCGGTTGCAATATCAAAGCACCACTCATGTTACACATTGTTAAGAGGTACAAGTGGTTAATTGGTGCTGAATGCAGGCTCCACCCCCGCCACCTCCTGAGTACAAAACAGGTATTCTACTAAATGAACTAATCCAGCAAATATAAAAGACGGCGAATAGCTAATACTGCTCGCCGTCTCGAATGGAGGAATAAATGAAAAACAAAAATAAGAGAATGTTGGTAGCTAAGGAGAGACTCGAACTCTCAACCTATCGCGTATGAGGCGATCGCTCTAACCATTTGAGCTACTACAGCCATATTGCGGGAGCAGGATTCGAACCTGCGACTCCAGGGATATGAACCCCGTCAAGCTACCACTGCTTTATCCCGCGTTATATGAGTAGGGACCACTTGCGCAGCCCCTACTATTAAGGAGAATATAAATGCTCAACACGCAGACCAAGCGTGTAATTGGTTAATTCAAAGAAACAAGCTTCGTTTTGTCCTCGATCAAATTGCCATCAAAATCGAGATTAAGCACAATAAAGCCTTCCTTTTGGGAGTTGATAAGATTTCCGTCATTGTACAGCATCTTATTCGTTTCACAACAGCATCCCTGCTCGTAAATCATGGTCTTACCAATCTTATACATACCAAGGCGATGCGTGTGTGCAAGCACGACAGAGCCAATCGGTGCATTGGTCTCATTTCTAAGCCAATTCAGCGCCTTTTCTGCCGTCTTCATAGGACCACTGGAAAATGCTCGCGGATGTACAAAATAAACATTACCGTACTTACTATACCAAGTACCGGAATATTCAATTTCAACATCATCAAAGACCTCGCACAGCGGCGGATATTTAACCTTCGCCCTGGTCTTACGGTCATAGTGCGTAAACCCATCCACAAAAATATAGTCAAACGCTGTCTCCGGCATCAATTCCTGAAGCTCATTGTCCATGTGCTTCGCCAGATACTGACCAAGGCGCAGCTCGTGGTTGCCATAATTCACCAGCACCTTCTGCGGATGCAGCATATCGATCAGGTCGATCACATACTGCCGTGCCACAATCATTTCCTCGATAGGGGAGACACGATATGCCTTATTGAAGCGCGACGTGGCCTGATTGTCCAGTAAATCACCGTTGATTTGCAGCACATCAATCTTGCCAGCGTATTCCTTAAATGTCTCTACCGGTTTCTGGAACGGGATGTGCAAGTCAGAAATAGACAGGATGCAGGTCTTTGCCGCACCATTATCATTCGCTACAACACCGCTCAGATTCTTTTGATACTGTACACCCTGATAAAAAGACTTAAAGTGTTTGCGGTATGCGCACTCACCATAGTCCTTACCAGTGTCTTTATTAAAGATGTCAGCGGCCATCTGCCATGTAAGATTACCGTCCATGACCATCTTGCCGACACGCATCATAAAGTCATCGTGGCTTTCATAATCGTGTCGCGCAATACTGTCAATGTCAATATAGGAACCCTGCATAAGCGTTACTCTTCAACGGTCGGAATTTCAGAGGTATTCTGGATCGTAATCGAGATACCCTCAACACCGTCCCACTCGGCAAGAACATCCTGCAGATTGTAGACATTGGTCTCGTCCTTAGTGAACTCGGTGATAGTGCCGTCCTTCGTGTCGATGATCGCATTCTTAAAAGTGACTGCCTTCTTAGCCTGTGCCATTACGCCATTCCTCCATTATTTGCTTTCTTGTTGTTTTTCATTTTCTTCGCAGCATAAAACCGCTCTCGCTCAATAATCTGGGATGCCTCAAAATTATTGGGGATCAACTCCAGATACCGCATGCTTTCCTCCAGATACCGCTTATGTCGGGTCTTGGCAATACATGCCTTCGGATACTTTGCGCGAACGATCTTCGCTTCGGCGATGGTGATTTGAATCACTTTACAATTTCATTCCTTTTGTTTAAATTTCACCTTCCTCGTTGACTCAACAGCGATTTGGTGATATAGTAAAATTGGGGTTTTTATAACTATCCTTCCCCTACACACGCGCTTTTTAAAAATAAAACCGCATAGCATCGCACTTATTTTACAGTTTTCAAACCTGAGAGTGTCAAAAATTGTAATTTCCAGCGCTTTGCTATGCGGTTTTTCGTTTTATTGCGTCCTATTTACCAGACTGTACTTGTACTTTTCACCGTAGATATCAACGCAGCCCTTCGCGTCCGGCACAATAACACTGATGGGTTTTGCACTGGCGCGGATCGTCTTGTAGAAATTCTTGTTGGGCGCACCAAACAGAATATTAAACAAGGGTCTGCGAATATCCGCGCATCCGTCAGACTCAATCGACATAAGCAGCCAACACATCGTACTGTAACTCAGCCGCATATTATCAATGTAGTCAACGCAGTCCTGATAGGCATCAAACACAAGATCGACCGTTTGCTTGTACAAATCGAAATCGCTTTCATTAGAAGCACCGCAGCCAAGCTCCTTATCCTTATTATAGGCAGTCCAGCATCGCTGCTGGCACGCCCGCGACGAGCGCACCGCGTCAATGATAAGGTTTACCTGCTCATACCGTACCTTTTCAATGTCAAACTTACTGGTGTCTATAATGGTAGAGAAGGGGAGTGCTTGCTGTCCTCTGGTGTTGTTGTACCCGCGCCGGATCACCTGTTGCAGATAATCCATCGTGGTATGATGCGTCTGGTACTTCTTCTTTTGGGGATTATAATAGCCCTTGGTCTTTGCCACAAACCCAAAGAATCCTGGCTTTATCATACGACCGTCCTTTTTATCGCGCCGGTCGTATTTCTTTTTTAGTTTCTTCAACTCATTGACATTACTTACAGTAAACTCTTTCTTTGCCTTGTCACCATTGTGTTAGACTATGCTCGCTACGCATAGCCACGCCGAAGCGTCTTATACTTTCGTATAACGTGCAGACTATATCACACCCCGGTCTGGGGCAGTACCACACCGAACGCCAATCGCTTGCGTCCGTCCTTATATAAGGTAGTCGTTGAACTTTGCCCTGTTTGGGCCTTAGCTGCTGATCGCCGATTATAAAGCCTCTTAGGTTTTAACCATAAGGCATACAGGCAACTTTTTTCTGCTTTCGCCGCATATCGCACCTCTGCTTATTTCATCAGTATGCTGTAGCGTGCCTGCCTTTACGGTGTCCCAGCAATTCAATACTTTTATTTTTACGCACATCCCTGTACGCCGAGACTGAATTCAATCTCAATTCCAGACATTATACAAAGCTTAGAAGAATCATAGTAAATTTCCGCAACGTCCTCAAAGCTGGCTCCATTGTTAATCATATCCCACATCAGTGTGTTAAGCTCTTGGCTCAGATTCACAATTTCACCAATCTTATTGACGCTCGTCTTAATGTCAAGGTCTGCTTTCTGCTCCGCAGTATATTGACGCTTCGTCTTCTTACCGCTAACAAGGTTAGTCGGCACGAGGAATCTGTCATAATTCCGCATTGCAGCGTCAATGATAATCTGATTATCAGAAACTATGATACTATCGCTGTCGTAGTCGCAACCATTGAGCCTCTGTTGAATATTCTCTCCAATAGCATTGACGCACAAAATCTCAGGCGTCAGATTAAAATAGCTGTCAATTTCCCAATTCCCTACATTTTTCGTCAGCAAGATATTGCCGGGATTGATGTGCGGGCTTCTGCATCCCAACAGTACCTTATCAAACGGGAACCGTTTCGTATGTACATGGCCTACGCCAAGCACGCTTTCGCCGTTAAACTCACCGATAGCTTGATACAGCATCTCCACGGGGTTGCCAAGCAATGTCTCATAGTTGCCATTGATAAGTACATGTCCCCGGCGCATGTTATTCACAAACGACCGCGTCAGGTCACTGCGGAACGCACTGTACATTGCCGTCTTAGCAAAGTCATCATTCAGCCCAAGCAGCTTGTACACAATGTCATTCTTGCTTTCCAAGGCGGTCATAGGCAGATGAAACTCTTCATCAACAGGGTACTTTATATGGTGTCTCAGTACCGCCGGGTCGCTGTTTAATAGGTCAACGTAGTCAAGCGAAGGCTCAACCAGTTCCTCAACCTCTTCATAGCTCAGCTGCAGCGTATTTAAAAGCTGGTAATGGCTCTGCACCATGCGCCCATCAAAGAAATGGGTCTTTTTCTCATGCTTTACAACGCCAAAGATGGGGTCAATATAATGCAGCCAATCCTCCAGCTTACCAAATTTAAGGTACTTGATACTGCTGGGTGTCGTAATCAGCTTCACATCCTCGATCCGCTTCGCCAAGGTAAAGCCATTCAGTTGGCTCACATCCGTAATACCATGGTCGGCAAAGAACCACTCAATATTGCAGTTAAAGCAACAGCTCTTAAAGAATCGGTTTCTCAATAGCAGCATACCATACTGGCTATACTTGCCGAAAAGGCTGATGTCCATCAGGCTCTGACCGTCCCAGATGGAATTGGTAACCTCGATCTTCTCCGGCGCGGCGGTCAGGTTGGAGTTTTCGTCCTCGCGGACAGCGATGACATCATCCAAGAATACACTCTCAAAGTCATCCACGACAAGGATATTCTCAGGATTGATCTCGATGGTGTCAATGATACTACTAAGCGTCAAAGCGATATATGCCTCGTAGGCGGCCAAGTCTATGTCCTGTCCATTCCGTACCTTGATGCCGCACGCCTGCCACTTAGCCATGGCAGGGTACAGCTTCTCGTCAATAAATAGACACTTACCAACTCGGCTCGATCCGGACGACCGCTTGAACCGCACATAATGGATGCCATTGCAGTAAAAGCCATTCTCATACAGATCCTCACGCAGGTCGCTCACGCCCATGACATTCTTGATGTTTCGCTTTGCCCGGTACTGTCCGTCCTTATAATAGAAGAACTTGCCAAGCACATCGCCGCCGATAGGGGAATGTACATCTTCGTCCACCTTAATGGCGATAAGCTCATTGTCCTTAATACACACACAGTCATCCAGCACGGCATCCTCAAGCTTATATCCATCCTTAATATACAATCCAGTACGGATTTCATTGTACATTTTGACGGAATATTTGAACGTCACGTTAATTATACGAGTTGTATATTCATAGCGTCCGCACATAAACCCAAAGTCCTGTCGCCGGTACACACGCTGGTAAATCTCCCGCAGCTTAATAAGGTCAAGGCTATAATCAAGCACATTGATGAAGCGTTTCGTGTTAATGTCCCCATCCTTATTACGGATGTTAAACCCTACCGGCGACGGGTCCTTGAAATGGTTAGACAGGTATATATCTTTCGCATCCAGACTCAGGATGCGTACTCCCTCAGGAGTACCATTCATCCCGGTCATTCGTCAGTCCTCCCTGTGAATACGCTGCGCCATCGTCAGGGAGCCATAAGCAGGCACTCTGTTGTACGACACATCCCACTTGGCAGGACCACGATTCTTTTTATATTTAAACTCTTTGCAGCTGATTCTCGCTTCCTTATCCGTAAGGCCATAGCATGTATCTTCATATTTGCACTTACTGCATATGTATTTCTTCATAAAAACGTCAAGCATGCCATGCTCAACATACCACTTACGGGTGTCTTCCATATTTTGATTCATCGTAGTAAATTCTCCTTATATTTCTGTTTTTCATTTTTCATCGTTCCTTTCTATCAATAGTAAGGTCAGATGGCGGCATAAATGCCAACCATACACAATCATTTCGGTTGTCTACGGTTACAAAGGCTCCGGCAGGCTCTCAGCGCCCCACAGAGCCATTCCTACAGGTTCCAACACCAAAGGAATGTAACTGTCTTCGTCATTGCGATATGCCTCATACGGCTCGCTAGGCCGCTCTCAGGCATTCAGTTTTATGTACGCTTGTTTCATCACTTCTTCCATACAAGACTATAGCTTTCGCAGCTACGGGAAACCATAATATAGGCGACTTGTACGAATCGATCATTACAGTATCGCCGGACGCCCGCCACGCAGCCTACGGGCACGCAGGAAAGGATCCGAAGACAAGGGGATATAGGCTTGCTATGCTATGTAGCCTGTCTCAGCGCGTCCCAGAGGCCATAGAGGTGTTTGGTTTTATGTATCACCGCAGGTTATACCCAGTCTTTGTATTTGCCCCAGTCACTGACCTTGACAGGCTCGCCACCAATGGTCTTACCTTTGCAGCCATTGATTCTCTGGCAAGCAGCGATATAGCCACTCGCCGCGCCGCGAAGCCTCTTATCAATTTCCTCGTCTGTACCATCATTAAGGGTATAGTACATAATCTTACGAATGGCACCTGTCTGGTCAGTCGTAAAGCATTCTCTCTTCCTGATAAAACCAGCAGTCTGCAGAAAGGCTGTGGTATTCGTGACCGTAGCCTCACTAATACAAGCTATCTCGGCCATATAAGCGCGGGGAACATATGCTGCGCCACACTCCCAATCCAGTAGCACCCTGCGAATGGCAAAGTAACAGCGGATTGCTGCCTCGGCACAGAACTTTAGGGTAAAGGCTCGCTTGTCATCATTAAGCAGCATCGGGGTCCTCTTAATATAGAGAAGCCTCTCCAACACATCCGCAGGAACGCCACAGTGGGTTTTAAAGCCACAAGGTATATCCGCGACCTTGAAGCCGAACTTTTGCGCCGACTCGATCCGATCCATAGCAAGGTAGTCAGGAGCTTCCTCAAAGTAACCAAGGTCCCGCAGCTTGTTGATGGTCTCGGCAATCTTCTCATTCATACAGCCTTTACCGCGCATCGGCGTAAAACACATCTTGTAAATAATGTCCCTGAGGGAGATGATCGCACGACCGTTAGCATTACTCTGGACCAGAACCGCAAGATAGACACTCGCAGATTTGTAGATATCCTGATGCTGTAATACCATGTCGAACGGAACGTAGTATGTTATTCCATGTTTTACCATATTTTCCTCCGTTTTCCTCAAAAACGATGTATTTTATAGTCCGTTTTATTGGACTTTGCTTAAAAAAGATACGCACGGAATCGCGCATGGCCGTAGCTCAAAACAATAGTTATATATACCTGCACTGAAGTGAGCGCTCCGCTCGCTCCAAAAAATTTGGCTCGCTACGCTAGGGGACCTACCCGCCCCATACCGCGCCCGGTCCCCCTTTTTGCTTGCCAGCAATCAAAAATTCCCCTCCTCGCCCCATGCTCGATCCTAAAGGACCTCGCCCCGGGTCCCGCATTTTGATGCGGAACCTTGAATTTGTGAACAAATTGTTAAAATTGGAAATAATTTGGTGCTTGTTTGCGTTGATATTGGTATGTTTGAGCCTGAAGAAGAAATCTAATGTTTGACAAAAGCACTAGATGTATATAGCTTGTGTTGTTTTTGGTATGTTCATTGCTTGACTATATTATAACCCAAGGTCTGGCGGATAATCAAGATGTTTTTTAAAATTTTTAAAATGTGTCGTGAATAACAACTGGTTTAAAGAATTCTCTCTTTTTCAGCCTACGGCGTTATCATCCTTCGCTTCGCTCCGGATGTCAGGGTAGGGGAGTGGTCTCTCTATATAATAAAAAAGCCTGCTCACTAAAAGCAGGCTATAGTATCGTGCTGGCTAAAGCTATGGCGTTTACTAGGATCCGGTGACTCCAGTAGCCTCTTCACTTCCAGACATTCCCTGTATTCCAGAAAGCTTGTCTATGCATAGATGAGGCTATAGCCTCTGGTCTTATGGTCATATTTGTGGGGAGCTAGTACGGATTTATAGGTTTACCATTATTCCCCATTGAAATGTAGAACATTGGCCTTTTCTGCAGAATTTTGGCAAAGTTCTGAAAAACCGCATAGGTATAGGCTTTTTTGGATTTTTGACCCCCTTAAAGGCCGGAAAATCTCGGTATTTCAGAATTAACGCTGTAATGTAAAAATACCCCGGGTATATTATTATACGATGCTACGATATTTATTAGAAGATTAGTATAGATATAAATAGAGCCAGGCTTAGAGCGTTTTATGGTCTTGAAGAGAGCTGCCAAGAGACAAATTTGTTGGTTCCAGACATGGCAAATATGTAGGAATATTTGTGAGATTACAGCAGTTTAATAGTCCCATTTATGGTACTATAATTTATGAGATTTGGGCAGGAAAGATGTCCTATATTAAGCCTAATTCTGCACTTCCTAGAATTTGATGTCAAATTATTTTTGCTTAGAAAACAGGACAAAACGGTGGCTTAACAGATTGGAAAATGGGTAAATCATTAAGGAATGGAGGGGGATAGACAGGGAACAGAAGGGAATGAGATAGGATTTTTATGGGATGGGAATTGTGGAACTTAGAGGAATTTGTGGAGTAGGGGATAGTACTGGGAAATGGCTTAGGTATAAGGTTTTTCGGGGATTTGGGAAGATAAGGTGGGGATTGGATTCTAGGGATCTTGGGTGGGATTTAAGTGGATTTAAGAGGATTTGAGAGGGGATTTTTGTAACATGGTACTGTTACAAAGAGGTACTACCCGGCTCGCTGGGCTGGTCGATGCTTGAAAAAATGAAAAATAACCCCCACGCCGCAAAAGCGCCAAAAGGCGGGGTTTACATAGTGTATATTATGCCGCATATACTGTACGCACTGTATAGCTTGCTTTTGGCCGTGGGCCGTCGTGGGCCGTCGTTCAATCTGTACAGCCGCGGCCAAAACATAGCGGTTAGTTAGGTACCTAACTGTTAGATACCTAACTGTTAGGTACCTAACATTTTTTCGTTCTCTTGTTCTACAAATGTAGAATATAGGGCACAACATATATCAATATATATATACCTAAATATATTTACTTAACACCTGTTAAGTATTTTCTCTTTTGCCTATAATGGTATTATATATATTATATATAAGCATCGCTAGAAATATAGCGACACATCGTTATATTTTAAGTATTTTCTATCATTGCAATTTTAGGCACGTGTACAATCTATCGTTATATCGTTAAATATTGCATATCGTGCAACATATTTACATAATCTTGCAACATTTAGTATATTGCAATCCCGTGGCAACAGTCGTATCATATAGGCACAGCAAGGGCAACACCAACAGCAACACCAAATGCACAGTACCTTGCTACATAACAACAGCGTTTTAGAGTCGCCAAAACTCTAGTTGCGTATAGTGTGCGCGACAGTACCTTGACAATGTTATACACATACTAACTTTTTTATATACGTTCATCGTATATAGAAATAGCTAAAATATACGTTCATCGTATATCGCTGGTTAGTACCGACTTATATTATATAGTCGGAAAATCACTATTTGGAGTATAGAATAGTTGCAAGCGCGGATAGCTGTGCTAAGCGTAGAAATTCTAAGATTACTAGCTATAAGTGTACCATTTTGCAAAAGAACTTGTAGTTATGTGGCGTTAGCTAGTTACTAACGTTAGTAGCGTAAAACTACGTAACCCCACCGTAGACTTGCAACGTAGATAGTTAGCGGTTAAAAGTCCGTAAGTTCCGCCAGATTAGTGTATCTTCTGGTCGGCGGTTATCATAATATCTTGCGGATACTATAACACTAATAACAAGTAGCAAGCTATGCCAACATAGGGCATTTTGTAAAGGGAAAAACTGTGAAACTAGGCCATACAAAAAATACTATGTACAGCTGTAATACGACTGTATAATACCATTGCAAAGATACTATGCGATGGTCACGCCCTGTACCTACGTTTACAATTTTACGGCGCGGGGTATAAAAAAATTGTCTCTAACCAAAACCACAAGCGCACAAAAAGACTTGTTTTAAGTTTCTTTTGTGCGCTTTTCTTTATCCCTAAATATAAGATTAGAGATATAGAAAAGCGCATAAAATCATGTGCTTGTAAACCTCTATAAAAGTAAAGGAGCAATTACTATGTTTAGAGAAGAATTGAAGTCCGCTATTATCGCTTTCGCAAGTGGTACTGAAATCCCCGCGGAATTTGCAAAAGAGGTGGCCGAACTGACGGTTGCTGACCTTGCAGAACTTCGCAACGAGAACAAGAAAGCAAGCGTTTTCTGCGAAAAGCGTGCTAAGGCTATCAAATTGGCCGCACGTAACGCAAGAGCTGACGAACTGCTTTCCATGGAACATGTTGCTATGTTCCGTGAGTTCATTGCAAACCCGACCTATACATACGACAAACTCGACCTTGACACAAAAAAGGACGAGTGGCAGGCAGTTAAAGCAAACGGAACACTGTCTTTCCGTGAACTGGAGAACCGTTATCAGCTCAAAATGAGCACCGAGACAGATGCAAACGGCAAGGCCATTGCCAATCGTTCTGTGACGATTGCTGTCGATCCCAAATGGGAACTGTTTATGTGCATGCTTCTTGATAACATGCAGCTCAATAACGCGAAGGCGTTTGACCAGTCTGCCATTACTTTGCAGGAAGCAGGCTGTGGCAGCGATGCAAAGAAAAAGTACGGTTTTGAGGGTATCGGCAAGGAAAAGCTGAAGGAACAGCTCCGCAAGGTGGTATCTGCGCTTATCCCTGAGGAACTCGTTCCGGCAATGGACAAGAGTGATGTAGGTTATCTGTTGACTGCCTGCGATACTGCCCGCAAGGGAAATATCAAGGTCCTGTCTGAAAAGAACCTCACGGAAGAAGTCTTTGTGACCATCCGTACCCGCACCAACGGTGGCAAGTATGCCCGTGGTAGCAAGGCCCGCATCTACCGTGTGCCCGAGGAGAAGTGAAAACTTCTCTTTCTCTAACCATGACCATAATCGCACAATGTAAACTCTAACCAAAACCACGCGGCAGGGGATAACTCTGCCGTTCCCATGTAATGCAAACCGCCTTGTCGTGGCACATGGGCTTTATACTAAGTGTTTGCAAGGAAAAGGCCGACAGAAGCAATATCTGTCGGCCTTTCTCTAACCATTACCACAAGCGCACAATGCTCTTATGATTTTTTATTATAGCACAACAGTGTGTGTAAATGCAAGAGGTTTATGAAATAGTTTTTATTTCATATTAAGTTTGCCATTTTCATAAGTAAGTGAATTATCAAGATAAGCGTCAATGCAAGCCTTGAGAATCACACTCATATTCAAGCCTTCGTCTTCGCATTTTCTTTGGAAATCATCAAAAATAGATGGCTCCATACGAACGCGAATAAACTTTGACTTGCCTTTAGAAGCCTCGTATTCATGTGAATAATCTCTAGCCAAATAGAATTCCTCCCAATAATCGCATTATATCATATTCCAACATAATGAAATCACCTTTATTTTATTATACCACACCACCTGCGCACTTTGCAAATCCAAACGCAATAAACCCATTCCCAATTTTTCCCGCGTCAATCATCATCTTCGTATGATGAAATATCGACACCGCAATCGTAATCTATCGGTGCGCCTACATTGATAGTATTATCTTTGATGATAACCTTGTTTCTTTCGGCATCCTCCTTAGGATCGAAATAATGAAATGGTGCATCAAACTTATCATATCCAAAATGTGATAACGCTGCCGCAAGATAGTAATCCGGATTCCTAAAATAGGTCCTAAGGTAAAGAAATAGTTGCTGCTTAATTTCTCTATCTGTGAAATAAAGGTTGATTCTGCAGGCAAATGCCAAACCTTTATCAATATGTAAACTGTTTCCCTGTGAATCTGTTCCCTTGCGCATACATTTCAAAATGGAATCTTTGTCAAATGAAATCCCGCGCCGACGATAAACGAATTTTGTCCTTTGCAGTTCCTCTCCGTACAGCAAATAATCTGCAAACGCAAGTGTTAATGGATCGTCAATGGCGTCCAAGTCCGAATACTTGTCACGCATTTCTAGTACAGTATATGAAAACTTGTTTAAAAAAACAAGCTCTTCATGAGATAACCTCATTCTGAAAACATCTCCTAACCAATCAAACGAAAGGGAAGTGATAAACATGACCGATGAATGCTAACTTAATTATATCGTATCAATGCGCCCTTTGCAATGAAGGGCGCTTATTTTTGTCATAGTGAAGGGAGCAATTCACAATGATTAGAGCAAACAAGCCCATTTCCGCAACCCAAGCGGAACACTTTTCCAAAATCACCACCCACGCAGAGCGTTACCATGCTGTGAAAAGCGGGTTCTTTGACCTGCGTTGGAGCGATCCGTATTTCATCGAATACGGCAAACTCCGCCCGGTTCGTACTATGGAAACACAGTATGATTGCAAGGCGATCATCTACGAATTCGGCAGTGAATACCGTGAGATGAAAGACAGCTTCGGCCTTTTCCTTGAGATGATGGAAATTCCCTTTGTTGAGCTTTCCCACAAAACGGAAGAACAGATGGGTGATAGAAAATTCCGCATTAAGGTCGTTCCCACGACTTACGATGAAGCGAAATGTGTTGCCCGATGGATCCAGTTTCACGCTATCATCGCAGCGATGAAATGACGGAAGAATGATAAGAGGTGTCAATTATGAAGAACGCAATGAAAATTATCCTGACCGTGGCTCTGTGCGCCGCTCTGGCCGCAGGAACTGCTTTCCTGACCTATCGGCAGACCATGCGCAGCCTGCACATTGAAATCGTAGGCGAGACCGCCTATGTGACCGTATGGGATCAGACCGATGAATACATCATCGGCAAGTAAGAATGAATATACCGTTGCATAAAGATGAATAATGTATGTTTATGCAATGATTTATACATATAAGGAGTGTCATACCATGAAACGTATTATCCTCGGCCTTGCCGTTGTCAGCACTTTTTTGATGATGATTTGTGCAATTTGCACAATGGTGAACTCACACCCTGTCGTAATCTCCGTTATGGCCGTTGCCGGCCTGATTGTACTGGCCGTCAATGAAAAGCCTTTCCGTGAAGGCCATGACTTCATTGACAAATACGTTGAGAAGCACATTGAGGTGAAATGAAATGGCAGAATATATGATCTGTTCCACGCCGCGAGGCACCGGAAGGTATGTTGCACAAACCATTCCGCGAGATTATAAGTGCATTGAATACATCGGTACGATGCAAAAGGATTACTTCGGTAAGATCACAGCTACCTGTCCGCGTCTTTTCCCGACGGAAGAAGCGGCGAAGCAGTATCGAAATCGATTCTGTGATGAACGCAAGCTTCCTCTGTGGTATGTCCGTGAATACAATGCCTGTTGCAATGATGTGTTGCCTGCAAAGGAGTGTGAGTCCGTATGAAAATGACCTATAAGACCCTTTTTGGAAGCCTTTGCCGCCGCGAAGCGGAACGCTTCAAGACCTACCTTGAGCAGAACTTCTTCACGCCGAAAACCTATATGGTCGGCGATGACTTACTCTGCATCGAAGTCGAATTGACTCCTACGGAGGCCAAGAAGGTCAGCAAGTATTATGATTTCTATATCAATCGTAATGCCTGCGTCAACCAACCTGCGTGAAAGGTGAATAAATATGGAAACTTACAGACAGATGCAAGCACGCCACCAGAAGGAAATGAACGACTTCCCGATTGCGTTCGCATACGATGAAAAGCAGTTCAACGATGGCATGAACAAGCTTGGTCTTGATCCTTCGGAAACTGACAAAGTCGTCAGTGTATTCTATGGTGCGTTCATCCGCAAGGAAGATCACCCTGCACTGATGGAAATGTTTGAGCGTCACACTCGTGAAGAGCGTGACGCTTTTGTTCGCAATGAAGACGATTGGGCATATCATGCTTTTCGGTATGAATTAGCCAACCATGAATTCAGTTACACGGGCGATTATGAGCCAGCCTTGGAAGCCTGCGGGTTCACCTTGGAAGAGTTGAAACAGTATCCCGACTTGGTGGTTTCCTTCCGCCGGGCAATGCGGGATGGCGTGAATAATGACGATGGGGAGTGAATACTATGATTTGCTATAGCGATCTGAAAATTGATACCAACCGTGAAAGACCTTACTGCCATGGTCAGCAGGCATGTGTGAATATGAGCGGGATCCTTTCCACGCTCATGAAAGAGGCCGGTAAGTGTGAATCCTACGCAAGCGATCTGCTTATCGACCTGTATCCCATCCTGAAATGGCAGCGCGGCGATGCAAGCTTTGATACCATCGCAAACGAGACCTTTATGTTTGGCTTCCGTGACTGCGGAGTCGATCATGATAAATTCATAAAAGCCCGCCTTGAGCAGGGATATGAATACCGTGCTATTTACTCCCTCCGCTTCGAGCGCGAGGATTTCGATGACCTGGACTGGATCAATGTCTGGTTTAAAAAGGTCGTGTAAACAGCTATCCCTTATGGAAGGGGATAGGGGCGTAGTCCATAGCGTCCTTAGACACCTCCATTTCCATACATAGCAGGAGTTGGTGGGCCTGCCGCTAATGAATCGTTTGCTCCCGAGTCATTGGTGAAAGCATCCCACCACTAAAGCGGAAACGCTTAACATAAACAAATCGAAATCCTCACGCAACAAGGCGTGATGATATATAAGCAAAAATGAACAAAAGACAAGGAGCAAAATTATGAAAAAGTCCAACGAGTCCGTTAAGTCCATCAGCTCTGACATCATCCGCAGCAAGATGATCGTTGACGCAGCCGAGAAGAACGCTGTTGTCATGAACGGCGAGAAGATCATGAACGTCCCGGTTGACCTCTGCTTCGTTGATAAGAACTATCAGCGCGAGATCCGTGGAACCCGTTCGTCCATCATCATGGATATGGCAAACAACTGGGATTATGCAAAGGCTGGCCAGATTCAGGTCTCCTACCGCGAGGATGAAGGCAAGTTCGCCATCATTGACGGTCAGGGACGCTGGGAGGCAGCGAAAACTGCCGGGCTTTTGACCATTCTGGCAAACATCAAGACCGGCCTGAGCGACTCCGATGAAGCGAAGCTCTTCGCTGAGCAGGATAAGAACCGCGTCAAGGCTTCGGAGCATGCCAAGTTCCGCGCCGGTCTCATCGCAGCGAAAACGGATTCGGATTTTTCCGTATATCCTGAGCTGGCCCAGATCATGAAAGCGAACGGCGTTGACAACCCCGCCCATGTTTCCGCCATCACGGTCGCCCTTCATGTTATGAAGAAGGATCCTGTGGAGTGTGAATGGATCTTCAAGACCATTCGGAAAGCAAACTGGCATGATTGCAAGGCTGGCTACAGCCAGTATGTTATGAAAGCACTGTCCATCATCTACGAGGAGCAGAGCGAACTGCTTCCCAAGGTTGATAAGAACCTGATCCCGTACATGCAGAAGACGAACCCCGGCTTCTTCCGCGATGCCGCCGGTACTTACGGTACGCCGTATGTAACGAAGTCCCGCAATGTCGCCAACATTATGATGAAGCTGCTCTGCGGTGATAAGGTGATGACCAGCAAGCTGAAGACCCTGATGGCAGAAGCCAACCTCGCCTGAGAAAAATTTTCCGGAGGGGATTGACACAGATTGGTTTTCGTAGTATGATGAGCACATCAGAGATACCAAAACCAACACAAGCCGGACGCCTGACAGTACCGGGGCAGAAGTAACTGTCACCATGGTCATAAGACCAAAACATAAACGAAGAAAGGAATGATTGTAATGGTAGTAGTAAGGAACCCAAGACCCATGTTTTCCGTACATAAGTTCTTGTATGGTAATGTGGAAAGTTATGCTTTGTTCATTCCGGCAGGGAATGGGCAGACGTGTCATATCATTCGGGGCGATGATCCCGATGGTATTGTACAGCTTCACAATGCAATCGTGCGGGCGATTGACCGGGGAATTTTTGCAACCTTTGTTGGTTGTACCTTCGGTGAAATCGTAACCGCAGCCAATGCCAGACTGATTGAGCTGGCGATCAGATCGTATGATAAAGCCATCGACAGCGATGGTCTTATCGATATTTTGTCCGCCCTGCCGACTGGCAGGATTTCGTAAACCCCACAAACATACTATAATCAACACGGATGTAACTTATGAAAATCGCAATCGTCGGCAATCAGGTCTGTATTACTTCCAATTACAGCTACGATGAAATTGCCAAGGTCAAGCGTGATCGCCCCGAGGCGCTGAAGCTGTATCAGGGTACAGGTGAGGAGCGCATCCATGTGTTTTCCGTTTCTGTCGATGCAACCGGCGGTATGAATTCCAAGTTCCTTTGCTTTGGTGCAGGGGACAAGGATATCAACGGCAAAGCCATCGTCATGTTCCCGGTGCCCGCCCATGAGGACGGTAAAGCCAAGGAAGCTGTCGCTGAGTTCATCGGTCCCCGCGCTCTGTATGCCAAGAGCATTGAACAGCAGATCGATACCGCGCTGACCGAAATCAGCAACGAACAGAACTCCATCATCAACCTGATCGAAGCCTGATAACACGGCTCTGAAATTAACACACACACACGAAAAGGAGATTTCATCATGACTATCAATGTTTACTGTGGTTCCGTTTCTTCCCGTCACCTCTACGAGGTTTCCGATTCCGATACCATCAAGAGCGTCATGGAGCGCTGCTCTGAGGAGCATGGTGTCGATTTCAACAAGGGCATGACCAATCTGAACGGTATGCCCCTGAAGATCATGGACATGGACAAGACCTTCGCCGATTTCGAAGTGTCCGACACCGCTTTCCTTGTGAATAGTCCCAAGAGCGATGGTGGCCGTCAGTAATCAGTGAACGGGGATCCCCGTGGAAAGGAGTGATGGGCATTGTTTAATGCAAAGCAAGCAGAACCACTGTTCAAGGATGTCCTCGAAGTACACGGGGATTTTTTTTGGGATAGTGATACACTCCCTGCGATCATCATGACAATGTATGCAGGCATTCTCCGTGAATGCGGCAAAAAGATGTCCCTGTATTACGATTCTGTATTAGCCAATTACAACGATCTGCCGGAGTATAGCTTCGTTCTTAGAGAACGGCGTCTTAAACCAGACGAAGAAAAATGTTTTCTCGACAATGGGTATAAGGAAAACAAAACAGTCAGCATCTATGTAAAACAGAACACCATGGTCGATGTGAAACTTTATATCAACAAAGAGAAGAAGGTCACGATCCTTGTAATCGATTACGCTGTGGTAGGCGATATTTGGCTTCGTAGGGCTCTAAATTCGGCTTGTTCTCTTTCGCCGATTCTGTTCCCATGGCTTGACACTGTCAGCAATGAGAACATCAAAGTTTTAAAGGAGCTTGGTCTTCGGCACATAGATTGCCTAAAAGCCATGATGAATGCCATCATCAACGATGACAGCTTGAGAGAAAGACGTCTGCGTGAGATCACAAAGGGACTCTGCGTAAACAAATTTACGAATCGCCTGGAGCAGATCAACTATGAATACAGCAGTATGAACACAAGGATCAACTCGTATTACGAACAGATACGAGCAGCACAGGCTGAACTTGAAGAGCTTTTGGAAACCAAAGCATGTCTCGAGGAACGTATTCGACGCGGCGATGAATTAGACGAAGAGATTTTTAATTATCTCATGTCTCAAAAGAACATCATGGTTGAGGATCGCGTGAACGATAAACTCCTGCTTCGTGCCTACGGCGATTTGGATTACATCGATGAATTGATGTATAGGGTTTACATCGCAAACGGATCGAAACGCTCGAATCTTATCGACTTCTTGTCCGATTGTTACAGGGAAAAGGATGTGCGTAAGTTCTTCAGTTATTGCTGGGGCGGTGAACCTCGCTATCACATGCAGGTATACGCTGATTTCGAGGTAAGCAACGATGCGTACATCAGTCGTGACAGTGATTATGAATGTCGGGATAAACCCGAAAATTATATCCGCGCACCACACATCATGTTGTATAACTGCTTCGGAAGTTTTCAAAATATAGTGGTCGAAGCGCAACGAAACCACGATTTTATCGCAGCGTTCAATGTGGCAGTCACCGCCGTTAGAAATCTAAACTTGACGGATGGTATCGTCTGTTCCAGCTTTGCGAAAATGCTTTGTGAGAATCGTAAAGACCTGCGGTTTATCCGTGATAACGAAGGGAACTTGTTCACGCTTGATGAAGTGATGGATAGGATAGCGTGGGAGGGAAATAAATGACAAATGTAAAAGATTCCGGCTTTGTGTTCGCCGGTTATAACTACCCCAAAAAGCCAGCAACGATTTTGTTTAATCCTGGGTCATGGGTAAAGATGTGCTCGCTGGTTACGGCCTGCCCGACTGAGATTGCGTGGAATGGTCTCGTAAGAAAGATCACCGACAGAAAGTACATCGTCTATGACATCCTGACCTTTAAACAGTATGTCAGCGGCGCGGCGACCACGACTGACCAGAATGAATATCAGAAGTGGCTGTTCCATGATAACGGTCTGAACGATCCCATCTATTTCCACGGTCATAGCCATGTGAATTTCCCGTCTTTCAGAAGCGGACGCGATGCGAACTATCAGGAAAGCATCGCCAGAAGCATGGGAAGAGATGATTTCTTCATCTTCCTCATCATGAATAAGCGCGGCGAAATGCACGGAACGATCGTAAACAACAAGCTGCAGTGTGTATGGGATACCGATCATGACAATCTCTGCATCGGTATAACAGGCATGTCGCTGTTTGTTAAGGATGCACTCAGCAAGGTCCATCCTATGTCAGAGCTGCCGGAGCAGGCAACTGCCATCGGAGATGAATTCATCACACCGGATTCCGGCGCAGATGATGTTGATTCCGATGAGGAAATGCTCGACAAGTTTACAAAAAACGACCCGTGGGCAAGGAATGAGGTGTAAGCCATGGATCTCAGTAAGGTATCCGGATTCTTCGATCCGAAACAGGTGAAGGGCGTTTGCAATATTATCGGCGCGGGAAGTGTCGGAAGCGTAGTTGCAGAGCTGCTTGTCCGCAATGGCATTACGGCGATCAACCTTTTCGATGATGACATCATTGAACCGCACAACCTCGGAAATCAGCTTTATACCGCAAAGGATATTGGACGTCCTAAAACCGAAGCACTTTCGGAACGGCTCATGTCCATCAACTCTGAGTGCGAAGTGGAAATGAAAGGCAGGTATGAGAACCAGCGTCTTTCCGGATATGTGTTCCTCTGCGTAGATAACATCGAAACGCGGAAAGCAATCTGTGAGAAGAATAGCTTCAACATGAACATCAAAGCTGTGTTCGATTTCAGAACCGGCAAAACTTCCTGCGAAACCAGAGCGGCTGCATGGAATGACAGAAAAGCTGTCAACATGCTTATCTCCTCGATGGATTTCACGCATGACGAAGCCAGAGAGGAAAACCCCACGACAGCCTGCGGACAGTCTATCGGTCTTATGTCTGTAGTTATGCTGGTGTCTGCTATCGGCGTGGACAACTTCATCACATACATCAAGTCCGGTGACTACAAAAAATGTATCCTGATGGATGCGTTTGTAAATGGTGGGAGCGTGATTTCAATGTAGTAAGTAACTTATACGCTGAATTTAAACAAGCCGATGTAAATTAGTTTCTGTAATGTATATTTGCGTTCGCGCAAAACTTCCGGTATTACCGAAAGTGAAATTTTGATAGATAGAGGAAACGCCTGCCTTCATGTGGATCTACCGAGTCCCATGCTCAGGTATGAGTTCCAGTTGGAGTAACATGGACAAAAGTCCACGCCAGGAACAAAAGGCACGATACTGCGTTGATTCGTCATAGCACGGAACGATCTTCCAGTCGAACAACCGCGTGCAGCTCAGCTGCAGGACCTGTCAGTCTGATCCATAACCCAATTCAGATTACAGAAACAACTCACAGAAAGGAGTACAGGATGATTTATATCACCTATAGTCAGCCAGCACGTTATCATCAGCTAACATTTGAAGAGATGATGGCTGGTATTACAGTTAATGATATTGCCGAGCTGCGAACCGGTACTGTAAGCGGAACACGAACCGTTTGCCTGAAACGAGTTCCGAAAAAATTCAGGGACGCGGCCAATATTCCGGAGCTTCGCGCACGACTTCAGATGTTTACGGATACATATAACACCATGATTTCGGATCCGAATCGTCAGTCCTACTATTATAAGTTCTTTATCCCGAAAAAGTCCGGCGGCCTACGCGAAATCAATGCGCCTCTTCCGGATTTAAGAGCTGCGCTCGTTCAGCTTCATACGATTCTCTCCGGTGCGATGCTCGCTGACCATCATACAGCAGCGTTCGCCTATGTTACAGGCCGCTCCACACTGGATGCCGTCAAACAGCATCAGAAATGGGAATCCATGTGGTTCGTGAAGTTCGACCTTCATGATTTCTTCGGAAGCACGACACTTGATTTTCTGATGTCCACCTTCTCGAAAATCTACCCCTTCTGCATCCTGTGCGAGGATAAGAGCGGTGAGGATCTTCTTCGCAAGGCTCTGAGTCTGTGCATGCTCAATGGTGGTCTTCCTCAGGGCACTCCGATCAGTCCATTCCTTACCAATGTCATGATGATTCCGTTTGATCATCGTATGTTCAACGCGATGCACAATTTCAGACTGAGTGAAAACAGAACCGACCGTTTTGTGTACACTCGGTACGCTGATGATATGTGTATCTCATGCCGTGCCGGTTTCCGTTACAAAACAGTAGAAGATTTCATCGTCAGTACGCTCAAATGGATGAATGCGCCGTTTGAGTTGAACCGTGAAAAGACTCACTACGGAAGTCGGTGTGGTCGCAACTGGATCCTTGGTGTCATGCTTAACAAGGACAATGAAATCAGCGTCGGTGAAAGAGAAAAGAAATACTTTGAGTCGATGCTGACCTCCTACTACATGAGCCATGGGCGCGGTGCATATCGCGGTCATTTTGATAAAGCTTTGATAAAGCCGTGGCCCGTGGAGGATGTCAGAAGACTCCACGGTCTGTATTCCTATTATAAGATGGTAGAACCGGCTCGGATCGCCGAAATCATTGAGGAATACAACAAGAAGTTTTGCATGAATTTTGAGGAACTTCTCAAAATGGATGAACAGTTAATCTCCTGATAATCGCGCAAGCGATTTGTCATAGTTGAATTTTGTGTAACGCATACTTTGCAAAGCAATGCAAAGGCATCCGGTATTACCGAATGTTTCTTTTTGATAGGAAGAAGCAGGCGCCTCCCGAAGGCGGAGTCGTCTCACGCGAGCTTCCTGAACCCCACAGATGAGATGCGACTCCGCATCAAGCCGACCAGGTAAGCGAGATTTAGCGTCAACTTACACGGTATTAAGCCCAACAATACCCGTACATCAGCAGTAAGTCGGTAACTCAAGCCCATCATAATCGTTGATTCAGGAGGGTCCTCGAACGTCCATTCCGTAACCAACATCTAATTCAGGTTACATAAAATTCAACTTTTTTGTCACGAAGTATAGTTTGTAAAGTTTTGCAAACTCGTCCGGTATTACCGAACGAAAATTTTGGATAGGAAAAGGGATACGAAGGCAGGCGCTGCCAGTTGGTCCTGGCAGCCGTCATCCACAGATGATCACAGATAAAATTGCTCCGAACAAGAGGTCGGCATACATCAGGTAACCATCTTCTTCAGGAACAAAGATCACTTCCAGCCCAATCCATAATCATTGAGTACCCCAGCGAGCCGGAACACCAGGTTCGACCGGCACCTCAGGAGGAGGACATTATTCTTCAGTTCGTGACAAGAACACTAAGCGTTTCAGCGTATAATATTCGGTTTCATGATCTCTCCATGAAAACGGATATGCTTCCGGTATTACCGAAAGTAAGTATTTGTTAAGAATTTATACTGTCGCCATATTACGTTCCATGACCCGTCATGGAACAGAGGCTGGAACGCTTTATATTGCCATTATCCATTTTTACCATCTTTCTCCTAAAAATCCTGTGCCTACAGGTTGGCTTTCGGGTGGAATAGCAACCCGTTCATGATGGGCTTTCGCCAAATGGTAAGGCAGATGACTTTGACTCATCCAGTGTCGGTTCGATTCCGGCAAGCCCAATATCCAAATTTTAAACGCACACACGAAAGAAAGAAAGGATAGTAATCATGCTTATTTATGTAAAAGACTCGGTAGCCAACGAGAGCTATCTCATTATGCTGCAACAGGGTACGGGTGACAACCTCTTGGACGAAGACATTGATGACGGATATGTCGGATATGTGAACTATTATGTCGATAGGTTCACCGGTCATTACGGCGACGATAACGGATTTCATTTTTATGATGGTGGAATGTACCTTTGCACACAAGAGGAATTCCGCCATATAGAGCAGGGGAACATGGAGTACCTGCTCGATGAAATTATTCCCTATATTTTTGCAAGCGGTTTGCGCAACATTAAACTGCCCGACGGTGTCACCTACAAAATCGTCGATAAAGGATTGGAGGAATAATTATGATAGGTTTCAAAAAGATCGTCAATCCGTGTACTTGTAATGTATATAACCGCAAAATTCCTGTCAATGCCTATGCAGAAATCGAATACGATGGCACTCGCCTGGGTATTCATGGTGTTATTGGTCCTAAGCCAAACGGAGACTGTATTGGTAGTGCAGGCCAGTGCGTGGATGAAATCAGAAACGGCACACCCGCAGCAGGCTGGGACAATGAAATGCTTCGCAAATTTTGCGATTGCTGGGATCTTTGGCATTTGAATGATATGCGTCCGTATTGCCAACATCAAAAGGCGCTCGGCTGGGATAAATTGTCAACCAAAAAGGTCACGATTTATCACTATAGTCTCACGCATGAATATTTCATGAAACAGCGCGAGCTGAAGAATCGTGCAAACCGTAAGCTTGGTGAAGATGGGTTTACTACCTTAACTGATGAAGAGAAGGAACTTTGGAACCTTCCAATCAATAAAACAACATGGAAACCTCTTGATGACCCGCGATACGAACCGCAGAAAAAACAAGAGTGGAACAGCGGCGCGACAGAGGAAAAGACGCTCGGTTGGCTTCGTCCCGATGAACATCCGGAGGGCATTCTCACGAAGCCGTGCCCTGTGTGCGGATATAAATATGGAACCGCATGGAAAATGGAGCAGGTTCCAGAGGATGTCCTGCAGTTTCTCTATAATCTGCCGGATAGTACAAAGGATCCGGCTTGGGTATGAGGTGATCATATTTTCGTGATATGAAAGTCATGTACAAATAGCCAGAAAGGAGTAAATACTATGAATATCATCAACGATAAATTTATCCTCACCTGCCCCAACTGCGGTACAAAACAAATCTATGTCGGCACCGGCCTCACCTATCATCCCATCTGCTATCGCTGCGCCGCAGACCTCGAACCTTGCACGGACCAAACTACCACAGAAAAAATCAACACGATTTATAGCAGTCTTGCCCTGCGTGATGAGTTTGGCGGTTCGATCAATCGGACGCTTGAAGACGTCTGCACAGCCGATGAAGATCTCGCCGCCTTTGTATGTGAAGCGTACAAACGCAATAACATTTTTGAAATGTTCACTGCCATTGTCGGCCGCGACCTTGACGACATTATTGACCGCATGAATACTATCCCGGTTGAAGCAGAAATGGAGGCAGCAGAATGAACCTCGTTGTCATCGGCGCATACCCGATTTGTAATACCGCAAGCCTGAATGTTTACGAAATCGATGACGCCAACGACCGTGTTCTTGCAAGACTTAATGATATGCCGCCTCGTTGGTACAAGATCCGCGAAGCCTATGATGCGGATACTGGTGAGTATAAAATGGGCTTCAACTACGGCGGCACGCCATTCATCGAAGACAATATGGATCCGCGTAACTACTTTGAATATGTTCGTGAGCCGAATATTTTGAGCATGAGTTTCGAGGGCACTCTGTATGACATTCTTAACAACCATGACATGTTTGCCTTGCAATATCTGTTCAGCAAATATGGCCTTTATTACGAGTGTGGTAATGCGTGGAATCTGAGTGCATATCCGATCAATGAATAACGAAAGGCAGGTGAAAAATCATGGTAACACTTCCTATCGCACTGGTCGTTGCGTTGCCTACGATTGGCTTCGTGGTCGGGATTTTTATTATCTCGCTGGTATCAGCGAACCATGATGACAGACCGTGACAAATTGGTACGATATTTTCGTTTCACTCCTGTTTGTGGCTCTGTTCTTTATCGCTGTATATGTATTCTGCCGTAAGATTTATTGCTTTGAAATGTATATACAGGACTTGGAACAAGCTGAAAAGTCAGACGAGGAGACACTCATTTACTTTCCGAAACGGAAACGGAAAAAGCACAAACGAAAGAAGGGTAATCATGTCGAAGGAAGTCGAACGCAAGCGTTTCAACGCAGCAAAACGAATCATAAAGGTAATCGAGTGGGAAAATAAACGCACAAAAAATGATATTCCCACAGGCTACTGGATGGATGGAAAATATCAATGTATTTCTAATCCGTACTGTGGTGCGCTCATTTATGAAGGACATTATATAGACGGTGTTCCTCATAACCTGTACAATCGCGCTTCCGTGCCTATCTTCCATATCGTGGATAATGCTAAAAGTACCTGTACATATGACATTTCAAGCTTTATGCCAACCGTGAAAGGCTTAAAGGAATACGAAATCTCCGTGCGGAATGTGACGGACGTCTACAAACGAGGCTTCGGTGTTCCAATCTTTAGATCTTATCAATACGCGCTATCTCATTGATATGATACAGCTTCTTCCGGATGCATCGTTCTTTGTTGACCCTAATGAAATGTGCCGTCCGGTACTGGTCAAATCCGATTACGGTGTTGGTGTTATCATGCCGATTCGCCCCGAGGGCGCTGTTAATGGTGTGGAAGCCTTTTCTAAAAAGTACCCCTGCATCAATTATCCAATAAATCCTGAAAATGTTTTCTTCAACAAAACGCTTACTAGATTTACAAAGGTGGTATCTGTATGAATCTTACTCTCTGCGATATGCTTCGCGTTGTAAACGGCCTTCCAAAAAAGGAAAAGGATGTAAGACTTACCGTGTGCGGCAAGGAAATCACTTCCATGGTCGTAACCAAGTCCGATGATGACGGATGGTATGTGGACATGAGAACGGAGGAGACAAATGACAAGAACTTATAAGCTGGACAGCTTTCTGGATGTGCAAACTCTGAATGAGCTTGCGAAGAAATGCAATCATACGGTAACGGTGTTTGATGCCAAACACTCTTGGGCTGATGCGAAAAGCATCCTTGGTTTGATGAGCCTGCTTTACGCAGAGCCTGTTCGTGTAAATGTGGATTCCGGTAATGATTATGTAGACGGTCTGTTTCTGACAAGCCTACCATTTGCGGAGGTGGAAGAACCATGCTGACAAAAGAAATATTGATTGCCATGCGAGATGAGCATAGAAAAAATATTAAAACGGAAGTGAATGGCAGCTATCATAGCGGCTGGAGCCAGGGTTTTGTTTACGCACTGAATTACATCCTTGACCACTGGGACGAAATCTATCAAGCTCACCGTATGGAAAGCGCCATCGAGGATGCGAAGGATCATCTTTATGATTATATCGAGAATGATGACGAATATGAAACTGTCGTAAACAGCGGTCTGCCGGAGGTTATCGCGGAACGCTTTCTCGATAATCATGACTGTAACGTAGCAGAAAACGATCAGTATGAATCGATTATCGAGGATTTGTTAAAGAATTAAATTCTTTACATAAATATAAAACTTATAAGGAGGTACTCTATGGCAACACTTACATATACCATTCCGCAGACAAAATGCGATAAAGGCTGTTACGTAAAAAGAAACGATGGAGCAATCGTATTTCTTCGCATTGAGCAGGATCTTGATCCTGTGAACCCGCGCATCGAGTACGATGGAAATCTTTCTCATATTATTTGCTGGCATCGCAATTATCAGATCGGTGATAATCACTCTTATAACTCCATCTACAGTCTGGAAGAGTATCTAAAAGCCGAACGCGCCGCAGGAAATGACTACTTCATGAAGCCGGTTTATGTGCTCGACCATTCAAGCATCACGCTTTCCACTACACCGTTCTCAGACCACTATGATTCCGGTCTTGTTGGCTTCGCATTCGTGTTCAAAAACGATATGGTGGACGCAGGTATTATCCAGAAGAATGATGATGTGTGGCGTAAAAAGGCAAGCGCTGTCATTGATAGTGAGATCGATGAGTATAACCAGTATCTGGAAGGCGATGTCTATGGCTACACAGAGCTTGAATACTTCCGTGGGAACTGGAAGGAAACGGATTCCTGCTGGGGTTTCTTCGGTGATGATCCTCGTAAAAATGGAATGCTTGACTCTATCGGCGGTGGCCGCATCCTGAATATCAAAAATGAGCGCGAGCTTATGAAGCGCTGGAAGGAGCTGTAATTATGGAACATATTCTTAACATTGCATTCGATTTCGATGATAACCGCGTAAGGAATATTATCGAAAAGCAAGCCTGTGAGCAGGTAATAAACAAGCTTTCCAAGGATATCGAGAATGCCTTGGCGGCAGAGGCAACTGGTCGCTACTATAATAGAGGCCAGGCTGGAGATGGCATTGCTGCTATTGCAAAATCTCGTGTTGATCGAATTATTGATGATAATAAAGACATTATCATCCAAGAGGCTGCGAAGAAGCTCGCTGATCGTCTTATGAAAACAAAGGATGCCAAGAACGCTGTTGAGGCTGCAGTAAAGGAGCTGTGATGAAGAGAAATCATTCGGAAACTATTGCAGATTTCATCAAATATATAGATGAAGCAAAGGTCGCTTTTGACATTGCCCAAAAGGGACTGCATGAGCAAGAGGCCATTGAGTGTGATATCCTGCACAAAATGGAATTGGGTTGCACCTATGAGGAACGGTGCCGATTGGCTACAAAGCTGACTGCATGCCTCAAGGAGCGCCGGTATTATAAAGACATCATCGACCAAACTCAGCCTGTTATGGAATGGTCGAACGATGGCCGAAACGCTGCGGCATTTAACCAGATCAAACAGATGCTTGGTAAAGTCCGCAAATCCGAAAAGTATATGGAAACCCGTACATATAGGCCCAGAACTGATAAGGTGGTATGGTAATGGAAACGATCAAGCCTAATAAGGATAATTATGATTTCGTAGCGGAATGCCACCATGTAACGAACGCAACCAGTGAAAAGAATTACTATTTTGCCATTCCTCGTGCAGAGCAGCATGCAATGTTCACACGCTGGAATAGTGTCAATCCGTTGTTTGACGCAGGGCAAGAGCTGTGTTCCGGTTCCACTGTGTCGGAAGAAACAGCAGATATGAACCTGTTTGCCATTGTGGAAGGACCGTATATTTACGGCTTACAGGGCAACACCATGTCTGTCGTAAAGGTAAATAAGATCCTCCGCGCAGACCATTCTCCGGTATCCCCGACAAAATCTATCATCGGTGTTGTGGATTTCGCCTCTCAGTACGAACGTGACACAACAAAGAAACGTATCAACACCATTGTGGCTACGATGCGCAAAAAGAAGAATATCTTTGTAAAGGAACAGCTTCTTCCTTATCTCTGTGAGTATGACGCGGAAGCGAAAGATCTTCTGGATGAATATAAAACACTCACAAACCATGACTTCAAATTCTAAGGAGGTTCGTTATGCCTGCTGTTTGCGTTGATTTCAGTGTTGTAAAAGCTCCTAGACCTGCAATTCAAAAGAACCATGATTTTACCCGTAAGGAAGCGCCTAACGGCACGGTGGAACCTATCCGCGATGATAAGGATGTAAAGCGTGTTGCGGATTACTTTTATAAAAAGAAGATGTACCGTGAATGGTGCATGTTCATGGTCGGCATCAACTGCGGTCTTCGCGTCAGTGATTTAGTTCGTCTGCGTGTTGATGATTTCGCTGTCGAGCGTAAGGATGGTACATGGCAAACCCGTCCCATTGGTTCGTTTTTCAAACTGATGCCAAAGAAAACGGATGCTGAGCGTAAATATGTCGATGTACCTCTCAATGCGCAGATGTGTAAAGCAATTCAGATCTATCTTGATAAAGTCGGTGGTCCCAATGGAAAGTATCAAGGGTATTTCAAAACCCGTGGATGGTTATTCCCTTCGGAGCGCGGCAGTATTGCAAATTCCAAGCGAACCGCAACCTGCAAAAAGTTTCCCGGCGATCCTATTGATGAGGATACTTTCGGCAAAACCATCCGTCAGTGTGGCCGCGACTTAAATCTCGGGTATCCCATCGGCACTCATACACTGCGTAAGACCTTTGGTTATCGAATGTTCCGTCAATACCAAAGTAATGGGGAAGGGGAATCTGCACTTGTTCAACTGCAACAGATCTTCAACCATTCTAAGCCGTCCATCACAATAAAATATATCGGTGTTGGTTCAGAAATGCGCCGCAGCATGGTAATGAACTATGATTGCGGAATCAATGTCGATGATTATAACGAGTGAGGTGGTGTAAATGTCCGATCTGTATATCAAACAAACTTGCGGTTATGATCTGCAATATTTTATTAAGCGGCGCAGAATCAGGCTTTATGGCCCAGAGCCGGTTTATAAGCCGCCAGTTCTTCCTGATGGAACACGGCAATGGCTTGTGAAGGCAAAGCCGCACCCCAACTTTGAATATGAAGATAAATATATCTACGCCAAAACGCCAGAGGAGGCAAAACGAAAGCTGCAAAAGCTGTTCCCATGGTACAGATGTATTGGTCCAATCGAGCCTTCGGATTTGGATACATCTGACAGGAGGAAATATCTCGTGATTGAATGACAGCCCGCTGAAGGGATATAAAAACTGAATATGTATATCCCTTCTTTTCTATTGCAGAAAGGATGTACATAATGTCAGTTAAAAACGAAGTCATCAAACAAATCTTTATCTCTCATCCGCTGGGCAAAATGAAAGGGATCCCGACGATTACTACCAGTATGCTTTGTAATCCTGTCTGCGCACAACGCTCAAAAGACACAACAAGTATCTGTTCTCACTGCTATGCACAGCGCGGTCTCAAGACCTACAAAGCAGCCCGTGAGCGCTATGCCGATAACACAGAGATCCTGTCCTCTCATGATTTGGAAATCTATGAATTACCTATCCTGAATAGCCGCATCGCTCGGTTTGAAAGCCATGGTGATCTTGTCAATGTGACACATGCCAAAAAATTACATCCGCATCGCCAGAGCGAACCCGTGGTGTACGATCGCTCTCTGGACAAAGAACGCTGCCTTCATGGATAAGGCTATCAAAGAGCTTGGCAAACCGGATAACCTCATCTGCATTTTTAGCTCCGACCATTTAAATAAGGTATCGGATAATTTTAAAAAGTACGATTGGGTGGATAAGGTATTCACCGTTTATGACAAGCATTACATCAAAGAGAATGACGTGGAAATCAACTGTGGTGCACGCAACTGTCTCACATGCCATAAGTGCTATGAGCACAACGATATCTTGTTCGTGAATGAGATTCTGAAGTAACAAGGAGGAAACTTATGAAATTCCGTTGCAATATCGAGACCAAAGAATATGCAAACGCCTTTGCATTTGTGCCTATCAACTCACTCAACTACGACTATATCGTCGCCGATATTATTCGTGACCTCGTGTAAAAGGAGTTTATCATGAAATACCTCGTTGTAGTAAATCCTCAGAATGATTATCTCGACGGTGCCCTTGCCAACAAGGAAGCATGCGCCATCATCGGCGGCATCTGTGATAAAATCGTCGAGTACGAAAACAATAACTGGCCCATTTTCGTTGTGTATGATAAGCGCGACGAAGATTACCTGACCACCTATGAAAGCAAAAAAATCCCTGTCGTCCATTGCGTCCAGGGAACAGAAGGTTATGAACTCAATAAGTTTATTAAGCTGGCTCTGAATCACAAGCGTGATTATGACCGCCTGCTTTATGTGGAAAAGCTCTCCACGGGGCCTTCCATGCTTGCTCCGGAAATGTGGACTGTGGCGCAATTCCTTGATCTTCCGGATGAAATTGAAATTGTTGGCACGCGCACAGATACCGATATTCTCTACACAGCCATCCTCGTAAAGAGCGAATTCCGTGAAAGACTCGTCTCGGTAGATGCCATGCTGTGCGCCGGTACCACTCCCTATAAACACAACATTGCTCTTGCCGCTATGGAATGTGCTTATATTGAAGTGAAAAATAACGGCAAAGAAGTCTGGCTCGATGAGGTGTAACTATGGGTCTCTTATTTGGACTTGGCTTGCTTGGTATTGCGTTCGGCGCGGATATTCCAAAGAACGCAAAGGTATCTAGGCAAAATGACATCATGAAGAAGTATTCGCACCCGGAATGCCAATGGCATATTGATTATGTCAAGCATCACGGATGCGATGATGAAGGCAATCGTGTTTCTGATTACTGCTATGAACACTCCTACTACGATGAAGTGACGCAGAAATACCACAACTGCTTTAATGATGAAGCTGTTTACTTCTTGGCCAAGCGTCAGTGCGAGCGCCACGGCATTGCGTTCGGCATGACAGAAGCATTATTTAGCTGCCCAGCACCGCAAGTAAAACGGTTTTTCACGGATTTAGGACTTTATAAGTGAGGTGCATTGCGTGGCGTCAATTTTTGTTATTGTCTTGTTTATAATAGAATTTCTATCCATCCCTGTTGCCCTCTGGATTAGCATCGTAACGAAAAGCAAATACATAGAGTTGTCAATGCTCGGTTATATTTTGATCCTCATGTTCGTTATGCGCTATCAGGTGGAAACAAACCATATCATTTAATAATGAGGTGATATTATGAGTGCGATTATGCATAAATGTCAAAACTGCAAAAAGGAATTTTGTGTTTTCGATGGCCAATGGGGCTATACATTGACGAGCGGTCGTGATTATAAGCGTATCTATTTCTGCAGCTATGGCTGTATGCGTAAATACGAAGTTCCACGCTTGGATCGCGTTAATAAGAAGATTCGCTTTCCGACTTACGTGGGTGCGTGAAATCAATCACTATTCTGTGTCCGCAATGTTTTGTCCGGACTGATTCCTAACAGCCAATCTGTACTGACATGCATCATTAGGGCAACTGCAATGATGGAGTCGTAGTTTGGTAAAATATTTCCTTTCTCCCAAGCGGACACGGTTTTTCTGGAACAGTTTAAAATACAAGCTATATGCTTTAGTGAATAATTATTTTCGACCCTCCAAGTGTATAGCTTTTCTCCGAAAGTCGCAGTATAATCAATATCCATACAAATCCCTCCGCGCACTGTCAAATAAATGGGTGGAGTTGTTGCCTCGCCAAGTATTTACAGTCCCTGGTTTAAGTGCTATACTTGTATAAAACGATAACAACCGCTCGTTGTCCATCTGCAAGTGAATTTCATCCGTTATTTTTGTGTTGTTTACTATTATACCATGTTATGTGTCCAATAGTTTGGACTATGGAGGATTATGAGTACGAAATTTTACTTGAAAAAACCGTGGCAGGAGCTTGACACCATCCAGACGGAAGCTTTTTGCAGTATTATGAATACGCTTGCGGCGAAGCGTAACACCCCGGCCACAATCCTGATGCGGAAAATTGATAACGTCACAGGGGCGTCCGTATTTGAATCCTTTCTGTCTTTCTGTATGATTGGGTGTCTTTCGGACGATAATGGGTTTGTTATCTATGTGTCCGGTCTTTCCCGTGCTGGTTCTATTATGATCCGAAACGTAGATAAATATGTACATAGGGTAGCAGATTCTAATAATGAGGTGATGTACTATTTCACCGCAAACGACATTCAATTCTTTATGAAACCTGGCGATGAGGAAAAATCTGGTTGATTTTAGTATATTTCCAAAAATTATAGTTGTTACCCTCTTGATTTTCCGCGAGAAGTTGTGTTATAGTATAAATACAGCAAAAACACCGGATGGAGATAATAGCTATGATTGAAAACACTCGTTTTGTCAGTAATGATTCTCGTATCGAGCCGAAGGTTGGGGAGGTATGGCTGGTCAATATTCCCAACGCCATCGGCCACCAACAGCGTGGCGTGCGTCCGTTTGTCGTTACAAGCAATAACAAACGCAATCGCTATAGTCCCACGGTTAAGGGCATGACTATGACATCCCAGACTCATAAGCAATCTCCAGTTCATGTCCTTCTTAAAAAGGATATCTGTTCCTTCCTGAGCCGTGATAGTATCGTAAACTGCGAGGAAGTCACTACCCTGAATAAGGATCAGTTTATCCGCAAAATGGGCAAGCTAACGGATGAGCAAATGTGTGAGATCGCTATGGCTCGCGTCACTGATGAACCGTTTCTTTACTCTGCATTTGTAAATAATGTCCAAGCATCGCCCAGATTCAAGGAGTATAGTCTGTACTCTTAACATCATAGCACTTGCATAGTTTTCACTTTTCTGTTATTCTACATATATAAGAAAGGTGGATGCCATATGCCAATCAGCAGGGGATACTCCGAAACAGAAGAGATCGAAAACTACTTGCAAGAAAAATGCAGTGCTTATTCGGAAGCATCTTTATCATCAACTAAAAACATCCTTGTCAGAGCTGAGAAGTACGCTGACAGCATCGAAAAGTCTTTGTTCGAGTTCGAAAAAAAAGACTTTGTCAACATGTTCAATGAGAACAACTGGGTCAAATACCGTTCGTCCTTTGATGTTGCCAAAACGAAGCTATCAAAGTATATGGACTTTGTTATGCCCCATATCGCATACACCGACCCGAAGCAGAAAGACGCCATGTCTTATCTTACCTCTCTCACTGTCAACGAACTGAATGATGCCATTTTCCGTATGTCCTATTTCCAGACGGAACATGAATTCCTTCAGTTTCTTTATAATGACATCGACGAAAGCCGCGTTGTGGAAAAGCTAGTTGCCGCCATGTACTGGCTCGGCTTCTCGCCGGAAGCAATCTCCGCAACTCGCGTCGGTGACATCAGCAAAGAGAAATGCACCGTCAACGGTAAGCCTTGCTCAAAAGAAATCATCGACTTCATTCTCGACCATCGCGAAATCGATTCGTATACGCTTGAGAACGCAGTCGGCAACATCAGAACCTATCACTTCTGTGATGACGATCACCTCATCCGCAATCCTATTGAGAGCGCAAAAGGGAAGCGGAACGATGCGGTTGTCAGTGTATTCTGCATCCGGCAGCGTATGAAGATTCTGAATAAAGAAATATCCAACAATAAAATCAAACCGAAGTATCTTCACAGTAAGCCCCTTAATCTAAACCGGCAATTCTGTGAATGCTACGATTATGAACAACGCACGAATATCGAATTGAAGGAGTTCAAGTATGCAGTAAGCAACGTGGACAGTCCTTTTGAAATTCGTCTGTCCGATCCTTTCTCCGGTAAAACGGTAAAGCGCGATGAAATCTTCCTGTATGACAAAACCTTGCAGGAAGCAAAGGATTTCGTGCGGAAATATAACCAATGGAAAAGTATGTTCTACCAATAAGCTATTGTGGGCCTCGCGCCCACAATCTTATCTGCTCAAACCTACCAATATCAACACAATATGGAACAGTAGTACAGTCGGTCAGTACGCCCAGCTCATAACTGGGTTCACGCGGGTTCGAATCCTGCCTGTTCCACCACAATCCGGCATTGCCGGTTTATATAAATACTTCACTTAAAGGAGGTGTCTTTCATGTGGATGTAGTTCTCACCTGTGCGCTTGTGGTTTTGGCTGCATACTGGTTCTTTGAACAACACAACCGTCCAAGGAACCCGTAGCTACATACGGAGGAATTTATGTTTCCACCAGCTTTTTTACTTCTTATCCCCCTGGCCGCCTTTCTTTTCTGGTGCGAATCCAGTAACCACTTTAGTGAGATCGGTCAGACAATCATCAATTTCCTTAAACAATTTTCGGAGGATTCTAAATGAAAAAAGCACTCGGCGGTTTTGCTACCGCAGCTATCCTGATTTTTGCCATCGTCGTGTTTTTGTTTTGTACCGTGCGTATCCCGGCAGGCTATGTAGGCGTTGTTTATAATATGAACGGCGGCATCTCGGATAAAACTCTCTCGCAAGGCTTTCATATTGTCGCACCTACACAGAATGTGACTACATATTCCATCGGCATTGAGCAGTCCCACCTTACTTCCGGTAAGGACGGTGATTCCGAAGATAATGAAAGTTTTGAGGTCCCGTCCAACGACGGCAAGGGTCTTACCGTAGATATGACCTTCACTTATCGCTATGACGCCGACAGAGTAGCCGATACCTTTACCCGTTTCAAGGGTCAGTCTGGCAAGGATGTAAAGAATTCTTTCATCAAGCCCAATATCATGTCTTGGACTAAGGAAGTCACGGCCAAGTATTCCGTCATCGATCTGCTTGGCGATAAACGCGCCTCCCTTAATTCCGAACTGACTGATTATCTCAAAGCAAAATTCGAGCCTTACGGTATTGTGATTGAGTCCGTGTCCCTTATCAATATCGATCCTGATGAGGAGACCCGCTCTGCCGTTCAGAAAAAAGTCAACGCACAGCAGGATCTGGAACTTGCCAAAATTGAGCAGCAGACCGCCAACGTCAACGCTGAAAAGGAAAAGGAAGTCGCCATCACCAAGGCCAACCAGGAAAAAGAAACCGCTCAGATCAATGCCGAGGCAAAGCTGATCGAAGCTCAGGCTGAAGCTGAGTCTAACCGCCTGATTGCTCAATCTCTCACGCCAGAACTGATTGAAAAGCAGAAATACGAAAAGTGGGATGGTAAGCTGCCCACCGTTCAGGCTGGCGGAAGTTCTTCTATCATCGTCGATGCTGCCAACGATACGGAATGAGGTGATTCTAATTGCTCATTAACGGTAAACGCGCTCTTGCGTACATCGTAGTTATTGATGAAATCAGACCCATTCCGAACTACGATAGGGTAGAACACGCCCGCACCAACGGCTGGTGGGTTATCGTTAGTAAAAATGACAACCTCAAGGTCGGTGACAAATGCGTCTATTTCGAGATCGACAGCCGCGTTCCTGCAGACGATGAACGATTTGCATTTTTGGCCAAGCGTGAATTCAAGGTAAAAACCCTACGCATGTGTAAAGTCCTCAGTCAGGGTCTGCTAATGCCTGTCAGCGTCTTTAAATTCAATAGTCTGCCAGTGGGCGAGGATGTCACCGATCTTCTTCATATCACCTACGCAGCCGATGAGGATAATGCCCGCAAGGCAGCAGTAGATGAACAGGCAAAATATAATGGCATGCAGTGCCGTCATAAGCGTCTGTTCAAGACCCGCCTGTTCAAATGGCTCATGCGGTATGAAAAGTGTCGCAAAATTCTCTTCGCCATCTTTGGCCGCCGCGAAGATAAACCCATTCCGTTCCCGAGTTGTATCAGCAAGACTGATGAGGAACGCATTGAAAACCTCCCGCAAAAACTCGGCACGGATACTGTCTACGTCATGACTGAAAAACTGGACGGCACATCGTCCACCTATCTGTTGGAGCGCCATGGTCTCAATAAGTTCAAATTCACCGTCTGCTCACGCAATCGCGGCCTTCCGCGTCCGAAAAATAAATCCGAAGCGGATACATACTGGCAAATGGCTTTCAAGTATGACATCGAAAAGCACCTTACGGATTACCTTAAAAATAATCTTGAAAAGAAATTCATCTGCATCCAAGGTGAAATTGTCGGTCCCGGCATCCAGGGAAACCCTTTGAATCTTGATGAAGTCAAGCTTTTCGGCTACAACGTCATCGATGATGAATTTGGCCGCTGGTCGTCCTATGACGGACGTTTCTATTTGGATTCTATTGGTATCCCATGGGTCCCGATCCTGGGTAAAACGGTTCTTCCCAAGGACATGGACACCATGAAACTTTCCGCCGACGGCAACTCTGTCTTGAACCCAAGCCGTCTGCGTGAGGGTATCGTTTACCGTGGTCTTGATGGCAAGGATTCTTTTAAGAATGTCTCCAACGAGTACCTGCTTCATCAAGGCAAACTCAAACCGAGAAAGAAGGCTGCGACCAATGAATGACTTTAAGGATAATGCAACGTTCAGCTTTGGCAAGGTCGAATTGGGTGTCGTACCGGAGGAAGCCAACATCAAACCGATCAATGCAAACGCTCATGCAAACCGTGTGAATATCGCACTGTGCAACAAGATGGACGCAGTGGACGCACTCGATGCTTTGCGCCATAATATGGTTTCAAACCTAAGTAAGGCGCAGTATGTCATTGTACGCAATTCGCTGGAAGAAATGGCTAATTTGATCCGTGAATATGAGGGCAAACCAACTCCCGTAAAACGGCCAAATAATCCATATCGAAATAATAACCGAAATAACAAAAGCAAGCGGAAAGGCGGAAAAAAATGACAAAAGTAGTATGCAACCTCTGCGGAAAAACATTCAGCATTTATGATTGCAAGAATATCGTCAACTTCGACACAATGCTCCCTTACGGCAGTAAATATGACGGCATGTCGTTCAATATCGATATGTGCTCAGAGTGTTGTGACAAAGTCATCGATCTTATCCGCCCGCTGTGTAAATTTGATCCGTTAAATGATTCGAATTGACTTTTTTCGCAAAATTTAAAAGGTAAGTTTTATTTCTATTTTTTATGCTCAAAACTACTATAATCAACACAAATACATATCAAAGGAGTAATTTTTAATGGCTAATCAGATTTTTGACCTTCCCCAGCAGCGCGGCACTTTCCAGATGCGGGGCATTGTTTCCGGCGTGGAGCGTAACAGCTTCTACAGTGAGAAGAAGACGAAGCGCGGTGATGATTTCCGTTCCCTTTATTTTCAGGTTCGCACCGGCAAGGACGGCGCTCCCCATAACATTAACATGAACGGCATGGTCCGCGATAATGTCATCTTTACCCGTCGCGAGAATAAGGAGCGCGGCATCACCAAGGATGTAAAGAAGGTCCCGTTCAAGGATCGCAACACTTTCGTCTGCCCGGATGATTATTCTCTGATGGGTGTCCATCTCGGCCTTGTCCAGAACACCGTAGATGGCAAGGCTGAAAACGAGAGGGTCACTCTTGTTGAGTTCGATGCCTGCAAGTACATCGCAGACCATCTGAAGGACGATGAATCCGTTTTTGTCAAGGGTTCCACCGAGTACAGCAGCTATAATGGCCGCCATCAGACCAAGTTTGTTCCTCAGCAGATCAGCCTGTGCAGCAAGCCCATCGATTTCGATGCCGATGACTTCACCGAGAATGCTTTCTTCACGCAGGATATGGTATTCACCGGTATCCAGTTCGACAAGGAGCTTGGTGAAGCAATCGTCTCCGCGAAGATCGTCGGTTACAACACCATTGAGGATGCCGTCTTCTACATCAATCCCAATGACAGTGAAAAGGTCAAGAAGCTGATGACCAATGTCAAGAACAAGCTCAAGCCCTACACCAGCTTTACCGCTTCCGGCTATATGAAGGGTGTCGAGAAGGTCGAGACCGTCACCGAGGATGACGGCTGGGGTGAAAGCAATGAGATGACCCGTCAGTCCAGCCCTGTGGAGCGCAAGATGTATATCACCGGTATCGATCCTTCTACCTTCGATAAGGAAACCTATTCCGAGGAAAAGATGGCTGAGGCGCAGGCAAAGATCATTGCTAACGCACAGGCCAAGGCTGATTTCGGTGCAAAGAGGTCCGATGAGAAGCTGCCGTTCGATGCTGATGACTGGGGTTCCGCAAGCGCTGTCTCCGGCGACGATGACGATTGGGTCTAATAAGGGAAAGAGAGGGTTATACATATGATTCGCAATGCTTTTTCTGTCCGTAAGAAGCTTCGTATGCTCGTCTACGGTGAGCCGTTCACCGGCAAGTCCACTATTGCTATGCAGTTCGCTTATCTGAAGCGCACTGACGGTGAGGATTTCCGCGTCCTCTATCTCGACACCGAGGGTGGCTCTGTTGATAACTATGTGGATGATCTGCTTGCCAATGGTGTTAAGCCGGAGAACTTCCTGATCGTCTACACGCAATCCCTTAATGAGGTGCAGGACTACATTAAAACCGTCACAAATGATGAGGATATCATCGATGATGATGGGAACACCATTATGGACGCTTACGGCAAGCCGTTCCGCGCCGATGCGATCGTCGTTGATTCTGCAACGATTCTGAACCTCACCACCAAGCAGGGGTTGTCCAGCTTCAGTCAGCGCCGCGCAAAGGTCAAGGCGGAAGCTGCTGGTCTTGTAGGCGATGCCAAGGCCGTTAAGGTCGAGGGCGCTGGCATGGAGTTGAAGGATTACCAGACCCTTAACTTCAAGGGGCAGTCGATGATTCTGGATCTGAATGCATCCGGTGTTAATTACATTATCACCTGCCGTGAAAAGGACGAAACCGTAAATAAGGAAGTCAACGGTATGGTCACCGGTGTTTCCACTGGCCGTAAGATTCCCGATGGTTTCAAGGGTCAGGATTATAACGTGGATACTGAGTTCCGTCTGTACCGTAATCCCGATGATAAGTCTATCGTGATGGCTTACTTCGATAAGGACCGTACCGGTTTGCATAAGGACTGTGAAGTTGTCGAGAATCTGAGCCTGATTGAGTATCAGGATGTCCTTGACCGCAGTGCAAAGAATAAAAAGGTTGTTATCAAGAACGGTCTGAACGATGCCGTCAAGACCGAGATGGAGCTGACCATGCGCGACCTCGGCATTGATGAAGAGGAAACTGCAAAGAAGGAAGCAAACGAGGAAGCCGAAGCTTCCACTGGTCCTACTGTGGATACGCTCCGCAATAAGGCACACAAGCTGATTTCTGACTGCACTAACCCTGTTAAGAAAGCCAACGCACAGAAGGCCGTCAAGGATGCTGGCCTACCCACTGCGTTCTCTAAGGTCACGGACATCAATGTCATGAAGCAGATCGTGTCCATCGTGGAGAAGGAGATCGTCTGATGATTCGTCCCCGCAAATGTAAAGTCTGCGGGAAAGTGATCAATCTTATCAAAGAGCGTGAGAACTGCCTTTTTGTACATGGTGGCTACTATCATACACAATGTTTCATAGATACGAAAAAGGCAATGAAAAGCCCCTGGTCAGATGAAGAACTGGGGGCTTTTCTTCCCACGGCTCAAGCAGAAGCGAAGGAAAAGATTGATGCACTCATTGCCGCAGAGGAAGAAATAGCAAACAAAAAGCGTCTTGCAAAGGTCGAAAATGATAAGCGTGTAGCATTTTTTGATTTCATACGCGACACCTATTATCCGGCAATCGTGCCAGGCAAGTTTTATGCAAAACTGCAACGTTACATCTATGGCACGGATAAATCGTACAAAAGCGCAATCCCTGCGGAACACCTTCATTATATGTGGAAAAAACTTCTCCCCAAAATGAATGAGATAGACGCTTGGAACCGCGCTCACAATAAGATTATTGAAAATCGTTGGGATTATGACCTTCGCATTGTACTTAATAAATACCCAAAATATCTGGAATGGCTCAAAAAGCAAGAGGAAAAACAGCAAGCAATTTTGGACGCAGCCGCCATTAGTGAAAGCAAATCGCTTCCGCAAGCTCCTGTCGTAAGTCACACGCAGGAGGAAAATGAGCTGGATATTGCATCTATGCTTGATGAAATCTAACAACGCAAGAAGGGATGTGGTGCTGTATCGAACTTATCAGTAATGTGACCAATGAAATCATGCTTGTAGGTGCGATCTACAAGAATCCTGATTTGTTGGTCGAATATAGCCAGTACATCAAAAGCAAATACGACTTCTACGACGAAGGTACAAAGTTCTTCTATGATCAGGCAGAGACATTATACGCCACACGCACGCAGGAGTTTACAAAAACAAGCGTCCTGACCTATATGGCCGAAGATGATTCCAGAATGCGCCTTTATAAGGAGTTTAAAGGCTGGAATACAATCGACGGTTATATGAAGCTTGCTAACCCGGATGATGCAAAAGGCTATTTTGAGGTTCTTAAAAAGTTTTCGCTTCTCCGTGAATATCAGCGTAATGGGTTTAATATTGAAGGCATTTGCAAACATCCTAAGTTTGAAAAGCTCAAAGCGCAAGATATTTATAAGCTTATCCGTGGCAAAGCGGATAAGATCAATACCGTTATCCTAACGAATGATGAGGCAGAGATCCTCAATACAGGACTGGACGCGACGATCAATGAACGCCTTAAAGCTCCTGATATGGGCATCTCCATTCCCTTTAAAACCATGAATGAATTGTTCCGTGGTTTTAAACTCGGCACTATGATGTGCTCCGGTATGCTTTCTAATGCCGGTAAGACGCGCTTTATGATGTCTATGGTCGCGCATATCGCCCTTGTGGAAAAGCAAAAGACCCTTGTCCTTCTCAATGAGATGGATCTGGAAGCTGTCCGCTACTGTCTTATCACAACTGTCATCAATAACCCAGAGTTTCAAGAACTCCACGGGGTAAAGCTACATAAGAATGAGCGCGAGATCACACTGGGTCTGTACCGCGATGCCAATGGTGAATTTATCATGCGTAAAACGGATGATAAAGGCAATTTTACTGAAACCTATGACGAGTATATTGCCCGCGTTGCCGAAAACAGCGAGGAATACCGGAATGTCATTGCCATCTGTAATTGGATCGATGAAGCAAGTCAGGGACTCATCTTCGCCAAGGATATCAGCACAGACTATACCGATAAGAGCTTGGAGTTTGAGATCCGCAAAGCTGTCCTGACAAAGGGTGTTAAGTATGTTTTCTATGACACACTCAAAAACGAAACATCTTCCGTTGGCGAGTGGTCAAGCTTTAAAATCACTACCACAAAGCTTTCGGAGATCGCAAAGCAGCTTCGCATTTTCCTGTATGGCAGCATCCAGTTGACGGATAGTGCCAATGATTACGAATCGGATATGTTGAATAGTAATAACATCGCCGAAGCGAAATCTATCAAGCATGTTCTGGATACGCTGGTGCTGTACAAGGAAATTCCAAACGCCAGTCTTGGCAAGTATTATTATCTTTCCAGAAATGACGACTGGGGCGAATTTGTTCCTACCGATCTTCGTAAGGACAGGCGTTATTATATCGGCAATGTCGATAAAAACAGATTTGGTTCCAAGAAAAAGCTCCTGTTTGAGGTAAATCTTGACCGCAATACATGGTGTGAGCTGGGCGAAGTTCTCAGAAAATAAAGATAGGAGGATTTATTTTGGTCAGCATCGCTGATCTCAAGACTTATATTCTTGAGGAAAACATGATCAGCACAGTGCTGGAAGCACTTGGCTGCCATCATATAAAGCGTAAATCCGGTTACTATCAATGCGCAAATCCAGATGGGGATAATCAAACAGCCCTTTGTGTCTATGAAAATGAAAATCTGACTGCGGTAGACTATACTCGCGACATTGCCAATGGTCATACAAGTGCGGATATTATCTCCGTTGTGCAGTTCTTCGAGGATGTCTCTTTTCCAAAGGCTGTCTACAAAATCTGTGAATGGGTCGGCCTCGATTATTACTATGACTTTGAGGAAAACCTTCCAAAAAGCATTCTTTTGACCAAGGAACTGCTTGCGATGCAGGGTGAGGATGGCCAGGAAATGAACGATAAGCCTGTAAGACCGATTCCGGAGAAGATTCTTTCCTACTACGTTAAGCGCGTCAACCAACCATTTGCCGATGATAATATCTCGTACCTTACCCAGCGCGAATGGGAGGTCGGCTTCGACCAGATGACAAACCGTATCACGATTCCTATTCGGGATGAAATTGGTACGCTTGTAGGCGTTAAAGGCAGACTTCTTGACGTAAGTCAAGTCGATCCGGAAGAAGCGAAAAAAGCGAAGTACCTGTACATAGAGCCTTGTGCAAGAAATCGCATCCTGTATGGACTGTACAAGACGATTGATGCCATAAAGTCTATCGGCAAAGTTTATGTAGGCGAAGCTGAAAAGTCCGTCATGCAGATGTGGAACATGGGTGTTTATAACTGCGTTGCAACAGGCGGTAAAAAAGTAACGAATTATCAAATAGAATTGCTCACCAGACTCTGTGTTGATGTCATATTCCTGTTTGACAAGGATGTTCAAAAGGATGAATTATTACGCCTTGGCGACAGGTTCACTATCGGCACAAAAGTATACACAGCGTATGACGACAAAGGGATTCTTGCCGATAAGCAATCGCCTACTGATGACCCGCAAAAATTTCAAAGAATGATTCAAGAATGTGTAAGGAGGATACACTAATGAGCCTGCCCGTAAAGCTGTGGCCGGGAAGTGACAATAACCTGTCCAACCCAGCCAAGACGATCCTTCGTAATCGCGGTATCGATGATTACAAGGAATATATGAACCTTTCCGATAAGGCACTGTATTCGCCTTATCTTCTCAAAAACATTGAAGCCGCTGCTGATCTGTTTATAAAGCATATTTCCAGTGATTCCAGTGTCGTTACGATCCTTGTTGACTGCGATGTGGACGGTTTCACTTCCGCCGCCATCCTGTACAACTACATCCATGATATGGAGTTCAAGGGTACTGTACATACTTTATTCCATGATAAAAAGCAACACGGCCTTACGGATGATGACATTGTCGTACCGCAGGACACAACGCTTCTTGTCATTCCCGACGCAGGCAGTAATGACACTGAACAGTGCGCGGCTTTAAGTGAGCGCATGGACATTCTTATTCTCGATCACCACATTATCGAGCGCGAAAATCCTAACGCTGTTGTAGTAAACAGTCAGGATGGTGAATATCCAAACAAGGAACTTTCCGGTGCCGGTGTCGTATGGAAATTCTGTCAGGTCGTAGATGATATTCAATGGACCTCTTTCGCAAACAAGTACACAGACCTTGCAGCTGTAGGCAACATCGCAGATGTTATGGACATGCACTCTATGGAAACCAAACGTATTGCTCTAAAGGGGCTGTCTCAAATCGTAAATCCAGCTCTAAAGGATTATGTAAATTTCAACAGCTACTCTATCGGCAGTGATGAACCTACTTGCATTGACATTGCATTCTATGTCGTTCCTCTCATGAACGCGCTGATCCGTGTCGGCACGCAGGAGCAAAAAAAGCGACTGTTTGATGCTATGACGTACAGCACGGCAACTTATGAATACACTCCCACACGCGGCAAAAACAAGGGTGTTACGTCCGTGGAAAGCGAGGGCACACATTCTGCTCGTGAAGCAAATGGATGTAAGTATAACCAGAATAAGGAGAAGGAGTCCTGTATCTCCACCTTGCGCGATAAGATCAGCTTCTATAAATGGGATAATAATAAGATCCTGTTTGTAAACGGTGACGGCATCGTTGGTAAGGAGCTGACTGGTCTTGTGGCGGCGAATCTGGCCACTATGTACAATCGTCCGTGCGTACTTCTCCTGCATGATTCCAATGAAAAAGATATGTTCGGCGGATCTATGCGCAATGTTCACGGCGGCGGTATTGAGAACCTCAAAGCTTTTCTGGAATCAACAGAGTGTTTTGATTTTGTGCATGGGCATGAAAACGCTGCCGGTGTCCATATCCATAAGGATAAAGTGCCAGAAGCCATTGCCGTCAGCAATAAACTCCTTCATGATATCGATGTAAAAAAGTTCTATGTTGTGGATTTTACCCTCGACTATGAGCAACTTACAATCGGTCTCATGCGCGATATGTACGCTATGCGCCGTGTCTGGTGCCAGGGTATTGAGGAACCGTTATTCTATATCCGTTACATTCCGCTTCCGCACCCCTATTGTACCACGATGGGTAAGACTGGCGGTACATGGAAATTCACGGATCCCGACAGTTATATTGAGTGCGTGTGCTTCAAGGGTGGTAACCTGCTCGATTGGATCAGTAACGATTTCTATTCCAATGAGGTAAAGATAATCAATGCTGTTTGCAAGCTCGGCATGAACCAGTATGGTTCCCGCGTCACACCGCAGGTGATTGTCGAAGCATATGAGGTAGTGAAATGAACAGTTGGAAACGCGCTATCGCCATTGATTTTGATGGTACGCTTTGTCAGAGCCAATATCCAGATATCGGCGAGCCAAATTGGAGCATCATCTACCAAGCCATTCAAGAGCAAAAGCACGGTGCGGGACTGATTCTCTGGACTTGCCGGGAAGGTGAATTACTATCCGATGCAATCAAAGCCTGTGCCGAGTGGGGTTTACACTTTGATGCTGTTAATGACAGCCTGCCAGAGTGGAAAGAGCATTTTTGCTCCGATTGTCGTAAAATTGGTGCCGATGAATACTGGGACGATAAAGCAAAGTCGGTAAAAAATGGTTGCCTTGTTGATTGTGTTTATGACTGCGAAGTAATGAAGGGGATGGTGTCGAATGAGCAGTAGTTTGCATGTGCATTCAGCGTTCAGCTTATTAGACGGACTGTCTATGCCGGAAGAAAACCTCAAGCGTGCCAGCGAGCTTGGCTTAAAGGCGCTTGCTATCACAGAGCATGGCGAGGTAACCAGCTGGCCTTACTACTCTGAACTGCAAAGTAAATATCCAGATGTAAAACTTCTCTATGGTATCGAAGCTTACGAATGTGCCGATAGGGAAGTGAAGGATCCTAATAATAAATACTGGCATCTTATCCTTATCGCCCGCAACGAGCTTGGCCGTCAGGCTATCAACCGTTTATCTACACTTGGTCACTTGCACGGCTTTTATTCTAAGCCACGTATCACACTTACCGACATCGCTGCCGAGGACACGGATAATCTCATTGTATTGTCCGCTTGTCTTGCCAGTCACCTTTCCAGAGAGACAGATTATGATACATGCGTTGCGCTTGTCAATGAATACAAGTCTGTTTGTAAGCACTACTTTCTGGAAATTCAGGCACATGATAATGTAGACCAGGCCGAGTATAATCGTAAAATCATGCGTCTAGCCGCAGACACCAACACAAATGTTGTTGTTACTAACGATGTCCATTACGCTAGAAAAGAAGATAAGAAGTACCAAAGTCTTTTTCTTCGCATTGCGAATGATCGTGATACCGCTTCTGAAATCTACGATGGCTGCTATTTCATGTCTGATGCGGAGATGCACACCATTCTCGACCCTCAAATCGGAGAGGATGCTGCAACACAGTGTATTCTAAATACTGATATGGTAGCAGATCTCTGTGATTCCGTTACGATGCCATGGCATGAGCCGGAACTGCCTAAAATCAGCATCCCCGCTCCATACACATCATCTGCCGAATATCTTCGTGCTCTTGTAAAGCAAGGTTTTTCAAACCGAGGCTGTAACAAATTCAATGAAGACAAGCAGCGTATTTACAAACAGCGTGTAAAAGAGGAGTTAGATGTTATTGAAAAGAAAGACTTTTGTGATTACTTTCTTATTCTTGTCGATTATATTTCTTGGTGTCGTAAGAATGGTATCATTGTTGGTCCTGGACGCGGCTCTGCATGCGGCTCTTTGGTGTGCTATCTGATCGGCATTACAGAGCTTGACTCCATCAAATATGATCTGGATTTCGGTCGTTTCCTTACGATTGAGCGTAAAGACCTTCCTGATGTCGATGTTGATGTCAGTGACCGCGCTCCTGTTGTTGAATACCTAACGAATAAATACGGCGAGGATCGTGTGGTTCAGGTTATGAATATCGTTTTCACTACACCTGTTACAAGTATCCGCGATGCAGGCAAAATCCTCGGTTTCTCGTATGCTGAAATGCAAAAGGTAAGCAATACATTTGTTCAAAAAACATGGCAGGAATGCCTTGAAGCCAATAAAGAAATCGCTGAAAATCCGCGTTATGCTGAATTGCTTGAATATGCAGGTCATATCACAGGGCGACCTCGTGGATATGGTATCCATGCCGGTGGCGTTATCGTCTGCCGTCAGCCGTACTATGAATATATCGGTATCCGCCATGGACAAAACGGTGAGCATGTTATCTCTGTTGATAAAATCATGGACGAGCGAATCGGTCTTGTCAAGTTTGATATACTCGGCGTTGCATCCCTCGTCGCTATTGATGAAGCTATGCGTGAAGATAATATTCCTTCGTGGGAGATCAATATCAATAACCCGGAATTCGAGCATGACAAAGCGTCCTATGATTTGATTTGCAGCGGCAAGACGGACAGCATTTTTCAGATCGAATCCAGCGGCATGAAGGATCTGGTTGCACAGCTTCAGCCCAGAAGCATGGAAGAACTTAGCGCTCTGATTGCTTTGTATCGCCCAGACGCCATGCCTGCTATCCCAACTTATGTCGAGAATAAAAGGCACCCGGAAAAGGTCACTTACTTCCATCCGGACGCAAAGCAAATCTTTGAAAAGACCTACGGTGTGAATATTTACCAAGAGCAAAGCATGAAAATCACAAAGGTATTCGGCGGACGCAGCGATGCCGGTGCTGACAGAATGCGCAAATGCCTTGCTAAAAAGAAGCCGGAAAAGGTCAAAGAAGAAGTTGAACTGCTCCATAGTGAAATCTTATCGCATGGATACGATGAATCTACAGCGAACCTGATATGTGATGAATTGTCCACGAAAGGTGGATACGGATTCAACAAATCCCACTCTCAGGCATATTCTGTCATTCTTCTACAAACCGCTTACCTGAAAGCTCATCATCCTGTTGCCTTTTTTAAAGCCATGATGAATCTGAATAAGGATAAGGTCGGCAAAATCAATAAGATCATGACGGACGCCCGCCAGTTCGGCGTACAGGTATTGCCACCTAATATTAACCACTCCGGCAAAGACTTCACTGTTTCCAATGGCAAGATCCTGTTTGGCCTGTCCGCTATCGGCGGCATCGGTGACACACTCGCCAATGATATCATTCGTGACCGCAAGGAAAACGGAATCTATAAGAATTTCGAGAATTTTGTCGCAAGAATACACCCGACGAAGGCGCAAATTGTTGCACTTGTAAAATCCGGTGCTATTCCCTGTAAAGATAAGCGTAGATTCCTGATTCGTTATTTCATGAATACGGCAGAGGCATCTCAGTTTAAGCCGGTCACTACACTGCCTACTAAAGCCAGACTCCTAAGCGAGTATAATATCGACACGGAGAAGTATAAGGTCGGTAAAAAGACTGATAAGGAAGCCGTGCTTGCAGTCTATAATCAAAAGCGCCGCGAGCGTTTTGAATATGAACAGCTGCAGCGTAAGAATAAACTGCTCGCAGAGAACAGTGAAAAATATCTTTTCGATGAACCGTTCTGGGAATTTCAAACACTGCAGACCTTTATCAGTGATAAAAATCCTTTTAAAGAATCTTTTAAATACATAGTGGACTTCTCTGATATCGAAGACGGCGGAGATTGCGTGCTCATCGGCATCATCTCTAATGTACAGAAAAAGAAAACAAAAAAAGGTCAGCAATATGCTTTTGTAAATCTCTATTCCGGTGATGGCATTATTGAACTGATGGTATGGCCCAATGTTTACTCAAGAAACACAGAGCTTATCATCAAAGGCTCACAGGTTGCGGTCATCGGCAAAAAGGAAGATGAATCCCATGTTGTTGTCAATGATGTAAAATCCTATAAACAATGGTTATCTGATAGAAAAATTACGATATAAGGAGGATATAAATGGAAAAAGCAGACCTGCGCTGTAATATAAAACCGGCCTATGTCGTACAGCCACGCAATAAAACCTTTGGCCTTGAGCCGGGTACATGGTGTGTCTTCGCCGCCGAAATCACGGACGTGCTTGATGGCAATCCTATATTGCCGAATAATGGTCTGATTCGCGTTGTTGGCTGCGTTCCCAGTCTGGATCGCGACAAGGAGTACACACTCACCGCTTCGTATCTTAGAAATGTGTATGGTGAACAATACCAAATCATCGCAATGAACGAGCGCTGTGCCTTTGAAACAGAGGAAGATAAGCGTGCTTTTTTGCGGTGCGTCCTCACTGAGAAGCAGGTTGATAAGCTGTATGACAGTTTGGATGATCCGTTCGCTGCGGTGGCTGCGCACGATATGAAGAAACTTTGCTCTGTAAGCGGCATCCGTGAAACCACCGCCAAAAAGATTCTCGCCAAGTATGACGCTTCTGTTGATACAGGCCCCATTTATGTCAAGCTGATGAAGTTCGGCCTCACTAAGAATGCCATTGATCGCATTGCGGAAGGCTACGGCGGTGTATCCACATTACTTGCCAAGGTGGAGCGTAATCCTTATATCCTTATTGACGAAGCAGACGGCATCGGATGGAAAAAGGCAGACGCCATTGCATTGAATGCCGGATTTGGAAAGTTCTCTCGTCAGCGCATCAGCGCCTTTATCAAATATTATCTCAACCTCCGCGCCGATGGCGGTGATTCATGGGTAGAAGTTACCGATGTTGTCGATGCCGCAAAGCGCGAGATAGGTATTATGGAAGAGCAAAAAGCTATTTTCCGTGATGTCATTAACACACTCAATGAACACAAGATTGTATGGATCAGCGAGAATCGCCGCTTTGTTGCACTGGAACGTGTTCGCAAATTGGAAGAAAACATCGCCAGTGAACTCAAGCGTATCTATGACGGAAAAGTGCAAAAGCCCTATAAGGATATAGAGGCTGGCATTAAAGAGGCCGAGGAGGAGCTTGGCCTCGAATATACAGACGAGCAGAAGGATGCTATCCGCAAAATTATACAGTCAAATGTAAGTATCTTGACAGGCTTTGGCGGCACTGGTAAGACAACGGTTGTGGCTGGCGTTTTGAAGATCCTTGACGGTTACTCCTATGCTCAAACAGCACTTTCCGGCAGAGCTGCTGCCCGTATGTCAGAGGTCACTTCAAAAGACGGTTATACCATCCACCGTCTGCTCGGCTATAAGCCGGATGTCGGATTCACTCATAACAAGGATAACCCGCTTCATCAGCAAATTATTATTCTGGATGAGGTTTCCATGGTTGGTGCAGACCTTTTCTATCGCCTGATTCAGGCTATTGAAACCGGCCATCGTATCATTATGATCGGTGACGACGGCCAGCTTGAAAGCATCGGTATGTGTAATGTATTCAAAGACATGCTCAAATCCGGGTATATCACGGTGGCACGCCTAACTAAAATTCATCGTCAGGCCGCTAAATCTGCTATTATCACAGAGAGTATCAAAGTCAGAAATGCCATCCAGCTTACCACCTACAACTGGGTCGGTAACGAAGTCCGCGGCGAATTAAAAGACCTTGAGCTGGATATATATCGTGACGGCAAGGAATCCTTTGATCATATCATATCTCACTTTAAAAGCCTGTATGAAAACAACGGTCATGATTGCACAAACATTCAGGTTGTTCTCCCACAGCGGTATCGCGGCGGTATTGCTACGCTCCGTGTGAATACGGCAATCCAAGAGATCGTGAACCCGGCCAAAGGGCAGGAAGAAATCAAGATCAATTACACAAATTCCGGCAACAATGCCTTTTACACGCTTCGCGTCAATGACCTTGTTATTGTAAACAAAAATAATTACGATACCAAGACCGTAGACGGGTATGAGTGCCCTGTGTATAATGGCAATCGTGGCCGCATCAAGTCGATTGATACGCATGGCGACGGACGCATTGTTGTTGACTTTGAACAGTGGGGTGAGGTGGTTCTCCCGCGCTTTATTCGCTCCACCAATGTCTGGAATACCATTGAGCTTGCCTACGCGCTAACCTGTCATAAGCTGCAGGGATCCGAAGCTAAGTATGTCATTGTCGGCATCGACAATTCTGCGCATATCATGCTCACCCGTGAGTGGCTTTACACTGCCATTACTCGTGCCAAAAAGTATTGCGTCCTGTGCGCCGAAGCGGAAGCCCTCGATTATAGCATTAAGACCAGTAATGTACCTTTTAAGCAAACTTTCCTGAAAGGCTTCATCAAAAAATATTTTGAAGAACCCATCTGAACCACTTGATTTTCCGCGAGACCTTGGGTTATAATTAAAACATACCAAAATCAACATGGCATTTGCACAAGATACGCCCCCTCAACAAATGCCGTGTACTTTTATCCGCATATACATACCATAACCAACACAGAGGTGATGCTACTTTGAACGACTTTGAACTCGTAGAAAAGCTCCGCGACTATGCCAAACGCCTGCAAAAGGCAACCAAGAAAAAAGAAAAGAGCGACCTTTTATATCTCGCCGCCAAGGATGAAGATTTACAGCGCCTTCTTAAATTCTTACTGGACCCGCACGTTGTAACCGGCTTGTCCGATAAAAAGATACGTCAGTATTATCCATTTAATGGCAAAATTATCGAGCATTTTTCTGATGCCTGCGGTTATCTCCAACTGCATAATACAGGCAGGGGAGAGGATATCGCCGTTATCAATCATTACATAGATCGTTTTAATGCCGTTGATGCCGACTTCTTGCGACGTGTATTCACCAAGAATCTTCCCCTCGGTGTCGATGTCAAAACCGTCAATAAGGCTCTGGGCTTCACGCTTATTCCGGATTGGCAGGTTCAGCAAGCATACCTGATCGAAAAGTATCCTGTAAAACAGGGCGAATGGATCGCAATCAGCCAGAAGATGAATGGCTGCCACGCATCACTGTATCACGGTGATATGATTTCCCGTCAGGGAACAAAGTTCTCCGGTCTTGACCACATTATCAATGAAATCTACTCCGTTGTCGAAAACGCCGACAACTGGTTCTTTGATGGTGAGTTAATTCGCAAAAATACGGATGGCATTTCAGATAACGACAACTTCAAATTGGGCACTGGTATCGCAAACAGTAAGGATGCTGACAAGACCTGCCTTGAATATGTCATCTACGATATGATGCCCGCAGCTGAGTTCGATGCAGGCCAAAGCAAACTTAACTATCGTGAGCGTCTGTACCAGATGAATGCCTTGGACGATCTTATTCACACGAAAGGTTGTCAGCACATTCGCATCGTGCCGCGTCTATATAACGGTTTTGATCTTACCATGATTCCGAAAATGCTCGACTACGCCGTTGAGCGTGATTGGGAGGGGGTCATGTGCAATAAGAACGTCCCTTACCGCTGTACACGCCACAACGGCATTCTGAAGGTAAAGCGTTTCTATACGATGGATTTGCCCATTATCGCAGTCGAGGAAGGTGCGAACCGTCTGGCTGGTACGCTCGGTGCTCTCGTAGTCGATTATAAGGGCAATGAAGTCCGCATCGGCTCCGGTTTCGATGACGCCACGCGCCGTAAGGTATGGGCAAATCGGGATATGTATATCGGGCAGCTTGTTGAGTGTCAATATAAAGAAATTACATCCGATAAAAAGACTGGTAAGGAAAGTCTGCAGTTTCCCACCTTTAAACAGTTCCGTTTTGATAAGGATGAAGTGAGCTTTGACTGATTGGACTAAACTCAAGATTCCAACAAAGGAACATATCAATGTACAAATTTTGCACGGTGAAACGCATCAAATCTTACAGGTCATTACCTCTAAGGTGCGTGATGTCCGCCCGGACAAGACTCTGTATACTTTCAAACTCTATGATGTCAACTCGGACGGCACACTTACGCTCTTAGAGAAAAATGACGATGAGCCAAAATTTACGAAAGAGAGATACGAATGAAAGCACACATCTCCGATAAACAGCCCATGACGAAAGAACGTCTGCTCAAAATGATGGCGCAGGCCGTGCGCATCAATAAGGACTTATGGTTCGTCGAAGGCGAAAAAGTTCGCCTCAAAACCAAGCAGATTATCGAGCGCAAAGACTGGGCTACGAAAAATAAAAAGTACAAAGACTTTGTGACCAGCAATCACGACACAGTGTTTACCGTTCATTTTGAAGAAAAGTACGCAAAGGGTCATACCATTGCCTGTCTGAATGAGGACACAACCGACCCGAAGTGGCTCTTCTGGGTAGGCGATTTTGAAAGGGTAAAAGATGGAAAAGATACTTGACCATTACGGCAACGAAATCCACATCGGCGATTATGTTGTGTCAACATTTTCATCTGGGAAATATTGGTCTGGATTTACTTATGTTCATAAGGTGCTAGGGTTCGAATACAAGGAACATATTGAGGAATATCAAGTCGTAGTTGATTGTAGCTATCCGCTTGACAAGCGCGGTACAACAACTGCGTTTAGTGCAGATAAATGCCTTGTGACTACGCTGCACAATTACATTCAAAGTCAAAAAAGTGTCCTTCGTAGGATCCGTTACGAACGTGTTCATCCTGATGAAAATGATAATTACACATTGCCCACAGCAAGGGAAATGAACGGAATCTACGGAACGGCTGGTTGGCAGCGCCCGCACATACCAACAAGATACTATGATAAAAAATCAGGCAACTGGGTAGAAAATCATCCTCAGACACGCAAGCGCAAAGCTCGTAAAACAAACCGTTTCGTCATGGTAGAACCTTCTTCCGAAACCAAATTTCACTCTTGGTCCAACTTTAACTATAAGAACTATAAGTTCCCGGAGGTAGACAAATGAATGTAACTCTTATCGCCCACACACCCGATCCCGAAAAGGTAGTGGCCGCAGCTGCAAAGCTGTGTTATTCCAAAGCATCAATCACCGATCTGATGGATGGTTTGAGCGATGAAAAGGTAGCAGGTTTTCTTGACAAGCTCAGTGGTCTTGGTCACGCCAGTCCGACTGAACATGTCAGCTTCACTTTCGGCATCGAGGGCGTTTCCCGCTCTTTCCTCGCCCAGATGACCCGTCACCGCATTGCAAGTTTCAGTGTTCAGAGTCAGCGCTATGTCGATATGGGCGAAGCAGATATGGTCGTTCCGCCAGCCATTGCTCAGGACGGCGAAGCATCTGAAGCTTTCTCTCAGGCCATCAAGTCCGCCAAGTATGCCTATGACCATCTGCATCATGTTCTCGAGGACATTCATACCTATGAGCTGATGCTTGGCAATTCCAACATGACTGAGAAACAGGCTCGTGTAAAGGCTTCTAAGATGGCAAATGAGGACGCTCGTTTCGTCCTGCCGGAAGCGTGTCAGACCAGAATGATCGTCACGATGAACGCTCGTGAATTGAATAATTTCTTTAAACTGCGTTGCTGCAGTCGTGCCCAGTGGGAAATCCGCTATGTCGCCGATGAAATGCTAAAGCTTGTTTACCCCATTGCTCCGCATCTCTTCAAGGATGCTGGCCCCGGCTGCGTAGCAGGGAAGGGCTGTACAGAAGGTAGTATGACCTGCGGCCACATGGCTCAGGTTCAGGATAAATATAACAAAATCAAGGAGGCACTGGTATGAGTATTGACCAGAACGTTTCGCACCCGTCCCATTATGGCGGGAAGGATGATCCCTACGAGACCATCAAGGTAATTGATGCATGGGGACTGGATAAGAGTTTCTGCCTTGGGAATGTCATTAAGTACATTTCCCGCGCCGGAAAGAAGGATGGGAACTCCCTTTTGCAGGATCTCATGAAAGCCCAGTTTTATCTCAATTACGAGATTGAAAAACAACGTAGATACGATGCTTTTAAAAGCTTTATTTCGAAATGTTCCGATCTCGAGTGCCGAAAATGGCTGAAAGACGAAGAGATCGACGATGCGGCGAAATTTTTAGCGGATTGGCTTAACAAATACGCAGTTGACTCCGTTCTTGATGATGACGATTATGACGATGAAGAAGTTGATAACTGCGAATGCAAAGACCATAACGATTGCGATAACTCTGTAGAGTACGACGAGTGCCATACTTGCTCGCATTGTGATGATTGCGGTGTACATACGATCAGCGTCCCCGATGACGTTGGTGATGCAATCCATAAGGTTGCAGACTATTTCCTCGATTCCGAAGATGATTACGAGATCGGTATTACTGATGATGGCGCACTTGTAATTGCACCGTCTGATTATGACTGGGATAGTATGGAGGCTGACGATGAAAAATGTGACTAAGCGTGACGGATCTGTCGTTGCTTTTGACCGTCAGAAAATCGTTACCGCCATCGAGAAGGCAATGGACGACACCCCCGCCGGGGTAGATGAAGAACTGGCGGAGCAAATTGCCACGGCTATTCAGGACATGGACAAGGACGCTTCTGTCGAAGAGATTCAGGATATGGTGGAAGACAACCTCATGTCCAGTGACCGCAAGGATGTGGCTCGTTCTTATATTATCTACCGCGATGCGCACGCTCGCCGCCGTGACGCTACCGATGACCAGAAGCGCCGGTATGAAGAAATTCGTAATCTCGTCAATGGCAATGATGAGGAATCCAAAAAGGAAAATTCCAATAAAGATACTCGCATTGCACCAACTATGCGTGATTACGTGGCCGGTTTTACTTGCCGCGAATTGGCTACCGAGGTTGTTTTCCCAAAAGATTTATCTGATGCTCACAAAGCAGGTCTGATTCACATCCATGATACAGACTATTCCCCGGTAATGCCAATCTTTAACTGTGACTTAATCAACATAGAAGATATGCTTCAGAATGGTACGGTTATCAGCAAAACACTTATTGAAAAGCCCAAATCATTCCGCACAGCTTGTACTGTTATGACACAGATTATCACGCAGGTTGCATCGTGCCAGTATGGCGGCGATACAGTTTCTTTGGCGCACATTTCTCCGTTCATTGATGTAAGCCGCCAAAAGCTCCGTAAGGAAGTAGAAAACGAATGGAGGAGTATCGGTCTCTGCTTGTCCACAAAAGAAGTAAATGAAATTGCAGAGAAACGCCTTCGTGATGAGGTTAAAGATGGTGTTCAGACTATCCAGTATCAGCTTATTACCATGAGCACCACAAATGGCCAAGCCCCCTTCACTTCCATGTTTATGTATTTGGACGAGGTCCCTGACGGTCAGCCGCGCAAAGACTTGGCCATGCTCATCGAGGAAGTTCTCAAACAGCGCATCCAAGGCGTGAAGAATGAACAGGGTGTGTATATTACTACCGCATTCCCGAAGCTGCTTTATGTGTTGGATGAAGACAACATTCATGAGGATAGTACTTATTGGTATCTTACTAAGCTGGCAGCAGAGTGCAGTTCAAAGCGGCTTGTTCCGGATTACATTAGTGCAAAAATCATGCGCAAAGAGAAGGATGGCAATGTGTTCCCGTGCATGGGCTGCCGTTCGTTCCTTATGCCGTATTATGATAAAGATGGCAAGCCAAAATTCTATGGACGCTTAACTGATAAGGTTGGGGCGTCGTTAAACAACGTGAACGCAAGAAAAAGCGGTGTGGCGGCTTAAGAAGCTGCTGCTAACGGCAAACCCCTAAATGGGCAATGCCGTGCCAAGTTCCAAAAACAGTCACTCTAAAAGGAGTGATTAACATATTTAAAGAAAAACAAATCAACGGAATTACATATCGTCATTACCAAGATAAATATTGGGTTAGCAAAAATGGCGATGTTTACTCAGATTACATTCATCGTAATTTAAAACATAGTATCGATCATGACGGTTATCATCGTGTTGATATAAATAGTCGTCATAAAAAGGTACATCAAATGGTCTATGAGCGATGGGGTGATATGCCTATCGACAATTTACAAATAAACCATATTGATGACAATAAAGACCATAATAACATCGAAAATTTATATTGCGGTACACAAAAAGATAATACAGCAGATAGAATTTCAAATAAGCATAATACAGGAAACAGCAATTTAATTGTTGTAAGAGAAAAATCGTCAGATAAGGTGCTTGTATTCTTTCCTGCAAATAAATTTTTGGATTATGCTGGTCATCCTCAAGCAAATAATTGCATTAACCGCGCAATTACACGCGATTGGTTTAAAGAAAATTACGAGTTGATTGTTTTTGGAAAAGGTGTAACGACTATCCGTGATGAGTGTAGCGGGGGAGAATGGAGTTTATCGCCATTCGGAGCGCGTTGCACGGTTTCTTAACCGTGAAGAAATAGTCTGTGCGCATAGTAATATGCGTATGTCAATCAGGGTGTTGTCACCCTTAACCTTCCCGACATTGCACTGTCCAGTGGCGGCGATTTTGACAAGTTCTGGCAGATTTTTGACGAGCGCCTCGAGCTGTGTTACCGCGCACTGATGATTCGCCACAACTCCCTCAAAGGCGTAAAATCCGATGTAGCGCCCATTCTATGGCAGCATGGTGCTATTGCTCGGCTGAAGCCCGGCGAGACAATCGATAAATTACTCTATAACGATTATAGTTCCATCAGCCTTGGTTATGCCGGTCTGTATGAATGTATCAAGTACATGACAGGCGAGAGCCAGCTTGAAAAGAACGGCCATGACTTTGGTATTAAAGTCATGCAGCGTCTGAATAGCGCTTGTGAGGAATGGAAGCGGCAGACTCGTATTGGGTTTAGTCTTTACGGTAGCCCAATCGAATCGACCACTTTTAAATTCGCTAAGTGTTTGCAAAAGCGTTTTGGTGTTATCGAAGGTGTTACCGACAAAGATTATGTGACCAACAGCTATCATATTACTCCTGCACAGAAAATCGATGCTTTTACGAAACTGGATGTTGAAAGCGAATTCCAGCATTATAGCGCCGGTGGTGCGATCAGCTATATCGAATGCCCTAATATGACCAAGAATGTGGATGCGGTCTTGGAGATTGTTAAGCACATTTATGAAAATATCATGTACGCTGAGATCAATACCATGACCAGTTATTGCCACATTTGCGGCTGCACCGACATTAAAATGGGTGACGATCTCAAGTTTCACTGCCCGAATTGCGGCAATGATGATTTCAAAAAAATGAATATCGCACTCCGCATTTGTGGATATATTTCCACTAATCCTTTCAACGATGGTCGTGCTGCAGACATCCATGATCGCGTATTTCATGTGGGGGCTGAATAATGAACTACGCGAAAATCAAGCATTACTGCATACAGAATGGCCCCGGTTTGAGAACGGCGCTCTTCGTCCAAGGCTGTGACATACACTGTCCCGGGTGTTTCAACCAAGACACATGGTCATTCACAGGCGGAAAACCGTTTGATTCGAACGCACTCGTTGAGATCGTTAGTTCTCTTAATGAGCATGGTGACCATATTGCCGGGCTTTCCATTCTCGGCGGCGAGCCACTTTCCTGTATGGGCGACAATCGGGCTACTGTAACCGCTTTCTGCAAGTTCATAAAACGGGAGTTTCCTAGCAAGTCAACATGGCTCTGGACGGGCTATGAGTGGCCTAAAATCAAAGATCTTGAAGTAATGAATTATATCGACGTCTGCGTTGCAGGCCCCTTTGACGTCACAAAGCGTGACCTCAGCCTCAAATGGTGCGGTTCCAGCAATCAACAGGTCATTGATGTAAAGAAAACGAAGCAAACAGGGAAGGTTACCCTGTACGAAGATTAAAACAAGGGTGGCTAACCACCACCCTATATTTTGGAGAACTAAATGGACACACCAAACGATATTCTCGCCCGTGACTGGAGCGCAGATTTCATCAAAAAGATGCAGAACCGAATTCTTGTTTCCCACTACAAATACGGCTGGATAAAAAATACATATCCAGAACTGGCTCAGGCCGTCAAGGAGATTGAACCGCGTCTCAAAAAATATCTCGAAACCGGAAATACTGAGTGGCTGATCGACATTGCCAATTTCGCCATGATCGAGTTCATGCATCCGAGCGTCCCCGGCGCAGCTTTCCGCGGCACTGACAGCGATGAGTCTCCCGGTCTCACCAGCGGCATTAGCTATAAAGAACTAGAAGACAGCATGAAAGGCGGCTACTGATGAAGAAAACTATCATCGAGGAGTACGACTCCAACGGAAAGCTCATCAAGAAAACCACTATTGAGGAAGATACCGACAAATATAATGGCATCTATAACCCTAACAGTTCCATTACCTGGCAGCCTGGTGTCAAAGACCCACTTGCAGGCTATAAAGAATATCTTGATAAATCCATCATTTGCACGGCATCTGGTACCACCGAAGCCACTTTTAAAGGAGAATAAAAATGGAAGTTTTGAAAATCAAAAAGCTCCACCCCGATGCTCATGTTCCTACCCGCGCTCACGACACTGACGCCGGTATGGATCTGTACGCACTTCCTGTCGAGTACACCGACGAGGAAAAGAAAGCATACAAATCTGTTGTTGATCAGAATGTTACAGCTGCGAAATTCCTTGACCTTTTCGGCGGCACTGGCATTTTTGGCGACACGCTTCTCAGCGAAAAGCAAAAAGCCGCAATCGACATTGCTGGCAATTTAACCGACTCCGAATGGGATGATTATTTCAGATCTAAAATTACAATCATGCCTCATGAAACGAAGATGATTCCCACCGGTATTGCGATTGCAGTTCCCACTGGTTATATGGGTTGCATTTATGCGCGCAGCGGCCTGGCCTCCAAGAAGAGCCTTGCTCCCGCCAACTGCGTAGGTATTGTGGACTTCGACTATCGCGGCGAGGTTAAGGTGGCCTTGCATAACTATAGCGACAAGAATCAGATCATCGACGTCGGTGAGCGCATCGCCCAGCTCGTCATCCAGCCCATTTCTCTGTGTACGCCTGTGGAGGTAGAAGAACTTGATGAAACTGATCGCGGCGTTGGCGGCTTTGGTTCCTCCGGCCAAAAGTAAAAACGATGAATCATGGCCCTATAAGGTTGTAGAACTACAAAGCAGAGGTTACGGAGACAAGCCCATTGTCACCTGCGAATACTTTGAGGATAGTTACGAAAAAGCCTACCATACTATGTGCCAACACGCCAGCGATTCCTATCAAAATAGCTTATCTCGTATGTCTTTAGATTTTCGCCCAAGGTACACGGTAATGCCACAATACGCCATAGTCTCCGGCGGAAACCCGCCTTGGAAAGATATGTGGGTAATCATGAAAGAGGATAAATAATGCACAAACTGTATAATGTCACATACTGCCTGTATGAAGGCAAAGAATATGAAGATATTTTCAGCCGCCTTCTGTTCACAGAGGAAGAAATGCACGCAACCATCGATTCGTATACCTCGTTTCATAGCCTGTTCGATGCCGCCAAAGCTAAAAAATGCCCCGGTCTGTATTGCAGTAAGACTGTTTTTTCCCACCGTCCGTGCCTGTATTACTATGGTGGTCATTATGATAGCACCATAACAGAGAGAAATTTCGTAAACCCAACTTCTTTTGAGACTAAGTATTACGAGTGTTCGCCGCAGCATTTCGGCTACGATTTCTTTAAAGAAAACCTGTCCATGGATGATTTCATGACCTTCCTGCAGGAACGATACGGCGCGGCTCCAACACAAATCATGCAAACTATTTTATCGGAGAACTAATTGTGGAAAGCAAATCACCTAAAGTGGTCATTGACGACCTTATCAATACAATCGAGCGCGAGATTCGAAACAGCACATCAACACGTTACCGCACCGCCGAGGGTGACTATATCGATACTGATGTAGATTATGTCTATGATTGGTTCAAAGAATACAAAGATGTACTGCGCTTGCGGTATTGAAGGGATGTGTAAAAATGCAAGATGTCTATAATATTTCACGCGACGCAATGGGAAACCTGCTGAATCATTTGCGTCATCCTTCGTATGAAAATGCTGTATTGCGTGAGTCCATTATGCAGCGTTTGCATTCTGAAATTCAATCCACTTCTGATGGAAATTCCGAAACTGCACAGTTTAGCAATTTGGATCTCAGTTACATTAAGACAAATAAGTAAATTTTTAATTCTACGTGCGTAGTAGATCGCTTCGGAGACTTCCTTGCTGATAAGCGGGTATCCATAGGTGGAAATTACTTCGTTAAAGCGCATTTTTGGTGTGATAAATGTCGCGCCATGCGCTTTTGCGAACTTCTGAATCTCAGAAAACTCAAGTCCTGTGTTGGAAAATACGGCAGGAATTTGTTCCTGTGTATATCCCATCATTTCACGGACGATATAAAGCAAAACCGTGCTGTCTTTACCGCCGGAAAATGAAATATAGCAACCATCTACGCCATATTCATCGATCCATTGTTGGATTCTATGCTTTGTAGCGGCTATTTTGGCATCAAGCGGTAACGCTTGGAGCTGTTTGAGATCAGAAGATGTATGCCGGAAGCCATCATCGATGTTCATTGGCATAAATCCTCCATTAAATTAAAAATTCAAATCATGACTATGGAAAGACCCTCCCCCCGCAAGCGCAGAGAATTTCTCGGGAGGCGTCTTTAGCTCGGCCACAAATGAGACGCAGACGATTGCTTCTAGGCAAAGTAATGATGCCACCGCTCAACCATGGGCAGACTGGCGTAGGAGGTGTCTTTAGCGACGGCAAACATTTTGATGAGATGAATCCCGGACACGAGAAGAAATCTCTCTTTAATAAAGAAAAATGGTTGCCAGCCGCCAGAGACCTCCCGTACATGATTACAAACAGATGCTGCTCTGTCATGAAGAAGTCACCACTTCACATCTACGAACGCTCAACGCACCGGCATCCGATAATGGCTACCATGACAGACGAGAGCCGTATCCGCAAGCAAAGCTGGTTGAAGAACGGTTGTAATGCGTTCGATTCTAAAGACCCCAAGAGCCAGCCTATGGCATTCTGGACAGAGCAGGATGTGCTGGAATTCATTAAGAAGTACAACATCGAAATATGTTCTGTTTACGGTGATATCATAGGCGAGCCTGGGTCTCTGAGATGTACGCAATGTCAGAGGACTGGGTGCGTATACTGCGGATTTTCCGCACACAACAAAGGCGACACGCGCTTCTTGGAGCTTCAGCGCATTGCGCCGCGTCAGTTTGAGTATGCCTTCTCAGGTGGCCAGTGGGTAGACAATCCTGCCTACGATCCTACCGCCCCAAAGATGGATGGTGACTGGCAAAACTGGAACCCTAAGAAAATCTGGGTTCCATCAAAGGAAGGGCTTGGCTTAAAGTTCGTCATTGATGAATTTAACAAGCTCTATCCGAATAATCAAATACAATATTGAGGTTTATAAATGTCAAACAAAATCTATCAAGTCTGGGGAGCCGATGAGGAAGTCCCGAGTGTTACTTCAATCTACTACGTTTCTTCCAATTACGATTCTGCTATAGATTATGTAGTAAGCCTCATCGAAAAGCGCGAGGCAGAAAATTTCAAACGAGAAGTTGCCTTCCGTGAGCGAAAGAATGCAAAAATCAGACTTATGAATGAGCAGATTCGTGTACTGGATCAAATCTCCGACAACGAAGCCGTAAGACCGATTCTGGACAAACTTAGAGAGAAACGAGCAAAAGAGGTTGTTTACGCGAAAGTATTTGGTGAGTCTGCCCCTGTAGAGCATGACGTTGATTACTACAGTGCTCATTTCAAGCATTACTGCAACAAGCATCATTTATTGATTGCTGAATTCGAGCTTGACACTGGCATCAGAGCTTGCGCCGATGACTACATCGATGAAGTCCAAGGATATACGTATTAAATACTGATTTTATAGTGGTTCCAATTTGGAATCACAAATGGTGGCGTTCCAAGCGTCGGGTGGGGCAGGGGATTAGTGGTAAAATGAAAAACATATGTAAAAATTGTAAATGGCATATGCCATACAACCATCGCTGCGGTTACATTGGCAATTCCAATTTCACCCAAGTTGTTGACAATATAGCCAACTGCCGCGATTTCAAGGAAAAGACAACCATTAGCGAAACCATCGGAGAACCTGCTCTGCTGGAACAACTGGCCGAGGAATGCTCCAAGCTATCTCAGGCAGCCTTAAAACTGACCCGCAAACTCCGTGGCGAAAACCCAACCCCAAAAACTTTCGATGAATGCGAAAAGAATCTACAGGAGGCAATGGCCGATCTGCTGCTCTGTGTCGATGAATATACAGACCACATCGCAAGCGATTTTTACGTCGGTATTATCATGCTCAAAGAACAGAAGCGCCAACGCTGGAAGGTTCGGCTTTCGGAGGCAGCGGATGAAAAATAATTCAGAAAAGCATAACCTTTATAAGGCTGCTAATCTTATTGCCACACATTGTGCCAGGCAAATCTATTGTTTCGATTGTCCGTTTCAAATAAACGGCAGTCAATGCCTTTTAAATAAGCGCCCTAAAGATTGGCCCATCTTTAATGAACCACAATGGTCAGCCACAGATATCACTCTTGCCAAAGCGTTGCACATGATGGGCTATACACAGATTGTCCGTGGCACAAAGCATAATGGTGAACAAATCGTGCAAGTACAACGAATGGTGCCGGGCATACTTGAAATCCAAAACCTGCCACCCGATTCATTCCTCAGCGCAGAAGAAGGCGTTTATTATGATTTGGAACGTATTCAATAAAGATTAGGAGATAATATGACAACTACTGAAAAATTGCAGCTCATCGACCTGCTGCAAAAATACCAGCATGACCTGCTTGCTTCCGATAAAAAGAACGCTGAGCTGCGTAACCAAATTAAGCTTTCCAATAGTTGGGATGAAAAGGATATGTTGTACAAGCGCATCAGGCCAAACTGCAGCGGACTGTATGAGCACGCACGCATTATCCTATCAAGACTTCAGCGCGAAGCAACCAAAGAGATCGAATGGAGTAGAGGATGAATAAAAGTATAACAAACCTCCTGTGCCAAATTTCCGCCACATGGTTAATTGATGACATCCGAGACATTAAGACATGCGAGACAAAGACCGACGACTACTCTCAACGCCGCATCGGCATGACGGTTGATCCTGTTGTACTCGGCATCGGCGGTAACGCCGTGTTTCAATATCGTTATGACGATGAATCTGAGGACCGTGATATCTATACGGCATCGTGCATGTTCACCACGAATGTCGATGAAATCCATGTTTCATTAGACGAAGAAAATAAGTGCGTTGTGCTGTCGATTTTTACGCAGAACACTATCTACATATTGCACGCTGATATCGACATTTCCGGTACGAATGTGGCCGTTATTGACGATATTATTCAGAAGATCAATGAAGAACTGAAGGAAAAAAATGATTAAAATGGATACAAATTGCCTGAAACAGGCATACGCACTCATCGGGTGTGTAAAAGATAAGTACGATGATGATAGCATTAAAGAAGCCCTTGGCTTTGCACAAGATTATATCATCGATGCGGTTAGTTGCTCTATTATGAAAGAATTCAAGGACTACAGCCCATTCGACGAAGGCGATATGAGCGTTAAGGTTGGTGATTGATTATGAATGACACTTCTAATGCAGAACATTCAGGACACTGGGGTTACTGGCATACATCTGACGAGCCTGTATACTACGATTCTGTTGACGCGCACGAACTCGATATACAGCGTATGGCGGACGAACGTGTAAATACGCGCCTTGCAACCACAGATTTGCCACACAGAGAAGGGAAATAAATGGATGTAAAGGTTCCAATCTGGGAAAAAACAAATCTCACGCTGGAAGAAGCGTCAGCCTATTCCGGTATCGGTGTCAATAAACTACGCGAGATATCTAACGAGAATAGTTGTCCGTTCGTTTTATGGGTTGGGAGCAAACGACTCATTAAGCGTAGACAATTAGACAGATACCTCGACCAAGCATTCTCCATTTAAAAATTAAAGAATAGTACATAGGGAAACTGCCCTGATATGGTATAATCAGTATGCTATATCAAGGCTCTTTTCCACATTCTTTAAAAATGGAAGGAGTCAATTATGGAAAAACGTAAAGATAATAAAGGAAGGATCCTTAAAACAGGGGAGGACCAGAGAAAGGACGGGATTTATCAGTACAGATACACAAATTGCCGAGGGAAAAGAAAATGTGTTTATTCTGCTACCCTACAAGAACTTCGCCAAAAAGAGAAGGAAATTCAGAAGCAACTTGACGCTGGAATTGACTATGAAGCAGGACAGATCACGGTCATTGAACTGCTAGAAAAGTACATCGGCTTGAAGAATGGCGCTCGTTATAACACTCAGGTCGGCTATCAATTTGTTCTGAACCTTGTCAAGAAAGAAGATTTCGGCTACCGCAAAATCGGCACTATCAAAGTATCGGACGCGAAGCAGTGGTTTACAAAGCTGCAAAAGGATGGCAGAGGTTTTAGCACGATCAGCAGTGTGCGGGGTGTTATCAAGCCTGCATTTCAGATGGCGTGTGATGAGGATGCCGTCAGAAAGAATCCATTCATCTTCAAGTTGACAGATGTGGTGGTTAATGATACGGTGTCGAGAGTTGCACTCACTAAGGAACACTTGGGAATCTGGATGAATTTCATTGAGAAGGACCGCACCTATTGCAAATACTACGACGAATTTGTGGTACTTTTAGAAACTGGTATGAGAGTCAGCGAGTTCTGCGGTCTGACACGGAAAGATCTCGATTTTAAGAATCGTAGAATTCGTGTAGATCACCAGTTGATTCGTGAGCGTGGTGGAAGATATTATGTTGAGGAAACCAAGACAAGTAGTGGCCGCCGCTTCCTGCCGATGAACGAAACGGTGTATGACTCTTTGAAAAAAATGCTGGAGCATCGCCCTACGGTTGAGATTGAGCCTATAGTAGACGGTTACAGTGACTTCATCATGCTGGACAAAAACGGAAATCCTAAAATCGCATTACACATCGAAAATGAAATGCGCTGGGCAATGAAAAAGTATAAAAAGCTTCATCCGGACAGCCCTCTGCCGCACATCACCCCGCATGTGTTCCGGCACACCTTTTGTACGAACTATGCAAATGATGGTATGGACATTAAGAGCCTTCAGTACCTGATGGGCCACTCGGACGCGGGTGTGACATTGAATGTTTACACCCACGCAAGTTACGCACACGCTGCGGAGCAGATGGTGGAAATTTTACAATCCCGCCATTCCATTAAGTGA